TTGACTTGGGGGTCAAAGTGTGCCATACTAAAAGCATAAAAGACAAACAACCAATGTTCCAACTCAACACCGACTACTCGACCGCTGCCTGCGAGGTCACCCTCAACCCCTTCACCGGCACCGCCAAAGTGTGGTACTGGAGCGGAGGCCCCTACACCTACAAGCGTGTCTCCCGCCGTGCAATCGCCAAGGCCATCGTCACCGACGTGGTGACCGGAGGTCTGCCCTCGGTGGGCGGCTGGATCCACACCAACCTGCACAAGCGCTGAGGGTGCGGACTGGTACATTCGTACCAGCGCCCCGGGCCTTGTGCCAGTTGAGAAAGTGTCACAAGGGGGCTTGCGTTTGGCCCTGAACCGTGCAATACTATCATCATGGACAAAGAAAAACCCATGACACTTACCGAAAAGATGGCTCAAGAGAGTCAAGAACTGCTTTTGGAAGCAGTGGATTGGTATATTCAACATCTTTACAAAACTCAACCGAAGGAATCGCAGTTCAAGAGGACTCGTCTCACTGTCATTTCAGAATCTCTTGAGATTTCTTGAGTCGTTGCCGAAGGCACCCTAGGTCAGAGTAGAACATGCGTACTACCGCCCCGGGCCCTGTAACGAATTGTGACAGGGCCTTGACTTTCGGGGCCAGGTGCGCCATACTATGAACATGAACAAAGAAACCCTCTCCCTCGAAACCCTCGCCCTGCTCGACGAGCTGGAGGCTGACCTCGGCTGCGACCTGGACGTGCTAGACTTCAACCCTGACGAGGACCTTGACGAGGTGGCCTGAGGCCCACCCCCACCCAACCCACTACACACTGAAACAAATGTACTGCACCTACGAAGACTCCGTCCTGGCTGCTGCTGACGAGAACGGCAACCTGTCCCTGAAGGACGCCATTCGCCTGTTCGCTGACCACAGCGAGAGGTTTGACGGCATCTACGAAGACAACCGAGGCATCAGCTGGGTGGCCCTGGATGAGCGCAACGCTGAGGCCCTTCTTGCTTGGCTGGGGTATTGAGGCCACAGTGGTACACCCGTACCACAGGCCCGGGTCTTGTGTGAAGAAAAGTGACAACCCCTTGACTGGGGCTGCCCCTGTGTGCCATACTACCAGTATGAACAAAGCAATCCTCACTGCCCTCGCTGGGCTCGCCCTCGGTGGCGTGGCCCTCGCCACCCCTGTGCCCCACCCTGTGGTGGCCCCTCACGAACAGACCGTGCTCGTGCCTGGACTGGAATCACTGGGAGAATCCCGCATCTCCACTGTGCGCCATTGTGCTGCCATCACACACACTGACTGGCAGAAACTCATCACTGACAGGGACTACGAGAACATGGAATCCTGCCTGATTGAACACACCTGAGTATCACAATGAACTACTACCAACCTGTCATCGCTGTGCTGGCCGTGCCCGAGAACAGAATCAAATGTGCAAATCAATTTGCCAATCAACATCAACACATTGATCCACAAATGTACTCACTCGCAGTACGACGAATGATGGATTTCACTCCACTGTGTGACACATCGGAATCGCACTACTGATTGACAATCAAACCAGTACATCCGTACTGGTGCCCCGGGTTTTGGGCCGGCCCCCCCCCAATGGGTCCCTTTCACCGTCGCCCGGGATTTTACCGTCGTGGCCGCGTGAGGCCGGATATAGGGGTGAGAGTGCAAGTCAAAATCCCCCCACCCCACCGTAAACCACTTTACACCCCCGCCCCTCACCCTATACTCCCCTGAGACCGCCCCAACCGCATGGACACATCAACCAACATCTCCCAGCAACTTAAAGATGACTATCTTGCCTACAGCATGGCTGTCATTGTGGGCCGAGCAATTCCGTCCCTCACTGACGGCCTGAAACCAGCTCAGCGCCGTGTCCTCACCGCAATGAAATGGCTAGGGCTGAAACCCGAGGGTCCCTTTATGAAGAGTGCCCGTGTCGAAGGGGAGACCATGGGCAAGCTGCACCCTCACGGTGGGGCATATGGCGTCATGGTCACATTGGCAGCCCCGTGGAATAATAACCTTCCTTTAATCTCTGGGCAGGGCAACTGGGGGTCGTCGGTCGATGGTGCCGCTGCGAGCAGGTACACGGAATGCAAACTGTCCCCATTTGCCTGGGAGTGTCTCCTTGCCGATTCCGATACGTGGGTTACCACAGAGAATTACGATGGGTCCCTGCAGGAGCCCGTGGAGCTAAACGTAAAAGTGCCTACCGTTTTGTTAAACGGGCAGGATGGCATTGGAGTTGGTTTCGCCACAAAGATCCCCCCACACTCGCTTCGCGACATCTGCGACGCAATCACAAAAGGGTCCCCTTTAGTTCCATCATTCCCTACCGGCTGTGACATTATTCGAGATGACGGACTTGATGCCTACACTAACACTGGCATTGGGGGCCTCCGCCTCCGTGCTCGCTGTGAGACTGTTGAAACGGGCACAGGTCGTAAGGCAAAGACAACGCTTACGTTCACAAACCTCCCCGCAAGCACAAACCCGGAGAAAGTCGGGGAGCAAATTGCGGCGGCGCTAGAAAAAGGGTCCCTTACCGGAATCACCAATGTCATTGACGAGTCTGATCTCACCGGAGACCGTATCGCGGTTACTCTTAAGTCTGGCACCGATATCCAACTGGCCATCCGCCAACTCTACCACTACACTGACCTGGACACTAAGTATTCGGCGCGGTTGCTGGTTGTGGACGGGGTCAAACCAGTCGAACTCTCTCCAAGTGAGCTTCTTGCGCGTTGGCAGACATGGCGACTGGATCGGTTGGGTGCGAAGTTCCAATCCGAACTAGACGGTGCAGAACACCGTTTGGAAATCGTTCGTGGTTACCTCAAAGCAATCGACAAGATTGATGCTGTTATTAAAATTATTCGAAACGCAGCTTCACCAAAAGAAGCCCTGATTGAACTCGTCTCCAACAAAACACTCAAATTCACTGCGGATCAGGCCCGTGCGATCCTGGAAATGAGACTCCGGGCATTAACCAACCTCGACTCTGAGGAACTAGCAACCGAAGAGGGTACCCTTAAAGAGCGAATTACAGAGCTTGACACCCTAATCAAGGACGAAAAGGCACGCAAAGGGTATATGATCAAGGAAATCAAGGAGATTGGGGTACGGCATGGCGAGAAACGCCGCAGCGAACTGATTGATCCACCCGAAGGCCTTGTCGTGGAGAAAGGATCCTCACGGCCTGCGGCGCCGGCAAGACCGCGATTCATAAAAATTGACATCAAGCGGGGCGTGGCCGAACAAGCGAAAGGACCACGAGGAGCCATCATATTGGAAAAGACTGATAAACTTATCACACTTACAGAAGATGGCACGCTCAAAAAACTTCCCCCTAACTACAAGGGTCCTCTTGGCATGGGACTCTCTCCTGTGTTACTTGCAAAGAAAGAAACTGATGTGGCAGAACGCAAATACCTCGCAGTCTTCACACTCGGGGACCAGCTCAAAGCGATGATGGTTGCTGGGAGTGACTTGTGTAAGGTTACTTCAAAAGGAAAACGCGTCATCCCTGAAGAAGCGCAACTTCTGTACTTTGGCGAAGGTTCCTATGTGGTTCCCTGGGCCTCCACTCGCAAGAAAAAAGTGGAACTGTTCCCTGTGAGCACCAAACAAGGTCGCCCTGGCGCTCGCGGCATCAAAGTAGCCACCATCACCGAACTCACCCTGTGAGCAAGGTTCGGTAAACCGCCCATTTACCTGGGCGGTGCCCTTCCTACAATACAAGCAACCGAAAGGAAAACACTCCTAACTAAACCATGGCAACTTCTAACGTCTACACCAAGGCTCCCTACGTCATCCTCCCCGGAGGTAACGCCCTCAAGGGAGTCACTGGTGTTCAGGATTCGATCAACGTTGTTCAGTCAATGCTGGAAGGCGGCGTCATTGACAAATACGAGTCCCCCTCCAACATCGTCAAAACTCGCCAAGAAACATTCACTCGCAACGTTGAGTTTCTGAACAATGTCGTCGGTGCCAAAACCTACGAAGGTTTCGTTGACTCTGCCCTCATCAAGGACTATATCACCTACGCCCGCACCACCTACAAGGCCGAGAGCTTCGTGCTCCCTGCCGACGTGTACGGTGCTCCGATGACCTACAACTCGCAGACTGGCGGGTTCCAGCTGCTGCAGGCACCTACCGTCGTGACCCCTGTGGCTCCCACCGTGGTTGCTCCGGCCGTGCCAACCTACACGGTAACCCTGCTCGATCCTTCCGTCACGGCCACCGAAGGCCAAGACCTGGTGATGCGCTTCAAGCTCGACACCAAGAATCACAACGGGGTCTCCTTCCGCCCGAGTTTCACCAACCTGGGCAACCAGTTTGTCCAAGCCGACGTGGTCGGCGCTGAGACTCGTTCCAACTACATCTTCCCCGACGTTCGCTTCACTGCTGGCTCCGACTACGCTGAGATTCGCCTGCAAACTGTCGACGACACGATGAAGGAAACGGACGAAGCCGTCCGTCTTGAGGGTGGGGCCTCTCTGAGCAGCGCCTACAAGCTGAACTTCGTCGGTGCTTCCACCGTCACCCTGCAGGACAACGACTGGGCTGCCACCAGCGTGACCAACGTCACCATCAACGGCAACAACAACAACGTCAACGTGCTGAACAACTTCGGCACGATCACGGTGGACAACCGCACCTACGTTGACATTGCTGGCGATAACAACAGCAACGTTCTGGCCGGCACTGACCGTGACGACTGGATCAAGGGGCTCTTCGGCGACGACACCCTCAGTGGTGGCGCTGGCAGCGACGTTCTCACTGGCAACCAGGGCAACGACACCCTGAGCGGTGGCACTGGCACTGACACTCTTTGGGGTGGCTTCGGTGACGACATCCTCATCGGCAACCAAGACGATGACATTCTGTATGGCAACGACGGTGCTGACGTGCTCTGGGGCGGTTTCGGCAACGACATGCTCATTAACAACACTGGCAACGACATCGTTTATGGCAACGCAGGCGCCGACTCCTTTGTTCTCTGCGCTGGCCAGGACACCTTCAAAGACTTCAACCTCGGCGAGGGTGATAAGATTCTGGTCTTCGCAGATCCGAAGTACACCATTGGCCAGAATGCTCAGGGCTATGTCGAAATCAACCGTGGCGACAACAAGACCACCCTGGAAGGCGTGACCTTCGCTGGCTTCGACGCTTCCCGCGCCATCCAGTTCATGGGTTGATCCCACCCGGCGGGGTAAAACCACCTGAGGCTTTACCTCGCCACCGGCGTCCCTATAATGCCCCCAGTGGAGCAATACCTGTGGAAATTTTCTACCCTGTCGAACGGCTTCTGGCCAACCCTCGCATTTTCTTTGCGATTGCAAACGCTCTCGAAGGACCCGACGGAGAGACACTCAAAAATGCTTTCTACGAGCTGATTGAACACGGATTTGGAGAATACGAAGATCCGGAAGAAATCGAATTCACTGCGGACGAAATCTGCTTCTCCATGGATCACTCCGACGGCACGGTTCAAATGACCCTCAACACCGGCCTCGCTTCCATTCTCAAGCCCATCGACGGCGAGCTTCGCGCTCAAATCACCAATGACCACGAGATGGCCGCAGCAAGTGCCATCTACGACCGCATCGTCAAGTCCATCGTTGAGGCCAACCCTGACTTTGACGGGAACATCGCTCTTGTTTCCCCGCCGACACCTGGCAACAGCTACCTTCGTTCCGAAGACGGCGAACGTTTTGAAGGTGCGTTTCACCTTCTCTCTGACCCCGAGCGTCAATACGCCTTCAACGTAGACATCATCGACGTTCAAGCTGACATCCTCCGCGCAACCTACAAGCCAATCTACTGATGACTGCTGACAACATAGTTCTCGCAACCAACAGCATGCGGTCCTCAGTGTCTTCGCTGAGGAAAAAACTCTCGGACCTCAAAGTCTCTGTCGAAAAGTTTGACGCAGACCTGTCCAAGCTCGATTCAAAGTTTGACAACGTTCTCACCCAGGTCGAAATCTATAAGTCCAAACTTGAACGCGAGATGGGTCGTGAAGTGCGTCGACTCGAACATGAGTTGGCGCTTTTGCGTAAGGAGATGCCCGAGAGTGTGACAACTGACGTCTCACCGAGCGAACTCAAGATTGCCTCAACTGTGGCTATCCTTGATAGCATCCTCCGCCTCATCTCCGGCACGGCCACAGACATTCGCCTCATCTCAGAGGCATTCCTGTTTCCTGCCGTGATTGAGCGGGTGGTTTTCGGAGATCAAGAAGCCTATTTCCTGACAGAAGTGCCTCCCTCTGCGGCCCTCGTGATTGCTCGCGGTCGCGAATACGTCGACTGGATGCGGACTCAGTATGAGACTCACTTGACAGACCCCGACACCTGGGCTGATGCTGTCGATTACATGCGTGAGTGGTGGGCCAACGACGCCTTGCCTCTGCTCTACGGAGCTCGCGACGAACAGTGGGACATTGATGCCCCCTTCTCCCTCCCGGAGATGCTTCTTTGGCGTGACTCTCCCGGAGATCGCCCGCTGAACTTCTCCACAATTTTTGAAGCCTACGAAATTTACCGTAAACACAAGGATGCCGTCTATGATTCTACAGGACTTCGCGAGTTTGAGCTCAAGCAATTCCTCAACAAAGGATAGGCGTCAGCACTCTCGCCCACTCAATCCGGTCGATCACCTCATTTCCAAAGTTGGTATTGGCATGGTGGACACCGTTGAGCGTTATTACCAGAAATACTGTGAGAAACCCAACGATGCCAATGCCCGAGCCTACTGCCTGTGGCGTCTGCGCCTCCACCGTCGCCTGAAAAATGACAAGGCACTCCTTGAGTCAATCAATGAGGCTCGCAATCTCGGGCTTCACGATGAGAGACCGGGCAAACTCTGCTGGGATTGCGAGTTCTAGGGTAAAAGCAGAGTAACTTCTTCAAGTCTCCAGGTGCCATGATACCTCGTACAGCGAAAGTGGCAGCGTATGTTCAGAGTACCTTCACCAACCCTCAATACCTAGACTACGGCAACGTTATTCTCAACGGTTACGTTACCACGGCAAACGCCGTCTCCACTGCAGGAGCCTCTGGCGGTCTCGACACTCTCTCAATCACAACTGCCGGGACCAACTACGCGAACGGCACTTATACCAACGTCTACCTCAGTTCGATCACGGGTAGCTTCGGATTTGCCACAGTGACCGTGGCTGGTGGTGCTGTGACTGGCGTCGCCATTACTTCTGCCGGAGAGAACTTCACCGTCGGTGATACCATCAAACTGAGCAACATCACTCGCGCCTCCGCTGGCACCACCGCAGTCCTGACCGTGGGCGCCGTGGACACTCGCATCGTGCAACCCGTCTTCAAAGGCTGGACCACGAACTTTTCCAGTTACTACACCGAGATTCCCCCGGTTGCCGCCCCTTACGCCAACACCTACCCTGGCATGGACGCTGGCGGTTTCGAGTACGTCGTTCACTCGTACAAGCCCCCGACCGGCACCATTTCCTCGATCGGCTTCACTGGGCCGATGGGCTCGGGCTACACTGATGGCATTTACACTGGGGTTGCCACAACCACAGGAGCTTTTGGCTCTGGCGCTACTCTCAACATCGTAGTCGCTGGCGGCCAGGTTCAAACTGCCTTCCTCAACAACGTTGGTGCCGGATACCCTGTGGGAACGACCCTGGGCGTCGCTGGCGGGGCAATTGGCCCTGGCACCGGTTTCTCCGTGGTTGTCACTTCAATCAGCACCACGAGCCTCGGCGGTGAGCCCTTCTGGTCACAGCGCCCCGTGAACGCTCAAGCCCAGGTCAACTCCCTCTTTCCGCTCCCCGGCGTGGGCGGCTGGATCTACCCGGTCGGAGACAGCGCCGTTCCGCCGCCGATCGGCACCCTCTAAGGTTTACTCGGGGCAAACCACCCCTATAATACAAACATGAAAAACACATCGTCTATGCGAAAAACCTCGCTCGGATACCCAGTCCTGGATGAAGAGATTCATTCCAGGATTTTTGGTGTAGAAACGCCCGCGCCCATGTCGCGCCTGGCCAAGCAAAAGGCTGAGAACTTGCTGAAGGAGTTTGGGGTGGCGACTCCGGTTGACTACCCTGACCACCTCTACGACGGCCCTCTTCCTCTTCCTGAACTCAAAGCTCCCGCCCTGCGTGAGCACTTTGAGACCATCGCAAAGGAACAAGTCGGCCAGTACAAGGGGTGGGCCGATGACTTTGCAAAAGCAAAACTCCCAGAGTTGCCCCCGACAACCGAACTTGTCTTTGAAAGCGGCTGGCGCCGTTATGAAAAAGTGCGAGGAAAGTGGAAAGTCACCAAGGTTCCGTACCCACTTGAAGACGCTTTCACATTTGACACCGAGACCTTTGTGCACGGTGGTGCGTTTCCCATCATCGGCACCGCACTCTCTGCCAAAGCAGTTTATGTCTGGCTCGCTGCCGAACTTGTCGATCCGTCCCTCCCTGAGGACGAGTGGGACCAGTACGACCTGATCCCTGTTGGCGAGAACCGTTTCATTGCCGGTCACAACATTTCCTATGATCGCGTGCGTGCCCGCGAAGGGTACTCCCTTGACCGTGTCAAACCAGAAAACTTTTACTTTGACACTCTGTCCGCACACATTGGCGTGAGTGGCTTGGCTTCGGGCCAGCGTTGGCTCTATGTTCTCGCTGGCAAAGATCCCGAGGATTTGACGGATGAGGAAAAGCGCAAGTTGCGTTATGCACCCAAGTGGCTGGACGAAGGTTCCACCAACTCCCTGGTTGCCACGTACAACTTTCACGTTTATGAGGTGCGCAAGTACTTCGGTGACGACGTACAACCCCTTGGCGCCGGAGACAAAGCCGTTCGTGACATCTTCGTCAAGGCTACGCACCTGAGTCAGATTCGGCAGATGCTGACGCAGGCTGTTGACTACGCTGTCAAAGATGCTTTCTACACTGCTGAGCTCTTCCAGGCAATCTGGCCGAAGTATCTCGATGCCACTCCCAGCCTGGTTGCCCTCTGTGGGCATTACCACCTGAATGGATCCATCGTTCCCCTCGTACCCGACTGGGAAGACTGGATCAAGGGTGTAGAGCGAGTGTTCGATGAGCACAATGCCGAAATGACGAAGCTATGCCAGGACCTTGTCTGGCAATACTACGAAGAATGGCGTGATCGCTACTTCGCAGAACCCGGCATGGCCGAGTCTTGGATTGCCAAGGATCCCTGGCTGTCTCAACTTGACTGGGAAGTGAAGTCGGAGAAAGGCAAATACGCACATGTTCCGAATTGGGTGCGTCCGTTCGTCAAAGACCCCGACACTCACATCGGAGTCAAAAGCAACTTGTCCCACCTCCTTCTCAAACTGCAGTGGGAAAACACGCCGATGATCCTGACAAAGGACATGGGCTGGTGTTTTCACAACGAAGACGGTGCTCTGACAAAGATCCCTCACCCGAAAGGAAACGGGGATAACGTTGGCGGTGTCCTTTCCAAAGACTTCGTCGATGACATGAAGGTGGGCCGTCTAAACAGCGACCTGCCCGAAGCAAAGCGTGCGCTTGAGATTGCAAACGCAGTGTCCTACTGGACTTCGGTCCGGAAACGAGTTATGGACCGTATCTTTCTTCCAGCAGCCAATCCCCACGGCGCTGACGCCCTGGTCACCCTTCCCGAAATCCTTTGCCACGGCACCGTCACTCGACGCACCGTGGAGAGCCTCATGGTGACAATGTGCTCCACCAAAAACTGGAGGATCGGGACAGAACTAAAGTCTCGAGTCCAAGCTCCTGACGGGTGGAAGATTGTCGGCGCTGACTTTGACGGTCAGGAGATGCAGATTGCCTCAATCTATTCCGACAAATGGGAAGGTGGTCACGTCGGTTGCTCACCGTTTGGATACAATGTGCTGAGTGGAAGCAAGGAGGCGGGCACGGACCCGCACTCCGCGCTCGCGAAGCTCGCGGGCGTAGATCGCGACACTGCCAAGATTGCCGGCTTTGCTGTGCTTTATGGCGCTGGTGTTCGCGCTGTGCAAACCTACATTCGTCGAAAGTATCCAGAGAAGTCTCCAGCAGAAGTCAAAAACTTTGCGTATCGCATTCTTGAAGGAAAGAAAGGCAAACAGCGCAACGGTCTCTATGAAGGAGGGAGCGACAGCGGTTGCTTCAACTTTATGGAAGAGATTGCGATGCGGTCGCGTGTCCCAACGCTTCCGTGCCTTGGAACCAAGATCTCAACCGCAATGCGTCCCGCTGCTGTCGGCGACGATTTCAAAACCGGTCGCGTCAATTGGACCATTCAGTCTTCGGGTGCCGAGATCCTGAGTATCATGCTCACCGCCGTGCACTGGTTGGCTGCTGAGTATCGAATCCCCTGTCGATTCGTGCTCAGTATTCACGACGAGATCTGGTTCATGACTCCCGAGCGATATGCAGAGCAATTTGCTGTGCTTTTTCAGATCGCTCACATGTACACCTGGTCCCTTTTCCACTCGGCGCTGGAGATCCCTGACCTTCCGCTTTCCCGAGCCTATTTCTCCTCTGTCGCTATCGACACTCGCCTTCGCAAATCACCGACTGAAAAGACGGTGACCCTTTCCAATCCTGGGGGAGAGAAGGAAGAGCCCGGTGTGGAATACTCAATGATGGAACTTTCCGAAATCGGTGCCATCGACAAACTCAAAGTTCGCTTCAACGCAATCCAAAAAGGAATGATCTGATGAAAAAACAAAAGAAATCCCGTGTCGAGTCTGTCGGTGTGCTCCTTTTCAAGGGCGTCATCGACACCTACTACCTCACGGTCCCCTACGACAAAAAGAATCGTGTGATTCCTTCCTCGGTTGAGTGTGCCTATAACTCTCGCTACTTTGACCTGGACCAGACAGTCAACATGCTCAGATCACTATGACACTCCCCCTTCCACTGGACCCTGATTTTCGCAAAGCGGCAGTTGGGTTCTGGTTGGATGATGTTGAAGACCGAATCCAGCTCAATCGCGTCGATGATGCAGAAAAAAGCTGGCAAGAAGCCAACTTGATTTACCTTTCACTTCCCGCAGGCTGCGGCGATATGTCTCTCGAAGACCAAATTGCTGCAATGCGGGTAAAACTTGATAACATCTCACAGAAACTATGAGAACTATTTCCAATGACGGTGAACCCGCAGCACCTGTGACCAAGAAAACTCCCCAGTCTAAACTTCAAACGTTTTCCACCACCATTTCCGATGGTCGTGAGATCGTGATCCGCGAAATGACAGGTCGTGACCTCATCTACATGGAGAAAGACCTGAGCAAGTCAGGCGATGTGGAGAAGGGCATGAAAATCATCGAGCGTCTGATTGTGGGCGATGACAAAATCACCTACGACGAGATTCTCGACCTGGGCGTTCGTGACTTCAAAAAACTCAGCGATTTAGTTGGTGAAGCCAGCGGCGCTGACGAAAACGACCCAAACTAACAGCCGAGGACTTAGAAGACTTCTCCTACCTGGTTACTGTCGACGATCTTACTTTCCATCTGAGAGAAATACGACCAAAAGATTTCTATTTTGCGCAAATTGTTCGTCAAAAGGAAGGCAGTGGGATTGAGATACTAAGTAGACTTCTACTTAATGATGAAGTCCTCGATGAAGCAACATTCCACCAAACAAAAAACGTTTTCAATTGGGCATCAAAACACCTACTTGAAAACAATGTGTTCTCAGTTGAAAATTGGCTTGAAGTTTCCTATCACCTGTGTAAGCAACGGTGGGACTCTTCAATTGACTGGTTGGAACTGCAACCAATTAGCAAAATTCACACTATGCTCGACATCATTAAAAAACACGGGGAAGACGTCGAAAGAGAACAGAAAAAAGCCGCAAGGAGACGAAAATGATTCGGTTTCGCGTTGCAGGCGACGGACTGCAGAGAATGAATCTGCGGTGGTGGACTCCTACTCAAAGAGAGTGGGTTCCACTTCTAATAGACGACAACTACCGATATCAAAAACGACAACAAGACCCAACCTATGGGCAAAAATGGGCGTCATTGGCACCCAGCACAGCAAAATGGAAGGCCAAGCACTTTCCCGGCGAACCAATTCTGCGCCGCACGGGGGCTATGCTTGACGGCTCTTACATTTTTACTCGTGGCCGCGATCAATTTCTCGTTCGCACCACACGCTACGGTGCTTTCAACCAGTTTGGTACGAGCAAAATGTCCGCCCGCCCCTGGATGGGAGTTCCCGATGACTCTCTCAAACAAATTGTTCCAATTTCCTGGAAAAACATTCTTCGACAATACTAATCATGGTAGCACGTAAACGCACACGTCCCTCTGCTCCGGCACCCGTTGAGGAAACTCCCGCAGTGACTGAAGAAGTTGCTGTGGAAACCCCCGTGGCTGAGGAAACTCCAGCTGAAGAAGCTCCCGCCGAAGTGGTGGTGGCTGAAGCTGACAACAAGGGGCCGGTGATCGGCGACCTCAAGCAAGAGGAACCCGCAAGCACCCTCAAAGAAGCCCAGTCCGCCGAAAGCATTCACGATCAAATCCGAAACAAACTGGCCAACCGCAAAACTGAGGAAGATCTCTTCAATCCCGGCGTCTCCCAGGCGGTCGACAAGTCCAAAATGGAACAAGTCGCTAAACAGCAAGGATTTGAACTCACCCGTGGTCGTGAGATTGGCGCCCGTCTTATTGCCCGCGCAAAATCTGGTTATCGCCCATGACCGTTTCAGTACCTTTCCAACAACAATTTACGTGGCGAAAGCTCGGTTATCTTTTCTTTACCGACTCGCTCGACTATCGGCAGGTACTGGAACAAAACCCCCAGTGGAATGTAACGCAGTTGCCTCCCATTGGGGCTCAAATTCGTATTCGCGAAACATCATCAAGCACCGGGGGCCTTGTCCAAGGAAGTTTCCTGTTTGGACAGCCCATCGATGACACTAAGTTTGAAATCTATCCCTTCGACAGCGTTGAAGATTACGTGAAGTCTCTGGTGAAATACAGTCCCAGTGCCGTGCAGCAACGCGACAAGGTCAATGGCTACTCCCTGGACAGCGAAATCACAACAGTTGGCGGGTAAAACTTATTTACGGAAACCCGTCGTCTGAGCAGCTCTGCGGAGACCACGTAGGAGTCATCCTGGCCTACACTGCTCTGCGAAAAAGCAGGACCACATATGTGTAAACATGGCCACTTTTTCTTTGGGCACTTCGGGGATTACTCCCGGAGCTCCCGGCGTTTATATCAATGAGCGTGCCGGTCTTGCCGGTGCTCCCCAACTTGCCAGCTTTAGCACCGTCTACATGCTGGTAGAGACCGAGGAGAACGTTCCCACCACAATCTTCCCTTTCAACACTCCCGTTGCCGTTTCTTCACTGAACGACTACCGAGTGCTGAATGGTGGTCAGATTCCAACCTCACGCATTCCTTCGCTGAGCTACAGCTGCGTTGAAGAGTTTTTCAACAACGCACAAGTAGGCGATTTGCGGGTTGTTCGCGTTGGAACCCCGAATCAGATTGTTGAGATCGAGTTTTTTCCCTCGGGTAGCAAAACTAACACAAGTTCCCTGCCGTCTGCCCTGATGGCTGGTAACGTTGTTTACGTGCAAATGGTCATCAATGGTCTCCGTCTGACCAGCGGTGTGCAGGACGACTTCAACCTGGAGTATCCTGGTTTTACTGCCAATGACGAGTACCTGGGTGTGCCCGTTCGCATCCCCGTCAACTATGTTGCCGGTGACGAAGTCAATAACCGCAAGATTGCCGCCGCTATTTCGAGCGCCGTGGCAGCTGCCATCGAGTCCAACCCTGCCGTTCGCGCTGCTGTCTATGTGCGCGATTTCGGTCTGGTGAACGACCTCGATCCCCTCTCCAACTCGCAGAATTCCTACATCACCATTGCCAACACGACCTTTGACGGCAACGTGTCGGTGGTGACTCAGGTGTTCCCTGTTGGTGCCAATTTCGTGTTCATGCAGAACACCTACGATGTCAACAACATTGTGGGTGGACAGAGTGCAATCGTTCGCGTTCCCCAGGACTACACTCAGTGCATCACCACTGCGTTTGAAGGTCAGCAAGACCAGGGCTACCTGATCACCCCGACCGCCTATGCTCAGTTCGATTCCACTGGCCGTGCCTATGTGGGTCAAATCGCTGCTCTGCACTGCGAAAGCAACAGCTACAAGTGGATGGCCCTGGCTGATCCTGGTCCTTACCTGATCACCGACGTCAACAAGTACTCCGAGTTCCAGCCTCACCAGGCTGCTGCTGACCTGATCACAGGCATGAAGTACCTGATTGACAACGCCATCTATCAGTGGACCGGTGCTGACCGCACCTACGACCGTCTGGCTTATCAGGCGATCGTCTCCGGTCAAAGCCCTCAAGCCGCTGTGACCGAGTCCGCCAACACCGTTGGCTCCGATGTTCAAGTGGGTCTGCTGGATTCCGGATCCTACGATCTGGTTACTATCGGTGCCTCCGTTAATGGTGTGTTCCAGATCACCAGCTCCAACTTCTGGCCGGTGAACCTGCCGATCCAGAAAGTGGTGCTGTCTGGTGCTGATGCCGTGACCAATCCCCTGCATCCTTACAACGGGACAGAGGTTTACGTCATTGCTCCTCCTTATACTCCTGAGGTGGACGCCACTGGTTCATATCCTTTGAACTTTGTCTACCTGGCAACCACATCTCAGGACGCCACTGCTGTCTACAACTTTGTTGTTGCTGCTGGCGGCACTCTGGCTGCTTCGACCTCTCCGGTAAGCGGCTCCATTACTGCAGCTGGCACCGGCGACTCCTTCAGCGTTGCTTATGCTGACTCGTTCTGGAACTTCCCTGTCACCATCAACGGTCAGACTTCCAACCTGATTCAGAACATCACCAACGCCACCGTTGGTGTGAACACCCTGCACCTGCCTGGCACTCTGCAGGAACCCACCGAAACCTATCGTCTTGGTTTCGTGAGCCGCACCATTCTCAACCCCAACACCAATCCGGGTGGCGTGAGCCCTGCCGGTAGCACTGGTGGCGTTGCCACTCTGAGCAGCCTTCAAGGTGGTGCTGGATACGTTGCCGGTACCTACCTTGCCGTACCCCTCGTGGGTCTGCATGGCACAGGCGCCACTGCTGACATCACCGTGAGCCCTGCTGGCGTTGTGACCTCCGTGGTCCTGGTGGCAGCTGGCTCCGCATACTATGTCGGCGACGTGCTGACTGCTGCGAATGCCAACCTTGGTGGTTCCGGCAGTGGTTTTGCCATCACCGTGGCTTCGGTCGTGGGTGGCAGCACCAACAAGTACACTGGTGCTCTGCAGTTCAACGTGGTGAGTCACGGTTTGGTGAGTGGGCAAAAGCTCTACTTCACTCAGCCCATCATCGTCAACAACACGAACGTAATCAAGGCTACAACGCCAAACGCTACCAACCCTTACTGGGTGACCGTTGTTGACAGTGACACCTTCGTGGTTTCCAACTCCCTGTCGAACTACACGACTCAAAGTTTCGTGAAGTACGTCAATGGCTACTACGAGCCCCTGCCGACTGTCATGTACACCGACATCCTCGTCGGCGGTACAACTGACATCACTCTGCAGGATGTGGGTCAGTTCCCCGTGATTCGCGGACGCAAATACGCTTTCGACTCCAGCAACGTCTTCAACCAGGCTTCGCGCTCGAGTGCCGCCCCTGCTGTTTCGGCTGCCAACATCGTTCCCGATCAGTCCATTTACTTCAACACCAGCGCCGTGGTTCTGGGCAGCGGTCTGATCTCGCCCTATGGAGAGACATATGACACCGCTGGCTGGCTGCCGAAGCTGGAACTGCCGAACCCGACCACGAACCCCACTCCTACAATCGCCAACGCCTACTGCGTTCCGACTGTGGATCAGGAGTTCCAAGCCGAAGCCTTCATGGTTCCTGCTCTGGGCACTATTTATGGTGGCGACTATGATCCGACCGGCACTGGCACCGAGGGTCCTCTGACCCTGGCCAACATCTCCGCCGCAATCACCACTCCTGGTGCTGGATACACTGCCGGTACATACCAGAACGTGGAACTGACTGGTGGCGTGGGCCGTGGCGCTCAAGCGACCATCGTGGTGGCTGGTGGCGCGGTGACAACCGTGACCGTGACTCAAGCCGGTTGGGGCTACGCCGTGGGCGATGTGCTCACCGTTCCCGCCTATCAGGTGGGTGGGTCTGGCACGAACTTCGCCCTGACTCTGACAGCGACAGAGCTGAATCTTGTCGCTTCCTCAGGTGAAGTCACCACAGGTGCTCCTGCCGGTAGCTACGCTCAAGCTGCAGGTATTGGTGCAGGCAACACTGGAAACTCGGTTCAAGCTGCTCTTGAGTCCGGTGCCATTACTGGTCTGACCTTCGAGATCGTTTCCAACGCAGGTTTCGCTCCCGACGGCACTACTGCTGTTGTCATCGGAGACACAATCACCGCTGTCTACAACGGCAACACCTACAGCTGGCAAGTGACTCCCGCCGTCGCTGCCGGTGGCGACATCACCACCGCTGGCCGCGTTCAGTACAACTCTCAGATTGAAATGACCTTCAGTGCTGAGGAAGTTGTTCCTGCTGTGCTGTGGCGCTTCGATGCCATCACTTCCACCGAAATCATTGACAATGCCCTCCGTGGCGTTGGCAACGGTGGTGAGCCTGAGGCTGTGTTTGTGGATGCTGGTGTTGACAACGTCAACCGCCTGCTGGATGACTCGCAGCGTTATGCCAACCCGTTCGGCTTCATTGCCTACTACGGTCCGTACATCCAAAACGGTGCTGGCAAGTGGATTCCCCCGTCGCCCTATGTGACCGGTGTGGCCGTCCGCCGCTACCGCTCCGAGGGCTACCAGTTCCCGCCCGCTGGCGTGAAGTATCAGCTGAACGATGCCATCGCCACTCAGATTCCGATCAATTCGGCTCAGCAGAATCTGCTCAACCCGAAAGGATGCAACGCAATCCGCACCCTGCCTGGTTATCCGCAGACTGCCGTGTTCATCTGGGGTGGTCGCACCCGTCTGCCCAACCCGAACGACGCTCAACAGGCGCTGTACAAGTTCGTCAACACTCGCGTTATTCTCAACGTGGTGTATGGCTCGCTCCGTCGCGCTTTCGACAGCCAGATCTTCAACGTGATCGATGGTTTCGGTATCGTGTTCAACCAGATCATTCTGGTGGGCAACGCTATCCTGAACCAGCTGTACGTGAAGGGTGCTCTGTTCGGTGCGACTCCGGACCAAGCCTTCCAGGTGATCTGCGATTCTCGCATCAACCCGCCTGCTGACTTGGAGAACGGCATCGTGAACGCCAAGGTGTTCGTGACCCCGGTCCCGACACTGGAGCGCATCCAGATCGACCTCATCCGTGTTGCCATCGGCAATATGCAGAATGAGCTGGATCTGCAAGGACTCGGACAGGATAATTCGTTCTGATGAGTATAGGGAGTCACATTTTGTACCGGGATCTAAATCTACGCATCCCAGACTCCCTTCTTTTTCAGCTTGAGCAACAGGCCGAGGATCAGGGTGTCTCACTCGAGGCACTCTGTATTTCTCGGCTCTCAGGCGAAAACAACGAAGGAAGTCTTGTTGATCCAAACTTTTATCAATCAATGCATCTCGATGTTCTTCGCAAAGAGATTCGCAAAGTCATTGAGAGTGACCTTCCCACCGACGAGGTGAAGAAAAGAGTCAATGCTCTCGAATTTCAAATTTCCCGCAGGTATATCCGATGAGCAATCCCACGATGCTTTCTGCGTCAATTCGTGGCATCCGGTATCCTCTTACCGTTGAGAATGGCAATCTAGCAGTCAGCACTGACTACGACTTGATTTCGCAGCAGATTCGTAGCGTTCTCGAAACGCGCTACTACGAGCGTGTCATGATCGCTGACTACGGCATCGGTGACTATGTTCTGGAGATTCTAGATCCTGGACTCATCAACTCTTCCATTCAGAGCGCCATTCTCCAAAACGTTGACGGTCTCACTGCACTTTCTGTGCTCGGGGACTGGAAGACTGCCGGAGACGACGGTTTATACACGGTTTCTATTCAATACGAGGTGGCAGGAGTGCCTCAACCGCCTCTCAACTTCACCCTGGCGAACTAACCGGGTAAAACTAATCAACTAGGCCACTGCACGAGACTTTGGATGGCGCAGCGATTCAAGACAGCACCAGTCCCATCAGGAGAAGTCGCAAGGTACACGAGCGACCCATATAATCTATCGTCAATCTACATGTTCGGTAGTTCCTCTCCCTTCACGGGGCAGGGGAACACGATCGTTCGCCCGAACGACGATCTTCTGATTCAGAAGGGTGGCAACCGCGCCCTGGTGGTGTATCAGCGTCTGCTCTATGACGAGCAAGTGCAGGGATGCTTCCGCAAGTTGCTCCAAGAAGTGACTTCGCGTCCCTGGTATGTTCAGCAATATTCGGATAAACCTGGAGACATGGCAGTCCGGGACTTTGTGGCCGAAGTTCTGGAAGAGATGCCTCTGGATGACATCTATGTGGGAATGGCCGAGGCGATGATCACTGGTTTCTCTGTTGGAGAAATCATGTGGAAGAAGACCAAGCGCGGTGTGATTCCTTTTGACGTTCGCATGCGCGATCAGCGCCGTTTCGTTTTCCAGGAAGAGCAAGATGCCAGCACTGGCTTTACAATGCGTTGCCTCACTTTCAACCGCATGTTTGAAGGTGTTGAGCTCCCACAGCGGAAGTTTATCGTCTCTCGCTACTGGGTTTCGCACAACGGCGACCCATACGGTTCTTCTCTCGGCCGCATTCTTTATCCTCTCGTCAAGTTTCGGCGCCGTGCCATCGAGTCTTACGTGCTCTACGGCGACCGTTACGCGACGCCGACAGCTGTTGCTAAAGCCCCTCTCAGTGCGAGCACGAGAGAGTTGGATACGCTCTACGGCCATCTTTCCAATCTCTCGCAAGAAACGGCAATGATTCTGCCGGAAGGATACGAGCTTGAGTTCGTTGTCCCCTCCGGTTCTCCCGAAGTTTTCAAAAATCTGATTGACTATATCGACAAAGAAATCTCTCTGGTTATCTGTGGAGAGAACGAAGCTGGGCAGGCTGAAGCAGGCTCCCGCGCTTCCTCTCAAGTGGCAAACACGGTGCGTGTGGTGCGAGCAAGCGAGCTCTCCGAAATGCTTTCGCACACACTCTCACAAACCTTGGTTCGTTGGATCGTCGATCTGAACTTTGGCACTGACGTTGCCTCACCCTCTCTGACTCGCGAGTTTCGCATCGAGGAATCTGCCATCACGGTTCCCGACCTTTCCCTGCTCATTCAGTCTGGATACACTCCTCGCAAAGAATGGATCGAGCGTCACTTCCGCGTGGAGCTGGAAGAGAAGTCTCCCGGCGAAAGTGGTGGCGCAGAGGAAGAGGCACAATTTGATCCGCAAAAAGATCAGAATCTTTTTGAAAACATTTTTGGCCCTGAGGGAGAGGGGCAAGGTCCCACCCCCCAAGGAGAGCAAGCCGCTGCTGGTGAGCTTGAGAAAGCAGCAAACGAAATGAACATGCCCGCTGGCGCTGCTCCCGAAGAATCCCAAGCTGACGCAATAGGGGACCCTTCTGTTGACGACCTATTGGCAAGCACTGAGGAAGGCAGCACCGGTGCTCCGACTGAGCTGGACGATGAGCTTGACTTCCTTTGGGACAATGAGCCCGAAGAGAGCATTTCTGATGATGAAGAGAAACCGTTCGGCGACCAAATAATCACGGAGGACGAAGCAGTTGAGATGGATAGAAAGTAGGGTAAAAAACCAAGTATGGGTCACTAACTAAACACGGTGTTTACAAAAAGAATACACGTCTTCAAAGCAGGTGATCAGACCTCGGCCCAAGGGGTCCAACGGAAGTTTTCTCCGAAGGACCTCGAACAAGTGGTGCGGACATACGATCCTGCGATCCATGAAGCACCTCTCGTCATCGGCCATGCGGGAGATAACGACAGTCTTCCTGCCTACGGTTGGATCCAAGGATTCAGCCGTGAAGGGGATAACTTGTATGCAGACGTCGCTTTTACTGACACTGCAAAGAATCTGGTGAAAGATGGGCATTACCGCAAGGTTTCCATCTCATTCTATTCTCCAGACTCAGCAATCAATCCCCACAAAGGCAAGTGGAGTGCCCGACACCTTGCTCTGCTGGGGGCCTCTCCCCCGGCGGTGAAAGGACTTGAGCCATTCACCTTCGCGGAAACGGAAGGAGTCTACGATTTTGCCGTGGCCTTGTCGCCCTCGGACATTTTCGATGAGGAACTTGGACCGACACTCATTGTTGAGAAGAGTCCCCTCGAAATGTTGCAAGAAAAACTCGCTGCCGTCCGTGAGGACGTCTCCAGCGCAGTCAAAGACTTGCAAACCAGTTCGCAGGCTCAGCCTGTGCAACAACTTGAGGAAGTGACTGGATCCTCGGTAACTACAGAGCCAGAAACCGCACAAATGGCTAATCCAGAAACCGACTACTCTGAAAAACAAAAATACGTGGGTCGCGAAGGAACTGAAATCACTCAGCAAACGGCTGACCTCGAAGATCAATTTCCGGAAGAGGAATTTATGGAACAAGGAAAAATCAGCCGGAAGCACGCTAAAGGTGCCCACGGCCAAGTCATGCAAGTCGTAGAGAACGTCTACGAGGAAGCTCACAAAGAATCTACCGACGAACGCAAAGCCGCTGCCGACCGTGCCTTCGAAGCCAAGCGCATGAAGAAGGAAGGAAAGCCTGCGGAGGCCAAAGAGGTCAAGCGTTTCGGTAAGGAAGAGGACGAACTCATCAAAGAAGCCAAGCATGGTGAGATGCCTCCCGCCCTCAAAAAGCGTGCTGCTCAAGTGAAAGCCCAAGGCCACTTTGCCGAGGATCACGCCGAGCTCGAGTACGATGAGGACCCCACTGGTCGTTACGAGACTGCCCGTTCGACTGACAACGGCTATGTCGATCGCATGAAGGTTGGCAAGTCTGGTCCCGACGGCAACGTGGGCCGCATGAAGACTGCCCGGTCCAGTGAGCAGGATCGCGACCGTATGCACACCGCTGAAAACGGTGAGCAAGACTCTGACCGTATGCACACTGCCGAAGCTGGTCCCGATGGAGATGGTTTCTCCCGCTGGGCTGGTCAGGAAGATGGCTACGATCAAGTCAGCAACATGGACCAGTATGACGCTGGTTTTGACGATTACCCGGAAGGCAATAAGCCGAAGCTGTCTTCGGGAACCGACCCTTACGGTCGTGACGAGACTGAGACCAAGATTCCGACCGAGTCGGAAGAGATGCCCGATGACACCGTGTTTGCTGTTGGCATGACCAACGTTATGAGCGACAAGAACATGCGTGTTCTTCGTCAGAAGTCTTCGGATGCTCGTGCCAAGTCCGTGGGCACCCACGACTATCTCTACGGTGAGCCTCAAGCCGATGAAATGACTGGCGAAAAAGGTGTGACAACCGCTCGCAAGGGCATGACAGCCAGCAAGACCGTTGAGCACGCTGAGTACGAGACTGACGACGCTGACAGCGGCGCCAGCCTGGACACTCTGCGCCACGAAATCGGCGACGGCAAGAAAGCCAAGAATCGTCTCCTGACCCCTGGTGCTCAGGACTCCCTCGAGGATCCTGCTGCCATTGTTGGACCTTCTGGTGCTTATGCTGAGCGTTCGATGAAGACGCTGCGTGCCACCGACGGCGACGGTATTCCCGTCAAAGGTGCCGAGCATGCTGAAATCCCTGAGGGCGAGTACAAGTCCTACAAGGGCGAGAAGAAGTCCTCCAACAAGCAGCTGGTCCCCGGCGCTATGGATCGCATTGACGAGGCCGATCAAACCGTGGGCCCTGACGGTGCCTATGGTGAAGCCTCTCTCCAACAGCTCCGTAATGACATCGGCGATGGCAAGCCCTCCAAGGCCCGTCAGCTCAAGCCCGGTGCCATGGACGACCTGGACAGCCCTGCTGAGGTTTCCAAGCGTTCCGGCGGCGTGTATGCTGAGGAGCACGGCGAGAAGAAGGATCCCTACACCAAGACCGGCTTCGGCTCCACCTACGATGAAGGTGAAGGTGATGACGGTGTGGATGAAGGTGAAGAGGACTACAACGAGCTGAGCGTTGACCACTGCGGTATGGACTACGGCATGGGTTCGATGGGTCAGGCTCGTGCCGTAGGTTTCCCTGCCATGAGCATGGCTGAGAAGATGCAAGCTGAGCTTGAGAAACTCAAGTCTGAGCATGCTGAGCTCCAGAAAATGTACATGGAGGAGAAGATCAAGGCTCGCAAGGACAAGATGCACAGCTTCGTTGAAGCTCTGTATGAAGAGGGTCGCCTGACTGACGGCATCATGCCTCAGGGCGAACTGCTTTCCTATTGCGAAGGCCTTGAGTTCGGCACCATGGAGTTCTCAGAGGGTGAGACTGCTGCCACCAAACTGCTCGGCCTGCTGGCCAAGCTGCCCCCGATGGTTTCCTTCGGTGAAGTGGCCGGTGGTACTTTCCAGTACGCTGAAGAGGACCTCGATCCTCACGCTCGTGCTCTGAAAATGGTTGAAGAGTCCGAAGGTGCTATCGACTACGTTGAAGCACTGAAGAAGACCATGTTCTCCTGATGAGTTATGGATCTCCTCTCGTTTGTTAGCTTAGCCACCAAGCGCAGGGGAGACTACATCTCTCAAGCAAAAGATCTTGTCAAGAAGTACAAGGATGCTGGCAATCTTGAACAGAGAATGGCAGCAGAGTCTGTGGCTCTTGTCAAAGGATATCGAGACAAGCTAATGAGGTGGGAAGAGTTCGAAAGAACAATTTTGGACAAAACTCTCACCTCAGCACTTGCCTCGGTTATTTTCGGAGTCGGACCGGATAAATCCGATCAAAAAATTGAAAAGGCATGGCCCATCATTGTTGGCGACATGCTTCCTCCCCTCACAAAGTTCTTGGCAGAGATCAAGGAATATGTCGATAACGGCACCCTTCGTCTTGGTGACCAGACTCTCGATTTTGCTGACTACGACCTTCTCGGGGCTGTTCCCGGTGCGGTTGATTTGACAACGGACGAGATTGACGGTATCAATCCCGAAAACGAAGGTACAAACGAAGCGTCTCAGGGAAGGGCACAAGGAAAAACTTGGCCCTCACTCGCGGACAGAGTTGCACGATACCTTTCCACCCCGGTCTTCGCTTTCTTCAGTCTTGGGCAGTACATGGTAGCTCAGGATCTGGGCTACAAGGAAATGCGCAGGGTTGCACGAGGCGATAAGAAGACTTGTGTTGACTGCAAAAACTACGGAGAAATGGGGTGGACTCCTATCGGCGAACTTCCAATGCCAGGCAAAGGTTGTCGGTGCTACGATCGATGCCGTTGTAGCATTGAATACCGGTAGGGTAAAAACAGGCATACTGACTGGGTTCCAAAACAAGTCCCAGAGTAACCAAAACGAACTTGAAGTCCTCTATCTGAGATACAAAATGACGATTAACACTGGACCTATCTACGGAAAGCAGTACATCCGTTACGCTGAGACCTGGGAAGCTCCCAGCAATAACCAAGCTGGAGCCCTCGATGTCGTTGATGTTGGCGAACTCCGTTGCGTGAGCTACGCCACCTGGGCTGGCCCCAACTACGCTGCTGCTGGTGACGCTTTCAGCCCCGCTGTGGCTCAATCCACCATCGTCGGTGTGAACCAGGCCTATGTGCCCACCGCTCTGGCTTCCCCTGCCGCGCCCCGTCAAATGACCGTGGCTACCTCCGGTCTGCTGCTGATCGAGCAAGACACTGCTGCTCCTTTCACCAACGCCAACCTGAACGCTCCCCTGGCCATCAACGCCCTGGGTCAAGCCCGTCTTGGCGGCACCGCCGCGACCCTGGATGGCACCACTCCCCGCATCCGTGAGATCGTGACCATCGGTGGTCGCAACCTCGTTCTCGTCAGCTTCGCCTGATAACTAGCACAGGCTGGGCATCCGCAAGGTGTAAGTCCCAGCCCTGGTTGCAACCATTTGAAGACATTTTTTAATTACGGAGACTCCCTCCCATGATGAACCTCCAGCAAACCTATGCTGGTGTAGACCCGATTCTGACTACACTGGCACAAGGTTTCATGCTTCCGGCGACCAATATCGCCAACTTTATTGCCCCCGTTGTTGACACCCCGACTCGTGCTGGCCGCATTCTGCGCTTCGGCAAAGAGCAGTTCGCCATCAACGACTTCCGTCGCGCTTACGGCACGAACATTCCTTACGTTCAAAGCCGTTACGACTCGGAGCCCTATGCTCTCGAGCAAGAAGTCGTGGCTTGGGAACTTCCCGAAGAAGTCATCGAGAACGCCGGTGAAGGTCCTGCTCAGGTTGACCTGCGTGCGATCGAAACTCGCAACGCGATGTCCCGCCTGATGAACGCCTATGAGTACTCCGTGTCTCAGGCCGTCACCGTGGTTCCTGGCTACAACCCTTACGAAGATAACACCCCGGCTCCTGGCTCGCAGACCGGTCTGGGCTTCCTGACCTGGAGCGACTACGCCACCGCTTACGGCACTGCCGCCGGTGACTATGCTTGGTCCTCCGGTGGTTCGAACCCGATCGAAGACGTTCTGACTCTGAAGCGTTCGGTTGCCAACCAGATCGGCATTCGCCCGAACTCGATGGTTCTTGGAACCGCCGTGTTCGACCAGCTGCTGACCAACGGTAACATCCTTGAGCGTATCAAGTACACCACCGCTGACTCCATCGACACCGACGTGCTGGCTCGCTACTTCGGTCTTGAGCGTGGTCTGCGCGTGGCTGAGGGTCGTTATCTGGCCACCGACGGCACCCTGCAGCCGGTGTTCCCCGAGAACGGCATCCTGCTGTTCTACAGCCCCAATGGTCCTAGCGACTCGGTGATGCCTGCTGGTGGTGCTAATGCTGCTACCCCTGCTTTCGCCTACACCTATCAGCTGACTGGTACTCCTGCCGTGCGCCCTGAGTACTACATTCGTGAGCGTCGTGTGGTTCGCGCTGAAATCACTGTTGAGCGTATTATCAACCTTGTTGGCCTGGGTGCCACCGGTAGAATCGGTTCGGGAGCTATGATCACCAACGTTCTGTCCTGATAAGGATAGACATTAAGGAGGTGTTATCATGGCTATTCTTCGCCCGATCACTAAAGCGCAGTATACCGTCTCGTTCTCCGATTCGACTGGCGCAGTAGTTTTCAACAGCGTTTTCACAACGTTTAGTGGTATCAACGATTCGTCGGATGCTACTCAATATGCTAACGGAACCGGCAACCGCCTGTTCCACGTCGTAGGTCCTCGCACCGCTGAGAACGTTACTCTCGGTGCTCCTTACGATCCGACGATCTTCAAAAACCTCGAAAAGTTCTGGCTCAACTATAACTGTGAGCCTCTGACCGTGACCGTCACTCCTAAGAGCTGTGACGGCATCACTGACGGCCCGACGGGTGGCCAATATGTTTGCTACGAATGTCAGTTCGTGTCGGTCAACACCGCTGAGGTGGACCGTGAGAGCGGCGACGTGGCGACCATTGAAGTTGAGTTTACCGTCAACTACTGGACTCGGACCTGAGTTCCCCCGATCAAACTGACCCCGGCTTCGGTCGGGGTCTTTTTGTTTGTAGGGTAAAACAATTAAAAGCATACAATCCGACAGGGATTCATGGCAAAGACGACGTTTAGTTCCGGGGTCATCGTCACTTCACAGTGGTTGAACGGAGCGCAGCAAATATACTTCGACGGCCAAGACCTGGATTGGCACTATCCTCCGCTGGGTTTGAGTTCTCTAGTTCTGTCCGGCCCCGACGGAATGGACAACCGCTATGTGACTTTGGGGACTGACCAGCCGACGGTTGTTGGCGGGGTTTATCAAACTGGGATCCCAATCAGCGGAAGCAAAGTTGTCACAGGGCCGTGGAGTTACGGATACGATCCGCTATTTCTCGGAAACCCTGCAAATGTCATCGCAAACGCACCAAAAAGTTTCACAACCAACGGCAAATATGACAACGCCAATGGCTCCTCCCCTTCGACAGTGCCGCAGCGTTTTGCCGCCCTAGACCCCGAAGACCTCATCACCAAAAAAATCCTGGCTGAGTGGGCTGAGTATATCTTGGAAGAACTGGAAATTGACAACGGTATCTATGCTTCCGCGTCCTCGCCAGGCTGTATGAATTACAGTGTTGGGTCAGGTAATTCGCCTGTCATTTGTAATCCTTGATGAGGTAAAATCGTGCCTCGTTACAGTCCGCTTCCCGCAGTTTCAATTGACCCCCGTAACGAAGCTGAGATTGCACAGGTTGCAGCTCAGGTCGTTTACGAAGCGTCTAATCAAACTCTCAACGACTTCTCCTCGGGCAATCCCCTTGCCGCTCTGATTCAAGGCCAAGCCTTTGCTCAGGGAGAGTTTCTTTTCTGGGCCAATCAGCTTCCTGACGCCATTCTTGTGGAATGGCTGGGCCCGTTTTTGGGCGCAATGCGTCGCCTGGGCACCTCTTCCGTTGCCCAGCTGGTTGTCACCATCTCACCCAGCAACACTGACACTACGATTCCTTCCGGATCAATCTTCAGCACCGGTGGAATCAACACAGACGGAAACGCAATCAGTTTTGTAAATACTGAAGCCTACGTTATCCCTGCCGGTCAATCAACGGTAAAGATCAACGTTGCTTCTCAGTACGTCGGCAGCCAGTATAACTGCCCGGCAAACTCCATCAACATTGCTCCATCAATCGGCATTCCTGGTCTGACTGTGACCAACCCGCAACCAGCGGTTGGTGGCTCGGACGTGGAGACCTATGCCCAAGTCCAAGAGCGTTTCTTCACTCTCATTCGTCGCAAGAACCCCGTCAGTCAAGAAGATTGGCAAGATTTCTTTATTGACTTCTACGGTGAAGGCACACTGACCTCGGTTCAACCGAATCGTCCCAATCAAGGCACCTACAACTATCTGACGGACTACATTCGTCCAAACGGTCAGGTCTCGTTTTTTGTTCTTGGCCCCGACGGCGTGGAACTCACTCAAGTTCAGTTGGAGCGTGGACAAAACGCTGTCAACTATTCCGTTCCGGTTGAGAACCAAGGTCATCTCTATCCCTTTACTCTGAGTCAAGTTCAGTATAATATCTCTCTGGAGATCGACGCCAACAGCACATACGGCGTGAACCTGAAGGACACCTCACTGAACTTCCGCGACCGGCTGTTCTCCGTGCTGACTCCTGGAACCGTGTTTCCGGCCACCACTGACCCGACCGTTTCCGACGTTGACGCTGCTTTTTACAGCACTTTTGAAGCCACCGAGCGTTTTGTCAATCCTCACATCGAAGTGAGCGCAGCCTACAACACGCCGCCCCTTCTGACACCTTCCGCCGCAACCTACACCCAGGTCTATACCTTTGAGCCAACCGGTGAAATTCTCAAAGCCAATGACCTGGTCGAAGTCACATTGCCCATTCCCGTGTACTATCCTGTGACACAGGACTTCACGCCATACTCAATTGCCAAAAAAGACCAAACAGTCTATGGCAACCTTGCTTTGCAGCAAATCGTCCCCTTGCTGGCCGGTGTCTATCTGCGTGGACAAGTGGTGTACTGGGATCCTGCCATTGGCGGTGACGGTCAACTTCACGTCATTCTGGAAAACCTGACGGTTGAGTCGGAGCTCGTTGCTACAATCAATAACTTGATCTCTAAAGGGCAAATCTCTGCCGCAATGACCTACTCCCCATGGGTTGTTGGCACCAACTATATTGCCACCACAGGCACAGCGTACACACCTCAAATCGTTCAATACGACTACGCTTCAAACGAGTTCATTCCTGACCCGACCTCTCCAGTCGTAGTCAATAAGCGACCGGGCACCTTTGTTTGGGTGGTTGCTCAAAACTTCACTCTGCTCCCTGACACCAATGACATCACTGGTGCCCAGGCAGCTTCGGTGCTGGGTGCCCCGGTGACTCCACAGATTCTGGTGCCAGGAACGTCGTATGCCGCAGGCACTTGGGTCTACACTCCGCAAGTTGGCTCTGGCCCCGACCCTGTTGCCGACCCGTACTACAACTACGTTGACATCACAAAAGGCATCGTCAACAAGTATGCCTATGTGATTGAGGCTTTCACCTACGAGCCAAACCAGCAAACAATCAGCGTTTACTTTGACGGTCTTGCTGAGCAAGGCATCATCAAGGAAATTTTAGTTCAGAACGGCGACAACGGGTTGCCAATCGCAAAGTACAATCCCCGGTTTGAGGCTGGTCAGTACCTGCTGTATCGCGAGAGTGCAGGAGCAACCCCCGAATACTACATTGCTGCCACACACTTCACACCAACCAGTGTGAACGCAGGAGTGATGGTCAACCAGGGGTTGATCTTCCCCCTCTACATCAACGCAAGTCAATACACTCAGCTGACTGCTGAACTGGCAAGCTCAACAACCACGGTTCAGACTCCGGTGAGAATGTTCACCTTCTTCAAGGGGGATCGAACTTTCTTCCGTCAAGGAAGCACCGTGCTTTCCTACACTGCGACCACCAACGTCACCCCGTTGTTTGAGTTCTACATCTATCAAGCCAACGGCACCTTCATTCTGACCGAGCAGGGTCAGCCTGTTGAGTTTGCCACGGCCAACTACATTCCTTATTTCAATCCTTCCTACAAAAACTACGCAGAAGACACCATTTTGGCAGAGGATGGACGCAACATCTACCGGGTGATGCGTGCATTCACTCCGAACGCAACCGCCACAAACTGGACAAACACGACTGTTGCCAACACTGCTCGCATTGAAGAGTATGAGGGCAACCTGCTCCGGTATGTGCGAGAGTACACTTGCGAACAGGACATTCTGTCGCAACTCGGCAGAGACATCTCCGCCATTAAACTTGGGGTTGCCCAGATCACTTTGATTCCGAAAGATAAAGGGCGGTTCACCAACACACGACAAAACAGTGTGTTTGTTTGGGAAAACACTTCGTCTGCCCTTGTCACACCGCAACTTTCGTGGTACAGCGGTACCTCTTATGCCTACAACCCGCCCCAATACGGTGAGGGCACACTCAACTTGTAAGGTATGTCCCAGCAACTAATCCCGGTCAATGGGGGAGTCGAGCAAGTTGTCATCACCCCCTCCTCAGCAACTGCAAATGTGCTGTCTCACCAGTACATCATTGCAAAAAATTTGGAGTCTCGCCCAACAGAATGGGTGCCGGGTGGACGGCCTATCTACCGCCGGTTGCCTGCTATCAGTGAGACCTATGTAATCGACTTTTTCAACATTGTTTCTCCGCCAAACACGGCAGTGAGAGCTTCGCTTGAGAAAATCGGTTATGTCTTTGTGCCCTGGACCGAAAACAGCGAGGGGCCAACTTCAGTCAAGGTCAATGTGTCAGAGTCTGGCAAAGATTTGCTGATCTGTGGTGGAAAAATTGTCTGGGAGTATGGCGGAACTCAAGTCTATCCCGCCATCATCAACCTGGAAACCCTTCGCACTCGTGGCGATCGGCGATATTTCCTCGCCTATGAGCTTGTCTATGACGACAATGTTCAACAAAAACAATACTACGTGGAAGATTTTGCTCTGACTGGGCAACCTTTGACGATCACTTCCAGCACTGACAGCGTTATTGGTTGGCGTTATCCCGCCGTGAACGCTTTTTTGAACTCCTCCTCAATTTTTTGGACTTCAAAAGACACATACTTTCCTGCGTTCGCTCAACCAGCCACCAGCTATCTTCAGTGGACGAGCACCCTGGGCGCTGCATACTCTCAAGTCACACTCCGTTGCCCTGAAAGCACAGCTTACACCGCCACAGCGTCGATCTATTATGTAACTCCGGACGGCAACGTGTCGTTTCAAGGTCAAGTTTCTCCCTCGGAGGATTCGACTGGGCAATTCTATCGGTTCAACTTTCAAACACCGGCTTTCAACACTGGGTGGAAAGTTGTTTGGTCCTCCACAGATGTGGCTATCCAAAGTGTCACCGTTACTGGCACCGTGGTTCTGGAAAAGAAACCCGTTGCGCCGGCAACTCGGGCAACTCTTGTGATGTGGCCAGCTGGGACCGAGCCGAAGGACGTGACCTACTGCCCTCTGGCTTATGTGGATGTCGACAATAACTATAAAATTACCAACATCCAAGACATTCGATATGTAATTCGCCGAGACTACGTTCCCGTGGCTGACTGGCTGACAAAACCCTTCGACGAAACTCTCATCAACCTTTATGAGCAGGTGGAGGAATACCCACAGTTTTGGATGAACCCGCCTACTTGTATGAAGCAGGAATATGCTGCTCTTATTGACAAAAACATTATAGTTGTGTAAAATGACTTTCGAGACTGCCACTTTCAATCCAAGAGAGTTTGAACTGCGGAACTTTACGAATCCGTATGTGACACCGGAGCAGTCCGATGCCATTTCTCTCACTGAGACACGAGTCAACTCTCAACTTGACTACGTGGCTCAAATGCTGGGCTGGAACGGACCAAACTATTGGAATAGCCTGCCCAACACTCCCGATCAAAAACGTCAGCTACTGGGCGGTAGCTTTGGAGTCTACAACAGTTTCATTATCCCGGTTGTTTACGAATACCGAAATTGGAACAGCACAGTTGTCATTGATCGTGTTCCTTTCCTCAAGCCGGGTCGCCGTGAGTTTGTAGAAAAAGTTCTCGTTGGTTTTGATGTTTACAACATCCTGAGTGTCACACTGGAGGGTGAAACGTATGTGGTGGAACTTGAAGGTGTGACGGACACCTTCTACCAGCAAATTGCCAGCAACATTCCCCTTCAACTCATAGTTCCGTCAGCTCGACCGGCTCCTTTTGTTCGCCCTCAGATTGGCGCCTCTGGAGATGCCTCGTTCACGGTTGGCAGCAGTGGGACTGAACTTTTGCTGTACCCGTACTACGACACTCAGAAAAAGTTTCGTTATTATACTCTCTCCCTGTTTGGTGATTCAGTCTATACTTTTGATCAACCTGTCTATGTAAAGTACGATCTCACCAACACAGATCCTGACATTTCCCCCACCTACGATGCCGCCAATCAAGTTTGGGTCTTGAGGATTCCTCCCAACCTTGCCACAGCTGCTGCTCCAATCACTTCTTTCCTGTGCTGGGATTACTCGGACAGTTCCACGCTCACCGTGGTCTCCACCCCCATCTACATTCAGCAGTGGAGGGACCCGTCTGACTGGGGTGGTCTCAGCACCCTGAGAAACTTCACGGGCGCGTGGGGAAACAAAGGTGGCCCGCTGCCATTCAATCTGGCTTTCGACAGCCTGTCGATTCACGGTGTATCTGAGCAGAATGCTCTGATTTACACGGGAACGCAACGGTCTTTGTCCTACAACGAACTGATGGTTGAAGTCTACAACCAACTGACTCCGTATGACGTGACTGCACCGGGCAATCCCAACCCTGGTGACTTGTGGTGGAACCCTGAAACAGGCGCCCTTTCGGTTTGGTATGCCCCGGAGAACCAACCTTGCGCTTTCTGGGTTGAGACCCTGTATCGAGAACAACCGAAAAATCAAATTATTCCTACGCTTGTCTACCCCGACTTGACAGCGTTCAATGCAGCTGCTCCAACCATTCCCCAGGGTGAAGTGGTTCTGATTCTAGACGCCACAGGACTTTCCACAGCGGAGAATGTGATCGGTCTGACCGGCACTATTACGAACGCTCCTGCCGTGTACCTTTTCAGGGCCGACAGCTCCTCCCTCTGGACGGTCTATCAGTTTGTGTTTGCGACTGAGCCGGACTTTGCCGCAAATGCTCAGATTCTTCCGTTCAAAGTGAAGACGGTCATCTCCGAAGCAAACGGACTTGCCCCCGTTGCTGCCAACTACAAAATTGAAAACCTTGGGTTCCAAATCACTCAACCAATTCCCGCAGTCATCAGCAAGTACTATACCAACGACAACTGGGAGATTTTTCCAGACTCCATTCTTGAGTACATCTCAGAGTCTTCCCTATTCGGTTATGAGCTTCAAGGGGAAATGTGGTGGGACTATGGCAACCCGGTCTATGAGACACGGGCAGCATCGATCTACATTCAAAGTGCCTGGGTTTCTGTCAATTATCACCCCTTGAGTGCTGCTCCGCAATACTTCTTCAACCAGCTGGCTTTGCGATTCTACTCCAATGGGGTGCTTCTTGCCCCCAGCGTTGACTATAACACACAGGACTATCTCATCCGGTACGTCTACAACGACGCCACTCAGGAATACGATTTTACTTATACACCCTTGACGCTTGAGGGCAAAACAATGCTGCCCACGATCGAGGTGTCGGACTCACTGGAAAGCACCTATCGCAAAGACATCTCTCAGATGATCTTCGGTGGCATTGCCTATACGTTGAGTCCCGCAGTTGCTGACTCCGAGACCCCTCTGCGTCTTTGGAAAACTCAAGACCTTCAGGATGCTGGCACTGTGGCTCATTTGCTAGAAGATAACTACATCAACCCCTTGCTCGCTGACAGAAACAATGGACCTGGGCTTGAGAACTGGGAGAAATACTTCATTCGTTTACCGTTGGACTATGGTCGAAACGAAAATCAATGGGAGAAAACAGCCCTGATTTGCCAAGACTTTGGATACTGGGGATCTACTATTGAGCCTGAGTTTATGCGTTGTCCCCCCGAAGATGATGCTCCGGCCATCTATGAAGAACTCTTCCTTTACAACCAGCCCATCCAAGACTACACCTACGTTTACACCGAGCCATATCTGTACTCAAACATCGCCTACTTCACCAGCCCCGAGGTGGGTGACTACGAGAACGCAGGGTTCTTCCCAGCAAACGAGATTCCGTTTGACGGATTCACCGAGGGTGCTCTGATCTCCTATGACCCCCTTCACAATCGTTTGGCTGACACGGACTCTTCAGTTGGCAACGGCTACGGAGATTGGCTTGGCATCTACACGAACATTAGCCCTTGCAACCCCTTGACAGGATTCTTCATCAACGACTTGGCTGACGGTGCTCTGACTTATGTTGATGCCCCTCTTTGGGACGCCAGCATCTACAAGGCTCCTCCCACCTGTGAGCACGATCCCGGATCCTACACCGTTGACGCCAACCACTACAAGATTGGCTACGCTTATTTTGTTGCCGACGCTTCTGCGGCAGAAGACGGTTTCTTTGACCCTCAACAGCAAGCTGCCTGGAGATATCCTACGGACAAAGTTCCTTCTCTGTATCTGCTGCCCAGGGGCGGGTAAAACCAAATAGTTCAACCCACCGTTATGGCTACTCGTAGAAAAACTTCTTCTGCAGGGGGATTCTCAACCGAATCTCAACCCGTTGAAGAAGAAAAAGTTGTGGAAATTACAGAACCTTCGACTCCTGAAGAACTGGAAGAAGAGATTGAAGCCATTGAAGAATTTCTGACCGAAGCAGTTGAGGAAGTGCTTGTAGAGGAAGAGGCCAAAGAGGAACCACTCGCTCCGGCTCCGGCTCCCGAAGTCAAGCACGAAAATCCTCCTCCCTCCACCACTTCTCTCGTCCGTCACCGTCGTAACATTCCGAGATTTGTCAGGCGCTGATTATGCTCAAACCGAAGGGACGTAATCTACCGATCGTCAAACAACTGGCTGCGATGCAGCAGGCGTCCGAGTTCAATATGAAGTACGCTGGTTTGCCAGAGTCTTCTGTTCGCGGCACGATCTATGACGTTGACGATCCTGAAAACCGGGGTCGCGTTCGGGTCCTTTTCGACGACTTCAATGCCAATGTGCCCGAAGTCCAGAACGCAGGTGAGTCCTCCGGCAAACGTATTCAAGAAGGTGAACCGCAACTGTCTCACTGGATTGACACGATGCCGTCATTCAAGGGAAGACAACCCAAAGGAATGATTGGCAAACGGGTCGGCATCACGATCACGAACCGGCAGTTTCAGTATGCGATTCTCTCGGACGTTATCTACGACCCGGAAACTCTTGTCAATGACGCTGCAAAGGGACTGAAGCAGCCAAATAACAGCTCAATGACTCGGCTGCCCGTGTATGACTCCGGGCAACTGCCGCCACCGTGCGAAGAAAACCACGGCTGCACAGTGATTGAGAACGACGGCCCACTTCAGTCCGACTGGCTCTGTGTTTGCTTGAAAAGAAACGGAGAGTATATGTGGGTTCGTCACATTGACGTGTCCCACGGGCACGCAGGACAGAACGACAGCTCACAGCCTCCTGACAACGAGGTTGACAACGAGCAACCGGTCAACAACCAAACCATTTGGGACTACACGTTCCCCACAACGGCAGGAGAGATGGCAAAAAGAACCAACTATGGGGCAAGTCCCCGCCCCAATCCCTTTGGGGACCAGGCGGGTTGGGTTGGACCCGCACCGTCGACGGAGGCATAAACAATGGCAATAGGATACCCCGACGCTGACTACGCAGCACCACCCGACTACTCGGTGGAGTCAGGAACAAACTGCGGAAATGCCAAACCTGCCCAGTTCTGGCAAGGTGGCAACTTTTGCGGAGACGTAGAAATCAATACGAATCTCACCGTTGGTGAAAACATCACAGCAACGACCGGTCTGATTGGCAAAGCCCAGTTCACTCAAACGGAAACCCTTGTCAGCGTGCCGGTGACGATTGACGCCAACACAATTGTCAGAGGGCGCCTCATCACCAACGAGCTGGAAGTCCAAGAGATTGAGTTTCGTGCGGTACGCCTTCCACTTTTTGACAACTACTACGTCTTGGCCTCCTACATTCCACCAAGCTAATGGCAATTCGTAGACCGAGCATCTATTCCCCGACGTGGGTCTATCAGGATTTCCTCTACATGGACAATCCTCCAGAGCAACTGCGTTATCTCCAGGTCAAGTGGGACGGGCAAGTCTACCAAAGAATTTCCGAAACTTTTGACTACAGCAATCCCCCCTACCCTGACATTGAGCAGAAGGGAGGAGACATCGTTGCGCAAATTGACTACACAATCAGTGGAAAACTGATTACAATCAACGACTGGAACGTTGACTGGCGCGACGAGTGGCCGTTGAGGCAAGCTGTCAACTACTTGATCAACTGCTTGTACATGCCTGAGAAAGGGTATGTCATTCGCGTTCGTGGGAAAGAAGTTTACAACCAAGCAGGAGAAGCGATTCAGGTTGCTGACAAAGAGCCGATCGCTTTCTGGGTGTCCGAAACGTTCAAGCCTCTGGACAACGCCCCCAATGACTATCTGGTCCGCTTTGGTGCTCCCGACACACCCCAACCTTATGCAATAAAGTACCAGTTTGCCGCTTCTGTTCAAACGCTGGTAAACGGGGCACAAATTGTCGCAGTTGTACAACCATTCAACCTGCCAGCTGCTGAAACCTTGTTCTGGGAAGTTGTTGGAGACGAAGTAAACGCAGCATATCTCCTTCAAGGGCCAACCACTGGCTCGGTGCTGATCGACGAAGACCCGACCTATTTCAACATCCCTTTGACCTACCCAGTGCCGGTGGTTCCGCAAGGTCCCCCGTACATGCTCAACATCAACTTCTATGCCGAGGCCAACAGGCTGGTTCCCGTTGGGTCAACAACGGTTGAAGTTCCTTCGCTCCCCTGACCGGGTAAAACCTTTGAAAAGGTCGTAGTATTGTGGCAATTCCGCAGGTAAAAGAGATCACGGTGCCAACCCCGATGTCCATCATCGTGTGGTTTGACGGGCCGCTTGACACAAACGTCATTGTGCCCGTAGAATCTTTCACCGTCAACTACGGCCAGTACGGTGTGTCAACGATCAACTACTCGTCTGACACGATGCTGACCCTGGGGCTAGATAGTGCTCTGTCGCCCTGGGACGAAGTTTTCATCTCTTATGAGCCGCCGTTGGACCTGGCTCGTTGCCTGCGTGGCCCTGTGCCCCCGACGGCAAATGACGTGGTTCGAAAGCGAAATGCCGTTCGTGCGTTCTATCGCGTTCCAGCCCGCAACATGCTGGCTCCCGACGAACTGAAAGACGGCACTCGGACGCAAGCCAACCTCGGTCAGACAATCGGTGGGTATGGATTTCCATACCAAAACAGAAGTGGCACCCTGACGGAGCACAAGTCGGATCCTCGCTCTGCGAGCCCAGACGACTTCATCGTTGCCTATGGCTTGAAAGAAGCCATTCAGCTCACGAACATTGACGATGCTGCTGCGACCTCGGTCAACGTGGCAAAACTGCGCATGGCTATTCAAGATGCCAACGCACTGATTGACAGCTATATTGAACAAAGCGGCAAAGCAGGCATGGTGCTCATCACGAGCAACCGTCGCCGCACCGCTCTCATCGTTGCTCGCTACTTCCTTGACACCGTTCGCCGCCGTGAGGATGTAAAGTCAGACTACGAGGTGGCGCTGAAACAAATGCAGGCGGAAATGGCAATGACTGCCATTCGCGCTGGCAACGGCGACTCAGCGATCGACACCCCGGCAGGCATCATGCGGGCGTGGCGCATTCCTCAACGCTATAACATGGTTTCGGGCAAAGGGTTGTCTGGTTGGACGACCGATACCGGAGGAGACCAAGCACCTGACTATAGACAGGGATGGGGTGCAATTGGGCAGAACGACGACTTCCCGAACTGGATCACGGGCGACAACTATTTGGAACTGACCGGTGGAACTCCGCAGATTGTGGAGCCGACAGACGCAGGTGGATTCACCTACGACAACGGCGGTTGGATCAACTAAGGGTAAAAGCAGCTATAACAATAGCCGACAAAAAATGGCTTATTCCTTCCCGCCTAGTCCAACGGTGGGACAAGTATATACCTCGAATGGTAGGACCTGGAAGTGGAACGGCGTCCAATGGACCGCAGTAGCCGTTTCCTCCCCGACCTCGGCACCGGTGTATGTAAGTGTCTCACCCCCGCCCAATCCCATTCAAGGTTCGCTGTGGTACGACAGTAATAACTCGAATCTGAATATCTGGTACACTGATCTCAACGGGGGTCAGTGGGTATCGGTGGTGCCGTACCCTCAGGATAACATTACACAAAACGGCGGTGTATTTGAAGGGCCAATCTACGCTCAATACGAAATTCCAAATAATCCTGCCGCGTTCATCACGGTGCAGTGGTTCGACGACCATCTTGTGGGATACCTCATTGAGGAAGGATACATGCGTGCCGGCAACGGCGTCACCATTGATTCCAATGGTCAAATTGTAGCATTAGACTCAGGACTTATCGTTTAGAACCATGACAGTAACCGTTCAAAACCTTCGCTCATTTGTTTCCGGCACCGAACCTGATTCACTGCTGCCCGGACAACTGTGCTACAATATGGCCGACCGCATCGTGTATGTCGGTGACGGGTCAAGTGATAAAACGAACTTCGACGGCACCACGACTCCCGGCGTTGCCGGCAGTGGCTGGTTTGCCATGCCGATGGACTTTGACAGCCTCAAAGATTACTTTGTTGCCAACCCTACTTTCTACGGAGACATTCCCACCGACGGTCAGGTCGTGTCTTGGAGCACGGCACTCAACCATCCCGTCTGGACCACTGGCGGTGGCGGTGGCGGTGGCCAAGTCTATACGACCACAAACGGCGCTGTGGCCGTGGCCGGTGGCGCAACAATCAGTGAAAAGATTTCGAATGCGATTGGTGTCGCGTCTCCCGACGAAGGCGATGCCGTAATCGTTACAGGCACTCCTGGCGAGGTTTATCAGGGGCTGTATCTTTTCACAACCGAGTGGGTTCGGGCAGCCTACTACGCCTATCCGAACGCTTCGAGCGTCCCCTACAGCAACACCATCAGCGGTCTTTCGGCAATCACCGTTCAGCAAGGTATCGATGAGCTGGACGTTCTTGTCACCGCTGCCCAGTCGACAGCAAACACCGCTGTAGCCAACGCTGCTGCTGCCCAGGCTCTGGCCAATGCCGCGCTGCCTCGTTCTGGCGGCACAATGACCGGCACGATCAACTTTGCCACTGGTCAGCTGTTCCCGGTCTCAGGCATCCAAGATTCCTCCTCCTCGCAAAAAGGCGTGGTTCAAGGGGGTGCCAACATGATCTACACCTCGGCGGGTGTGATCGACGTTCGCGCAGCGAGCACTACCAATCCCGGTGTAGTTCAACTCGTCAACTCCACAAGCAATACTTCAACCTCTCTGGCTCCGACCGCCGCTGCAGTTTCTGATTTGCAAGACCAGATCAATGGTCTGACCGTTGCTTCAAACGTCATTCTTGCCGGTACTTTGGATTGCGCCGCCGGTCTAGTTGACTCGGTGACTTCTGACGGTACAGCCGCTGGTTTTACAGTTGCCTCTCCCCTGCCTTCGGCTGTGGGTCGTGCTGACTACTATGTAATCGTTTCTGACGCTGGCTCCTACAACCCCCCTGGCGGCGGTGGCCCATACAACGCTCAAGCCGGTGACTGGTTCCTCTCAAACGGTGCGACTTGGCAGTATCTTGGTGTGGGTGCTCGTCCGACCTATGCAACCACGAGTGTTGCCGGTATCGTTCAACTTTCTGACAACGCTGCAACTCAGTCCGGTGCCAGTGCGATTCTGGCTGTCACACCGTCTACTTTGCAAAGCAAAGTTTCTGACAGCGTTTCAACCACTTCCTCCACATTCATTGCTTCGAGCACGGCAGTCAAAGCCGCCTATGATCAGGGCGTTCTTGCCCAGACCTCCTCAATTCCCAAGACCACGGTTGCTACCAAAGGCAGCATCATCACCGCCAGCGCCGCAAACACCCCGGTCGGCCTCCCTGTGGGAGCAAACGGGTACATCCTGGCCGCAAACTCGGCAACCGCCACTGGTCTGGAATGGGTCCCCGACAGCGCCGGAGACGTGACATCGGTCACAGGGACTGCTCCAATCACAGTCAATAACTTCAACCCGCAGACTCCCATCGTTGGAATCAGCGCAGCAACCGGCGCTTCTCTCGGTGCGGTTCAAGTCGGAACCAACATCGACGTCTCTTCTGGCACAATCAGCGTCAAGAGTGCAACCACAGGACAAGCAGGCGTGGTTCAGCTGGAAGACACCACTTCCTCAACCTCTTCGGTTCTTGCCCTGACAGCCAACCAAGGCTATGTTCTGCAGCAGCAGATCAATGCCCTGGCAGTGAGCAACAACATCACTCTGGCTGGCACCATTGACGGCAACACTGGCTTCATGCTGACGGTGACAACCGAAGGAACGGCCAAAGGATTTGTAGTCGGCTCCCCGATGCCTGCCCCCGTGGCCGGAAACTCGGAGTATTTCACCATCGTCACGGTGCCAGGCACGATGACTCCTCCGGGCGGTTCGGCTCAGCTTGTGAACGACGGCGACTGGTGGCTCTCGAACGGCACAGCTTGGCAGTATCTCTCGGTGGGATACTCTGCACCATACGCCACGACGGCAATCCCGGGGGTCGTCCAACTGGCAACCGATGCCGAGGTTCAGGCGGGAGTGGAAACTACCCACGCTGTGGTGCCTTCGGCTCTGCAAAGCAAGATGTCAGACTCGGCAACCACAACGTCAAGCACGACGATTGCTTCGAGTACGGCTGTCAAAACTGCCTATGACCTGGCTGACGCTGCCATCCCTGACGCCACGATCACGGCAAAAGGTGATTTGATTGCAGGAACTGCATCTGCCGCCTATGCTGCCCTGCCTGTGGGAACTGCCGGTCAGTTCCTGTCAGTGAACGCTGCTTGCGCCACTGGACTGGAGTGGTGCACAATTTCTCTGGCTTGTGTGCCTTGCAGTGCATACACCGCCGTCGGTACGATCCTGGCCGGCACTGGTGCAGGCACCTATTGCTCGCTCCCCGTTGGAACAAACGGTCAGATTCTTGTTCCCAACTCTGCCTGCGCTGCTGGCGTTGAGTGGGTTACCCGTACCTCCCTCAATATTTGCGGATACACCTGCACAGCAACTCCATTCAATACCGCTCTTGGTGCCAATGCCGGTGATAGTATCATTTCAGGCACCAACAACACCAACGTCGGCTGGAACGCAGGTACAGCACTGACCATTGGTGGTGGTAACACCTTCGTGGGTTCTTGTGCTGGTGATTCCGCTATCACAGCTGATAACTCAGTCGCTGTTGGCCTCAGTGCTCTGACTAGCGCTGTTACCGCGAACGGAACTGTCGCCATTGGCTCCGGTGCCCTTGCCTCTATGACATCAGGTGCCGGAAACGTCGGCATTGGTTATCAGGCTCTTGACACGCTTATTACAGGTGGATGCAACACTGCTGTTGGATTCCAAACCGGAACGAACGTCGCCACCAACGTTAGTGGAAACACCCTGATTGGTTATCAGGCTGGACTCAACACCTCCACTGGCGGTCAGAACACCTTCGTTGGTAACGCAGCTGGTTCCTCTGTGACCACTGGCGCCAACAACACCATCCTTGGTAACTACGTTGGAACTGCTGCTCTTACAAGCAACGTGGTTCTGTCTGACGGTGCCGGAAACCGACGGTTCCAGGCCAACTCTTCTGGTGCTTGGTCCTATGACGGCACCAGCTTTGGTACTTCGGGTCAGTTTCTGGCTTCCCAAGGTTCCGGGTCGACTCCTGTCTGGTGCACTCTGTCTCTTGCTTGCATCCCTTGCTCCGCCTTTACTGCTGCTGGACAACTTCTGGCAGGAACCGGTTCAAGCACCTTCACGGCTTTCACGGTCGGTACGAATGGTCAGTTCCTTTCGGCAAATTCGGCTTGTTCTGCAGGGCTCGAGTGGTGCACCCTGTCTTTGGCTTGCGTACCTTGTTCTGCCTTTACCGCTGCTGGCCAGCTATTGGCTGGTACTGGTACAAGTACCTTCGCTGCTCTCACAGTTGGTAGCAACAACCAAATCCTGGTTGCCGACAGCGCTTGCACTGGTGGTTTGAAGTGGTTTACGTCTCCAGGCGCATTCTTCTGCGGGTACACCTGCACAGCATCACCTTTCAATACCGCAATCGGCGCTAACGCTGGTGACAGTATCACTTCTGGCACTGACAACGTGACCCTTGGCTACAACGCTGGCACCGCGATTACGACAGGCAGTCAGAATGTTGTTATTGGCAGTGGAGCAGCTGTATCCTCAAACTCCGTTGGCGTAGTTACCATCGGATTCTGTTCCGGTCAAGCATTGACTACGGCCGGATGCGTTACCCACATCGGCTTTATCTCTGGTCGCAATTCTACCGGCCCAAGCAACACTTACGTGGGTGCTCTGACCGGTTGTGCCGCTTCGAATACTTCTGCCTGTGGCACCTTACTCGGCTTCTGTGCTGGTTCGGCGCTAACGACCGGCAACGGTAACATTTTCGTTGGTTTCCAGTCAGGCCGTAATGTAAATAGCGGCGCCAACAACGTTGCCATCGGTACTGCTGCCTTCCAGACTGCAACCACAGCTACTAACAACGTCGCTGTTGGTTGTGGCGCTCTGTCAGGTCTCTCCACTTCCTCAGGTAACACCGCTCTGGGTCACCGTGCGATGCTCAATGCTTCGACGGCGGCGAACAACGTTGCGATTGGTTGCAACGCAGGTGAACAACTCTCAACCGGATCGAACAACGTTTTAATCGGGGACAGCGCCGGAGACACAATTACAACGGGTACTCAAAACACCTTCGTCGGTTCTGGCTCTGGTGGTTTGGTTGCTACTACCTCAGAGGGCAACACGGGCCTTGGTTTCAGTGCCTTGGGTCAAGGTGTTACGTCGGGTGCTTACAACGTTGCTATCGGCAACAGCGCTGGCTTGTCAGTGACTTCCGGTGCCCTTAATACTCTTGTCGGCTACACTGCTGGCCAGGCCATCACAACTGGCGGTAGCAACACACTGGTGGGTCGTTACGTCGGTACATCTACGCTGTCTAACAACGTCGTTCTATCCGACGGTGCTGGCGCCATTCGCTTCCAGTCCAACTCTTCAGGCGCTATCAGCCTGGGCGCTGGCGGCGCTTACGGTACGGCGGGTCAGATTCTCGTCTCCAATGGTTCTGGTGCTGCACCCACTTGGACCAGCTCTGGCACAGCTTCTGCCAACTACGGATCTTTTGTTCGCACAACAACTCAAACAAACGCAGGTGGTGCCAGCGGTAACGCAGTTTCGTACGACACCACAAGTTCGGCAAATAACTTCTCGATTGTGAGTGGGTCTCGGATCACGGCGGCGGTGGCTGGAACCTACCAGATTTTGGCCAGTTTGCAGGTTCAAAAAACGGATGCTGGCACAGATGATGTCAACTTCTGGGTCAAAAAGAACGGTGTCAACGAACCGAACTCCGCTTACAACCTGACTCTCCAAGGAAGCAACGCTGCGCAACTCGGTTACATCAACTGGGTGGTTACTCTGGCCGCTGGTGATTATGTGGAACTGTGGTGGTACTCCGCTGACGCTAATGCTCGTCTTCTGGCCGACCCCGCTGTTGCCCCCTACCCTGCTGTGCCCGCTTCAGGGTTCATTATTCACCCGATGGGCGCCTAACTCGTCTCACTGGGCACCTTCGGGTGCCCTTTGTTTTGCTTTACAGAACCGGGTAAAACCACACAGGAGGATAACCGAATGGAACTGAACACTATTACGCGAATCGAGCAGTACATGTGCGACGCCCTGATCGCCAGCCCACTGATTCCGATTAGCGTCAATGTGTTGCGCCTTGCTGACGCTATCACCAACGAGGGTGTTGTCCAGCAAACAAACAACATCGTCGTGCGCTACACAGGGTCAACCAACTCGGTTGTCAACAAAATTCCGATGGTTTTCACTCGAACGATGACGTTTGAGCTGAACTTTTCCTGCCAGAACTATTTGACCTCTTCCGGTCACGACTTTGCCACGCAGCTTCTGACCGGTGCCTTCAACACCCTGAATGGTGGTGTGCCGGGCAATGCCGGAGTTCAAGTGATTGAACCTTTCACTTGCAGCAGTGAAACTTTTACAGGAATCTCAGAAGAATCTCAATATACCTACACTCAAATCTACAGCCTCCTCATCGAGGAAGCCCTCCCGTATGTCGCCCTTGATCCGTGCGTTCAGCGGGGCGATTGCCGAGCCATCTGGCCTGGTCAAAACGTCGAAACCAAGCTGCCCCTCGGTGGTGTTGTTGATGAGGCTTCTGGAGAGATCTACGTTCCGGCATACACCGGGGATCTGGAACCGGGCGAAGACTATGACAAGTGCTGTGGTATTCGATGGAGCAACGAGTTTGGTCAAAACGGTGACTGGGTGTTTATCACTGATCCAGACACAATCTTTCTTGAAGATCCGTTGGGCCAACCCATTTACCTCCTTCCCACCAACAGCTATACTGAAGATGGGCGCCTCGTGGTCACCGTTTGGGACGCAGAAACTCGAGAGCCAATCCGAGAAGTTTTCTATTGTGGCACTGGCAAAAAGTTGGCACGTTATGCCATCGAGCTGTGGCGCAATGTGATTTCTGACGACGGCGGAATCAGCCCCAAGGCACGACTGGACGCCAAATGGTTCCAGAACATCAACTGGGGTGAGTTTGCCGTTGTCACTGGCGGGTATCAATTCTTATACACCGACCCGCTGCTGCCAGACGCCCCCGTGGTGTCCATTGACGGTGGCGAACTGATTGGCGTTCAAATGGAAACTTTCATTCAAACTGCGAAAGGAAGGTTCTATTATGTGGGTCAATCACCCAAAGGTCGTGGTTGGATGCTTGACGGCACATTCGTGACAGCAGAAGTCACTCAACTCTGGCGCCTCGGTTGCCCTCCTTGCACAGCTGACTCAGGTCCCATTTGCTCTCCCCCACTATGAAACCGGCTGCAGAACTCTGGCGGCAATACCATGCCGCAGCAAACTCGGGGCAACAGGCGCTTGCCAATCAACTTCTCAGGGCACTTCAACAGTACAAAGGAAACCCGCCGCGTCCCGCAGGATGCACCAAATGTCGTAGGAGTCTACACTAAATTTACTTTTGGTGAAAACCGATATAATAAACAAATGAAAAATTTTTACACCTACGCCTTTTTGCGAGAAGACGGCACTCCATACTACATCGGAAAAGGTTCTGGAAAACGGGCCTATGCTAAAACAGGAAGGCCGTGCGGTTTCCCGAAAGATAGGTCTCGCATCCTCATACTGAAAAAAGACTTGACAGAACGGGAAGCTTTTCAGCACGAGGAATATTTAATTTTTGTGCTCGGAAGAAAAGACCTTGGCACGGGAATTCTTCACAACAAAACCAACGGAGGTGAGGGTGCTTCCGGAAGGATCGTTAGTGTAGAGATTCGGAGAAAAATCAGTCAAAAACAAATTGGAAAACGAATGTCTTTGACTTCGAGGAGAAGGATGAGTGCTGCTCAAAGAGGCAATCGGAATGCATGTGGAACTCGGACAGAGGAACAGAGGCGAAATAACAGTAATGCGCAAAAAGGGAAAAAGTTATCCGAGGCACACAAAAGGAAGACCAGTGAAACTCTCACTGGCAAGTCAAAAACAAAAATACACAGAGATAGGATTGGTCAAAGCAAGAAAGGAAATCAGTATGCAAAAGGCAGAAAGCACTGGGTGAATGAAAAGGGAGAAAGACGTTTTCAAGCAGAGTGCCCTGGACCCGATTTTCAACGGGGCATAGTTTGGAGTTCGCAGGGTAAAACCAGGAATATGCACTAAATGCCATGTCTAAGGAGAAGGACACAATAATCCAACAGAAAGAGTTTCTCGCCAATGAAGCCCTACGAGTAGCCAATGAAGCCATCGGAATGCTGCAAGATCAACTGGCCGAGTGTTCCACACGGGATCTGGTTCAAATCTTCTCCGCCTCCGTGAAAGCTCACCGGGAAATCACCGAGGACATTGTGGTTCTCACTGCCAAAGAACCTCCTGCTGAAGAGCAACTGGCACGGGAATATGATGGCAAGGTTGGAGAACTTCTCAAAAGAATTAGTGACTTCTGATGCGTCCAATCCTCACGAAGGCAAAACTGCTCGAAGAGCATAGCACTTGGAGAAAATACATCCGAGGAATGAAAGAATTGATGCTGCTTGAGGCGCCTCAATCTGTGATTGATGACTTCCGATACCAGGCAGCACGAAACTGTTTTTTGGCATTTGCCGACATCATGAAGAAAGGTGACCTCAAAGTGGTTGCCTTTCACGAAATTATTGCATCTGCGTTCGAAGATCTGGCAAACAAGCGCTATCGCCGTCTGATTGTTTCGTGCCCTCCGCGTTCGGGCAAGTCGATGCTTGCGTCGATGTTTGTAGCGTGGCTGCTTGGTCGAGACCAGCAAACACAGCACATCATTGCGTCATACGGTCAGCAACTTTCCAACAAGTTCTTTCGCGACGCCATTCAGATGCTCAAGCATCCAGAGTTTCGAAAGATTTTTCCGGATTGGAAAGGTTTTGCTCCCGACTCCAAATACGACATGCTTGGCGGAGGATACATTCTTCCAACCTCCGTTGGCGGTGTGCTGACTGGTTTCACTTCTGGAACGACCAACCTAACGAGCCCTGGCGTGGGCTCCATGATCATTGACGACCCGCTCAAGGACTCCACCTCGAAAGCTGCTTTGGAAGAGCTGGAGTCATGGTGGGGGGAACAGGCATCCACCCGGCGCACCAACAATTGGTGTCAGCTAGTGATTGCTACACGATTTCATGAAAGGGACTTGCACGGGGTGCTGCTGGAAGCGGACGGGGTCTATGACGAGGAAGAGAACCCGATGGGTTGGCGCTGGGTCAATATCGCAGGCATCATTGAGACTCCGGAGCAGGCCGACGAGGACCCACTGGAGCGAGAGCTGGGAGAAACGCACTGGCCAAGCAACACTGCGTTCACCGTGGATATGCTCATGGCACAGAAAAAGACCATGGGTTCTTTTGCCTTCTCTGCTCTGTATCAGGGCAACCCGGTGGCTGCCGAGGGTCAGATCATCAAAGACAGCTGGATTAATCGCATCAACCTTTCAGAGTGTCCAAACTTTGACCTGACTTGGCTCTCAGTTGACTGTGCTTTTTCGGAAAAAGAAATGGCTGACGAGACAGCAATCTGTGTCGCTTCCATCTCTCACCAGCACCCTGGCCTTGTATATGTTCGAGAAATGATCACGGGCAGACTGGGATTCCCAGACTTGATTGCAAAGGTCAAACACTTGTATGCTTTCTATGGTGCCCGTGTTCTGTGCATTGAGAAAGCTGCCTCGGGACAGTCCCTGATTCAGATGCTGAAGAAAGAAGCTCGGATTCCGATTGAAGAGATGAAGCCGCTGAAGTCAAAGACGATTCGTCTTCAAGCGGTGGCCCCTTTGATGGAGTTTGCTCGGGTGAAGTTCGTGGAGGGCGAGTGGATTGACTCGTTTGTGAAAGAACTGACCACGTTTCCTTTCGTCAAGCACGATGACCGAACTGACGCCTTCACCTGGGCTCTGACTTATTATTCGATGAAGTTAGACAAAGTAGACAAAGGATTGCAAGATAGCATTTTGCAAAACAAACGTTTCTACGGCGACCTCACTCGTCCAGGATTTGGTGACCGAAACGTTTTCTCAAACTTGTCTCGTGGGCGTTTGCGTTTGTTTCCTGCCGATAACGCCTATAATGACCCGGACTATGATGCCGTCTCTGGCGAAGCAGACAGTCGATCCGCCTTTTTGAGAGGCATTCGAGGAGCAAATCGAAACATTGGTTGGGACACTGATTTGTGATTTACATTTGGGGGGACAAAGGTAAAATAAATCATGAAGCACAAACACCATATAAAACCCAGATACGAGGGTGGTTCAGACGACCCTGAAAACCTTGTGGAGTTGACTCCAATTCAACACGCAATGTGGCACTATGCCGAGTGGTTGAGGAAAGGAAATTGGCAAGACCTTGCTGCGTATAGAACTCTGGCGGGTAGAGCGCCAAAGGAGGAAGTAATCAGAGGATTGGTTTCGGAGTCGAACCGGTCCAGGAAGGGTGAGAAAAGAAGTCCCCGACCCTTGGAAGTTAGACTAAAAATCGCAAAGTCCGTGAAGGAAAGTCATGAGAGAGCACGAAAAGAAGTCAAACCAAAACCAAAACCAAAACCACCTGCGAGAGGCAGAGGCAGAAAACCAAAACCAATCGAATTGACATCTCCCTGCGGTCAGTTTGCTTTTTTATTCCCTTCTGCCAAAGAAGCGGGAGCAATACTGGGACTATGGGATGGCAATATTACTAAAGTTGCCCGTGGGGAATGGAAACAGACGGGCGGATGGACTGCTCGCTACGTGTAGCGCGATGGAACCGCGTAAAAAGTTTCTAATGTTTTTTCATTGGAACCATGGCAAATTCCCCCGTTGATCGAAATCCTGAACTCATGCAGCAAGAGTTCGGAACCAAAGTGTTGATTACAGACCTTGCAGCAGACCGTTTGCTGGAGAAAGCATCCAAGCACGGAAACGAGCGGTATTCAAAGTGGTGCGGAGGCAAAGGCGGCTTTGATGATTTCGCAGAGCGACTTCACTGAGGGCTGCCGGGTAAAAATAAGAGTCGATTGCCAGTCCTCCAATGGATCGACTTATTTTTCTTGAAGGAGGTGAGTTGTATGTAGAGCTCGTCGGACACGAAGCGTATGATCTACCCACTGTTGTCAAGTTGTTATCCATGCTCACCTCCAAGGAAAAGCGCAAGACTCGTCGCGCTGAAGCTGCCCAGATGCTAGAACAATCCTACTCAAAAGGAATGGATGTTCAGCCGCCAAAGTTTCTCACCTGGCGCCAAGAAGAACTCTGGAACTCCTTCAAAAGAAACACAGTCACCCTCGCTCATGGCTGTGCCGGTACAGGAAAAACTCTGATCGCCCTTCACTACGGACTTCATGGTATCGCCTCTGGCGATTTCGATAAAGTTTTCTACGTTCGTAGCGACGTCGGTGTTGAGTTTCAAAGGGGACGAGGCGCTCTCCCTGGCGATCTGTCTGAAAAGATCGCTCCGTTGATCGCACCAGTTTTAGACAACCTGCCCTGCATTATGCGTTCTCAGGGCGCAGCAGAATACCTTCTCAATAAGAAAATTATTGAGCCGATCCTCCTCGAAGACATTCGCGGACGCTCTCTCAACGAATCTTTCATTATCGTGGATGAAGCGCAGAACTTCCTGCCTTCGCACATCAAAACCTGTCTCTCCCGCGTGGGCAAAGATTCCAAAATCTGCCTCATCGGCGATACCAAGCAAACGGACTTGGAAGTTTTCCGTCGCGAGAATGGACTTGTCGATGCCATTCATCGCCTCAACAACCTGATGGAAGTCGGGATTGTAGAGTTTCAAAAAGAAGACATTGTTCGCAACTCTGTGATTGCGCATATCCTAGACCGCTACGACGACTAATGGCAAGCAAGGGACCCATGACTACCGCTCATTATCCTGGAAAGGGAGCTATGGGTCCCTCCTTGGGCACACGCAAGAGAGCACCCACAGCACGGGAAGTCGCTCGAGCAAAAGCGCAAGCGGTTGGTGGCGGAAGGAAAAGGTGCAGGAAAGGAAAAAATTGCTCGGCGGCTTGTATTCAGTCGCGCATGATTTGTTTGGTTGAGTTTCCCGCACCGGTGCAAGCCCCTCTCGGGCAGGTGCGTGACTATCTGAGGCAGAAAAATAATGTTCAACCAGGAAGTATCCAGGACAAGCGTCTGAACGCGGCCCTGGGCAAACTCTCCAGTGTTCTCAAAGTTGAGGGCCAAGAGGCCCCGTCAAAACGCACGGGTTTGGCAAAGCCAACGGTTGAGTGGAAACGAGATGAAAAGAGGGCAGAAAGACAAGGCATTCTGTGGAAAGAAGTTCAAGGGTTGAAGAAGCGTCGAAACCTGCTGGGTGAGGCTGAGTTTGAGCGGGAGGCAATGCGTGCCCTTCACAAGGATGCGATGTCACGGGGTCTCCGACTGCCTCGCGCAGAATTGGAAATGATCTTGGATGTTCTTCCAAAAAATGTTCAAACATCTCTCGCAAAGTCTGGAAGAGCAGAAAGTGGTCAGTGGTATAATGGAAAGGATGAAAATGGAAATGTGATCTTCTCTAGAACCCCAGGCAAGGAAAGAGCTCTCGCTGTGCTCGACATGTGGTTTCGCCAGGGTGGCACAGATGCCTATCAGGGGAGAGGTGGCCGAGTGTGGGCACCACCCGATCTCGACATTGAGCACATGCGCTCACTCTCACAGGGTGGCAGGGACACCCCGTCCAACTGGATCTTGGCACGAGCTGGTGCTCAGCGAGCACGTCAGGCTCAACCTCTTGGCAAGTGGATTGATCGATTGCCGTCTTCCAAAGAGGAATACCAAACATATTTGTCAAACTATGCGAAAGAACGCCGAGCAAAGCAAGCACGAAAAGCGCGATTGGCTCTGGTTGATCCGAAAAAAATTGGAGACGGGGAACTTTTCAGCAAAGGTGGAAAGACACTGGCAGAAATTTTCCGTGGAGAAAACGGGGGAAGAACCCCTGACACTTTCACAAAAGAGTGGTTGGGGATTGCAAGTTCTGGGGGACGGAAAGGAAACTCCGGGCCTCCCGCACCTTTCGCCAAAGGACTGGCTCTCATTGCAAAAGCAGAAGGTCTTCCCAAGGCACGGGCAGTTGGAAACACAATGAAGCGAATGTGGAACGATGACTGGAAAGCACAAGGAAACATAACCAAGCAGCAAGCCTTCAAACAAATGGTGTCCGAAATGGAGAAAAGTTTGACCAGCGAACAATTCAACAACCTTTTCCTGCCCTCAGCGCAAGCATGGGCCAGAGCCAACGATTTCCTGTAGGGACATGAGAAAAGACACGCGTTTTCGTCGCCCTGAGCGGGCAGACATTGAGTCAAAACTTCCCAAGAAAATCCTCTCAGACCCTCAAGCACTCGGCGTCTGGAACATGATGCTCCAGTGTGACGACCCTTCAGACGTTTCTCACAAGTATCGATCATACCGAGACAGCGCACATTGCACTGTGCCTCGAGAGCATTTACGAGCGATGCGAGACACTATGATAACGGCAATGAGGGAAGAAAACAGCAAAGACCCCAAACCAAGAAAAGAGAGGAAACAAGGAGTTCATTACACTGGTCACAATAACGGTTGGCTACCCCAGAGGAAAGGCGCATGAACGTCACCAAAGAAATTGAAAGACACCGCCTTCCCTGCGGAGCGGCAACCATCGCGATCGACGGAGTTTGCCGTCGTCGTTTGAGGGATCACTTTGACGCACTGCTGGACAAGTTGGCCAATGAGGTCAATCCAGAGGGGGTCGATAAGGATATCCTTGAAATGGAGGAAGATGTCGAGATTCCTGAACCTCCCGCACCGGAAGAGACTCGCGAAGAGAAGAAAAAGCGTTTGATCGCTGAAGGGAAGCTGAGAGCAGAAGTGAACAAAGAGGTTGGCAAGTACAAAGAAAAACTGATGGGCAACAGCAAAATGCTGCAGGATATCTCGGGTAAAATCAAGAAACGGTAATCAACCAACATGACAAATCGTATTGGTGGCGACTTCAATCAAGACGCCATGGAAGCCTTTCGTGCCGCATATGCTCAACAACTGAGCACTCCCGATGAGGACGGTGTGGCCAATAACTCTGGTCTTCCGACGAATGTAGTGACAAATACTTCACCCTGGATCGAGCACACTGGGCTGTGGAAATACCCCAGTGGCAAAGGTCCGGATGAAGATTTGAAAACTCCATTTGACCCGAATCAGTATCTTTCCGACGTTATCTCTGACGATGATGAGGAAGCCGACAGCTTGAGTGAAGAAGAAGTCGAGCACCTGATCAATGAAATCACTGGATCTGAGGACGAAGAAGAAGAGGCTGAGTAGGGTAAAAAGCATACATAGCCTGTGGTCCAATTATGTTCTTCACTGCCCCGAGAGTGATTCCTGAACCTCCCGTTGATGGATTCCCCTCCACCAACCCTCGTCAGGCAGGGTACAACGAGGACATCAAACAGCGTCTGGCTGGTAAAGACGAGGAAGGGAAAGAGCGTCTTCTGGATGCCCTGCGCTTTGCGTTTTGGATGAGCCCGAATCTGCCCGGCGTTGAGCTTCTGGTCAGTTCTGCACCTGTGATTACTCTCCACGACCTGGAGGGTGAGTTTGACATTACCATCAATCACGGAAGCGCCGCCTTTTCCGTTCATGAGAGTCCCTATGGCGATTCTACTCTGGAGGATCAAAGGGTGGCCCTCGGTCGCAGGTTGCTGAAGAACTGGAACACTTTGATCGCTCATTTGCCCGAAGGTTTTATTATCTACGGTCCCGACGTTGATCTCAACCACCCCACTTTCCCTGTTCGGGAAAGAGTTTTGCAAGGCTTGGGTTTTGCTCCGGTAGAGGCCAACGGTGACCGCATGGCGATTGTTCGCGGTGGCCAACTGTCTCCTTTGACTGCTTTTCAGCACCACGAACTGACCGGGGAGGATGGCCCGGCTCATTTGTACAATCAGCGTCTCTGCGTCGAAGAGATTGTCTGGGGCAGCAAGGAGGCTGAGTGATGTACGGTTCCAACTTTGATTTCAGTGGTGTTGTTCTTCCCGGCGCTGGCGGTCAAATCAACGCCAGCAACGCCATCAGTGGCGATCAACTTGCCAAAATGAATAAGACCGGTAAAAAATGGCGTCCCGACGCAGATGGTTTTATGTCCAACCACAATGAGAACATCCTGAAGATGAACGCCGAGCACCGCGAAAAGCGTGCTGGGCTTGTCAATCGGGACTATAACGAGAACGCTGACGGCAAAGATGCGATGAAGGAAATCTTCGATCGCAAAAAAGCTCGAATGTCTTCTTTCAAAGAGATGAAGAAGAATGAGTATGGCTTTGCGGAAGGGGACTCGCAAGACTCAGAGCTTCTGAGCATGCCCCTGCCAGCATTCAAAGACCACACCTGCAAAGGCCCTGGTTGCCCGATCTGCACCAGCCAGAAGTATGCGGAGATGTCATTCAGAGAGTGGAGCACCGAAAAGCGCAAGGCGCTCAAAGAGGGCAAAGTCAAGGGCGAATTTGCGGGTCCTGACATGAGCTTTCCGATTGCCAGCCCTGTGGATGTTGCCGCAGCATGGTCTTCTGTGGGCCGCGCCGCCAATCCTCGGGCCATCATGAAGCGCATCATCTCGATTGCCAAAAAGCATGGCTGGGAGTCGGGTCTCCCGGAGTCCGTCAAGAAACGTCTGGCAGCTGGTGAATCTGGTTTGCCAACGGAGTGAGCCATGGGGCTTGACATTCTTGGCGTAGTTGCCTCAATTGCGACTATCATATCCGGACTCGGTTGGGTTCTTGACAGAAACTCCAAAAAGTTTGCGTCAATGCAACAAGCGAGTTCCGACATGCTGACAAACTTTGGTGCCAAAGTTGAAAGACTCGACCAAACTCTCACCGAGGTTCGTCTCACTCTTCCAGAAAAGTATGTGACGAAAGAAGAGTTATTGATGCACATCCGGGGGGAAGAAACCTGGCACAATTCGATTGATCGCCGCCTTGACGATATCCGTGACGAACTTTCCTCCCTACGTGAATGGAGACACCGATGAACTTTGATGACTACGACTGGGAACGCCTTGAAGGTCTTGGCTTTGCTGAGGATGCTCGTGAAGAGCTGAAGAAAGCATGTTGGAAAGGCTATGAGGCCATTGGTGTAAAACAAAAGAATGGGCGCACCGTGCCCAACTGTGTGCCTAAGAAGAAAAAGAAAAGTCTGAGTTCTAATCACGGGGAGCAGTTTGACATCAACAAGCCAAACGACATCAATGACATGGCCATCGGCAATGCCCTGCCGAAAGTGCCTGCCACCGGCCCTGTGAAAAATCCACAGATGGGTGAGCAAAAGATTCGCATGCCTCGCATGGAAGAGATCAAAAAAGCCAACGCCAATAATGGGCAACTGGCCATGGCTGCTGCTCCCAACTATGCCGAGACTGAAGACTTCAACGATGCGTTTCATTCCGACGAGCCAAATGCCCGGATGATCATCACGCAACTGCGAGTGATGCGAGAAAAGATTGACATCATGCTCGGAATGATGTATCCCGATGACAACTTTGAACCCTGGGTGGCAACCAAAATTGCCAACGCCGGAGTTGGAGTTGCCAGTGTTGCCGACTATCTTCGCTTTGGGGGAGAAACGTGATGTTTGGATCATTTCCTGACGATGTGCTTGAGGATTTCTTTCAGAGCTATGCTGAAAGAATCGACAAAGACAAAATGCCTTGCAACAAACCCAAGGCACAAGCGGTGGGTGACTCACTGACTGGAAAGTCACATGTAGTCAAGGCATGCGCAAACGGCAAAGAAAAAGTCATTCGCTTTGGGCAGCGCGGTGTGAAAGGGTCACCAAAGAAAGAGGGTGAGTCCGCAGCATACGCAAGTCGTCGCAAGCGTTTCAAAACTCGGCACGCAAAAAATATTGCCAAAGGCCCCATGAGTGCGGCCTACTGGGCAAATAAAGTTAAATGGTAACAAGGGTAAAACCCTACATATAATGTCTCTGTCCGGCAATGCGAAAGGACTCCATCAACAATGAAGCCCTTGAAAAGGCTTATCTGATTTACAAAGAGCACGGTCACGAAATTGTTGACTATGACTTTTCGCACGCGCCGACCGACTATCAGCGGGGCACCGTGCGTGAGCCAGAGCAGGTCTCTGTCGTCGAAGGTGCTTTCAAAGAGCTGGTGAACCCTGCCAACGTTTCCAACGGTTTCCGCTATGAAGACCTGAAGAGCAAGGCTGATGCCCTGGATGCTCGTATCGACGAGCAACAGAACAAGCTGCGTGTGTGTCGCCTGCGCGGAAACTTCCAAGAGTTTCACAGGTGTATGCAAGAAATGCAAGATATGATCAAAGAGAAAGAGCGCCTTGACGCCAAAATGGCTGTCGCCGCTCCGGGTGGAAACGCCGGTCAAAAGCAAATGGATGACTATAATCGCACCTACGATCAAAACGATAACTACTCTGAAATAACCAGCATTGCAGATCGCATCGCTGCCCTCGAAGAGCAAATCAAGGCATACATGGAGGGGTGATCCCCATGCTGTCACGCCAACCTACTGCTTCCGACATTCGATCTGCCAAAAGCCGTGCCACAGGGGGAGGACGGAAACGTTGCCGCCGTGGAAAGAATTGTTCCGCCGCTTGCATTCAAGCAAGCATGGTGTGCCTTGTTGAACTGCCAGAGTCCGCAGGTGTCAATCTTTCGAGGGCTTCGTCGTTCTTGAGCAAACGCGCACCGAGCTTGCCGAGCAGTATGAAGAGGGAACTTGCCGGGCTCGGTGGTGGTCCCACGGATGTATTGGACGTCAAAGCAAAAACAGTTGAAAGAAAAACAGAAGGCAAGCCGCCGTGGTCAGCCACAGGAAATACCAAGTGGGCACGAGAGGATGCCGAAGACTTTGACTCTGCCTTGGTCGCAAAGGGCAAGACAGAGCCGCTGCGAAGAGTGGGAGATAAATCTTATGACAAGTGGGATGATAGCTATGGGAGCGGTGCTTCAAAGGTTGGGGAAGGATCTTATGGAGCCGTCATTCGCAACAAAGACGGCACATATGTGAAGAGAGGAGCCATCTCTGACACCGAGGCCGAGTTGATTGAGCGGGTGGGGAGAGCAGATATCGGCCCTCGCCTGAAGGCAGCAGACATTGACGGAAAACACGACTGGCACGACGAAAAATTTGTAGACGTGCGTGAAGGCCGCATCGCAATGACTGGTGTTCCCGGCAAGCCAATTGGTGACACTGCCTTTCCGGATACAAAGCTGGGAGGGAGAAATGCCGCTGATGTGTATTGGGGTGCCCTTGGCAATTTACACCGGCTCGGTATTGCCCATAATGATGCGCACATTGATAACATCCTTGTGGACGACAAGGGCAAAGGGCGCTGGGTGGACTTGGGACTGGCACAGGCTAATCCAAAAGCAGCCTTTCTAGAAGCCTTTGGAACTTTTACACCGGCAAACAAGTCGGGAGGGTCCAACTGGAAAGAAGGAAATTGGCAAACTTCTCGATGGCGAGCAACCGGAGTTGAAGACTATTTCAAACGAAATGACTTTGGAAGAGGAAAAGAGTTTCTTCAAGACGGAAAGTATAAAGAATTTCGTACAGTCGTTGAGAACCAGCCGAAAGTTCTAAACAAACTGAGAACTATGGGTTTCTCTGTTTCTGAAATTGACCAACTCATTAGAACTCCCATTCGCTCCACTCCGGAGACTTTTCAACAAGGCCCTTGGGCAAAAATGACAGACACCCAAGCCAAAGAACTCATCAACATTTTCTACGATGGCATCTAAAAAAGACGACAAAGACTATGGGATTTTGATGGCTCAGTACAAGAACTTGAGAACCAAAGACCCGGAGAACGCAATAAAATACCTTGAAGGCGCAATGAAGTTGCGAGAGCAAGGAAACGTGAGTGAAGATGCTGTGATAGGGTCTGCGTATCTGTAGCGGGTAAAGTTATGGAAAGCGTGTCTTCACACGCGCACAACTTTGCTCTTCAGCACGATGGCAGCGACCAAGATTATTCTCAAGCGATCCTCCCTTCCCGGAAAGCGCCCCAATACCAATAACCTGGAAGCGGGGGAAATCGCCCTCAACACAAACGCGAACGAACCCGGTCTGTTTTTTGAAGTCACAGACGGGCAAATCGTCAAAGCTGGTCCGACTGCCTATCTGCCTGACGCCCCGACAGTTTCTCCAGCGCGAGGAGAACTGTGGGTTGACACCGACACAAAGTCCCTGAGTATTGGCACTCCCACAAACGAGTGGCAAAAAGTTGCTGCCCCGTTTCTGGGTGGCACTGCTGCCCTGACTGTTTTTGTTGCGCCCGATTTTCCGGAAGCCACTGATTCCTTGGCCAATGACGGTCAGTCCGTGCCGTTCGTGACAATCAACCGTGCCATTCTTGAGGTCACCAAGAAGATCATTCTCGACGCCAACAATGGCTTGAGCAGCGGCAACAACCGCTATCTGATTGTTCTGGCTCCCAGTTCGCACTGTGTGGTCAATGGCCCTGGCGCAACTCTGGGTGAGTTCACAGCCAACTTTGATAGCCCTTATACAGAAGTCACTCAACAGGCCCTTCAACAGTTCAACGTTCCCACAGTTGGTGGTCTAATTCTGCCTCGTGGTGTGTCCATCATCGGCATGGACCTCAAGAAAAGCGAGGTTCATCCAGTGTATGTGCCAAAATACACCCACCCTGCTTTCCCGATCAACTATAAGCAAACTTCGACTGGGCCGGTCTACCAGAACCAGCCCCTGTCCAGCATCTTCCGATGGTCGGGCAACACCTATGTCAGCAACTTCAACTGCTTTGACAAACTCACTGAGCGAGTGGTGAACTCCGTTCGTGTTGACGAGACGACGGGCGTGGCCATCTTCAGCAGCCCCCGCCCTCACGGTCTGAACTTCAACGATTTCGTTCAAGTCACATATTCCAACATCGCCGACCAGGCCGGAGCAACTTTTGCCAACGGCGCATACTATGCCAATCCAGTCAACTCGTTTGAGTTTCAGCTTTCTCTCAATAACTGGGAGACTCTGGGCACCACCGGGGTATTGGCATCAACCCTGCCAACCTCGTTCACTCTGCCCGTCAGCAACGGCAAGGTGAAACTTCAGGTTGATAACATTTATCCATACTACATTCCCTCGGACGGTGTTTCCTACGAGTTGTCGAACTACTCTCACCACCGTCTGAGTGTTTTCAAGAACTGCTCTCTCCAAGATCTCAACGATTTCTACATCAAAGTTCAACTTGCTTTCCCAACTCTGTTCGGTGGCTCGGTTGACAAGAATGTGGCAACTGCTCCCGAGTATCAGATTGTTGCCGAGGCGCAAACTCTGTATCCCCAGAACATCCTGTCAAACAGCGCCTCAAACTCTTCCCCCTACGAGAACCAAGTCAATCACCGTTCCAACTATGGGATGGCAAACGTTGACGCAGACGGGGAAATTGTCAGCGGCTTCAAGTCAATCATCGTCAATTCTTCCACGGCGGTCATACTTCAGAAAGACCCTTGTGCTTATGAAGTCTATGCCGACTCGGATCAGATCTGGCGCACTCTGACGACGACTGCGCAGTCCCGGATGCCTCTGGATACTCCGATCTGGTCAGTTCCCACAGATTTTCAGCTGGAGATTTTGAACGAAGCGTCCATTCCCAACATTCGTTATTATTACACAACCCTGCTGGTGACCTCGGGCCAAAGCACCGGCCTGACTGACATCGATAACGATTTCCGTCACTTTGGTTTCCGAATTCGCGGTGCTGGCGCCTACATGCAGGCACAGTCCACCTACACAATCGGTGCTGCCATTGGTTGCTGGGCAATGGGTGGTGCCTTGATGAACCTCACCAGCGCAACTTCAAACTTCGGTTCCATTGCGTTTCAGGCCGAAGGTTTTGCCGGCATCGGCACCCTGGGTGGAGCAACTCAGGTGGGTCAAGGCTTCCTGCAATCTGGCATTGTTCGCCCTCTCGCTCTGACTGAGCCCCAGGTTGTTTCAGACTTCCAGAAGAAAATTCTTCCTCTCGGAAGCCGAGTGGTTCACATTGGCGACGATCCGACGAATGCCGAAGTGACCCTGATTTATCTACGTCAAGCATTTGATCCCGCAAGCATTCTGCCGTTCTCTCTCAAGCCGGGGAGTGCTGTGTTCCTGGGTGACGCCACATGCACATACGTTGCCTATTTTGTGGACAACGGAGAGCCCACCTGTATTCTATCTGAGTCCAACCCTGCTGTCAACCCATACGCCCCTGGCGGTGCCATTCTGCGCGTCAGAAAGTCTGACTCCAACCTGCCCTCGGGAGGGGTGTCAGAAACTAGCTTCCCATACATTCGCCGTTTCATTGACCCTCGCGCAGACACGGAAAAGTGCTACGGATTCTACGTGGAGTCCACCAACCCTGGCTCTCAAGCTCCGCAAACGGGAGCAGTGCTGCGCCTCAACCAGGTGGGCAAAGATCTGTCGACGACCATTAAGCGCAACTACCAGTTTGACCCTGGGCAGTTTGGTGGAATTGCACAGACTTTCACCGTTGACCAAGTTGAGACCGTTCAGTATAACTTCTCCCTCAACTATAACAACAAGGTTTCCGACTCGGCACAGTCCACAGCTTATGCGGTGTATGCGTCGTTGAGTGACAACTCGGGACCTTGGATTCAGTCGTATCCTGTGAATGGGGTTCAGGTTCCTTTCAACACTCAGGAAGGAAACTACATCACCAACAACTACCGCAACTATTACGCAGCAGAGAATAACCTCTGGTCTGCTTTGTACTACTCGACAACTTTCAACCCCGAGAACGGGCCGACGAAAGTGTCTCCCAACAAGGCAGACTCACCGTTTGTGCCTGCGGCCATTCTGGATCGCCAGGAAAACATTCGGGATGCCTGGCAGGGATACGTTCCTGATCCGTACTACTCCTACTACATCAGCGGTGTTCCTGCTGAGTACAACGCAGATATGACCTATCTACGTGGCACGGTTATTCCCCTCAAGGAGTTTTTCTCAGAGTACGTTGTTGACCAGGATAACGGCTCCGAAAGTCTTGGCATCATCTTCCACCGAGTTCCTGTGGAAGGCGCCGATACTGTCACGACCTCGGCTTCAGTTGCGGTTCAAACCGCACAAGTCATGACGACTCCGTTTGTGACGAATCCAACGTTTGGCCGTCCCGAGATCATTCGTTTCAATGCGTTGAAAGTCTCGCAGCTTGAGAACCCGAAGAACGGTATCTCCGTAATTCAAGTCACGAACGGACTCATCGGAGGACCGATTGAGTACATGCGAGTGATCGGACTTTCCTCGAACGTTATCACGGCAGTTCGCAACTACTACCCCGAATACGCCCAGGGTACTCTCCCTACGACGTGGCCTTCCGGTACAAAAATTACTCCTTGCGTGAGCACCGGGTATCCCGAACCCTCAGTCTATGACCCGGACTGGGCAACCACCAAGAACACAGTTCTTCGCTACTACGAAGTGATGGGCTTCGCTCGTTCCCTGGTGGCTCCTTTCCTGATTCCCCAGTATGCTGGGGAGCGAGTCCTGTACAATGCTACACTGCCTCTGGCTCCAATAAACGGGTACGCAAACACAGCAGCTCCGTGGCCTGTGGAGTTCAACAACCCTTCAACCATTCTGGCAAACAATCACACCTGGACTTTTGTAGGATATTTCGACTATTCGCGTGGTTTGCCCAAGTATCAAACAAACGAACTCTCCCGGAAACTGGCAGCTGATTATCAGACTTATGGAACGTGGGGTGGCAAAATCACTTGCTTTGGTGCCGGGGAAAGCGGCGCTCTGGTTGTCTCTGGCGACTTCCGCGAGTCTGCCACACTGAACTATTTCCAGAACAACACTCCGCTTCAGAACTTCAACGATCGCGTTGTCTACGCTTCGCCGACTCCGATCGACTATCCCGCCCCGGTGCTGGTCTACTCCGTCGACGATCTCACCCCACAGTTCACTGGTGTCTACAATCCTTCAACAGGTCAAGTCACCGGTCAAACTTCGTTCGAACTCAAGCGCGGCGGATACCGAATCCCCGCATCCCAACTCTCCAACTTTGGTGTTTTGGTGTTCCTGGGCGGTGTTGCTCAGCTCCCCGTGACTGCCTACACAATCAACGGTAGTGAAATCATCTTCACTGAGCCTCCCCTGGTTGGCACAGCTTGCGACATTCGTGTCATCACGACGGACGACCAAAACAAAACTCTGGAAGTCGTTCCCTTCGCCATCGGCGCACCTTTCAACGGTTCAAACGTCGATTTCCCCTTGACTCCGGACTTGGAGGGATTGACAAACGGCAACTCCCTGGTGTTCCTTGGTGGCGTTCTTCAGGACCCTCTCGGCCCTCCCACACAGACCGACTTTGCCTACACTGTTGTCAATGGCACTGGTGGTGGTTTGTCAATCTCGTTCATTGGTGCTGCCCCGCAAAAAGGCACAACCATTGACGTTCGCGGTGTTCTTTCCGGCAACATCTATCGTACAGCCGGTGTGCCGATCGTGTTTATGTCGTCCACGGACGAAATCTCCGACAAGTTTGACGGAGCTCGGACTGCGTTCCCGCTGGCGATTGATGGCGTTTCTCTAGATGCCTTCAAAGTCAATTCCGAGAACATGCTCGTGAACCTGGGCGGTGTGATGCAGATTCCCATCGCCAACGCTGCAAGTTCTCAGCTGGGTCTGGCATACAGCGTCGGTGTGAATCCGTCCTCCCAAGTTCTGGAAATCACTTTCGCCGTTCCCCCAACTTTCGGCACGACTTGCAACATTCGCGTTCTGTCTCAGGATGAGTTCATCACTTGCCCGTTGCCTGAGCTGTTGATCAACCAGAACCTGAAAGCAGGTCCTGGCGTTGAAACTTCGATCGACGGAGAGCTGATTGGTCTGGATGAAGGTCTCATTGGCGGGTAAAAAAGTATAGGTCCGAAAAACGGATATCACTCTGACATCTAGTCACCAATGGCTACCACAAAGGTTACACCGATTCAACTACTGCGGTCGATTGTCCTCAACAAACGTCCTGATCCAACAAAACTTCTGCCAGGGCAGCCCGCTGTAAATACAAATATCGCACAGCCTGGACTCTTTTTCGCCGATAACAGCGGGGCCACCCTCTTCAAAGTTGGTCCCTGCGCTGTCGGAGGCACTGCTCCCAACGCCGGAGCAACCGGTCCTGGCTCAGGAAACACTCTGGGCGAGCTTTGGTTGGACACTGGTTCAACTCCTGCTCACCCTGGTCCAACCCTCAAGGTTTGGGATGGTCTACAGTGGATCAATTGTCTTCCTTACACTTACGCAAACGCCATCGTCGCTGACACTGCTCCGACCATCAGCGATCACATTCCCGGAACTCTGTGGTGGAACTCCACAACGGGTCTGATGTACATTCTGTACAATGATGGTAACTCCATTCAGTGGACACAAGTTTCTTCTAGCACCGTTTCTTAATGCAGTAAGATGGCCAATCCAGACAATTTTAATCCTCTTGTTCCTATTCCCAACGGCCCGATTCCTGACATCCCGGAAGTTTGGACCTTCAAACCCTCCGGTGGAAACGCTGGTGGGCCCCCTGCGTTCATTATGGGGAATGGATTTACCGTTACCGGAAATCCGTTTCTTGTCACCATTTCTCAACTTCCCCCGCCGATTGTCGGCACTGTAACCAGGGTTACTGCTGGCACTGGACTGGTTTCCCTGCCTGTCACAGGTGTCCGAGTCTCGGGCAGCTTTGCCCTGGCTCCCGCCCCCTCAACACTGACTCCGGGTGCATACAAGTATGCCAACCTAACGGTGGATGAGTTTGGCCACGTTGATGCCGCTTCCACCGGAAACCAGCCGCTCCTTGGCGGTCTGGGTCTCTTCCCCATTTCGGTCACTGGTGCTCCTCCGACCCTGAACGTTTCTATCGGCGCTGGCTCAACCCTTCAACTGGGTGCAGTCCAACTGGTTGACGATTTGGTTTCCCCCGACAGCACCAAGGCTCTGACGGCAAATCAAGGATATATTCTCAATAACGACCTCAATAGCATTCCAATCGATCCGGTCAACGGTCAGTACTATGCTGGCTCGTTCAACCCGACGAACGGACTGCTTCAAAGCGTTTCCTCCCTCGGCTCAGCAAACGGCTTTGTGCTCGGTCAGTTTTTGCCCGCGCCTGGTAGCCTCAGTGTTGAAGGTTTCGTAATCGCAACTGGCACTGCTTCGTACAACCCTCCCGGTGGTGGTGGTCCCTACAATGTTCAACCCGGCGACGAGTTCTACTGCGGAAACACTTCCTGGCTTTACATTCCCAAGGCATTCCGTTATAATTACGCAACGGACACGACCGCAGGCATCGTAAAACTGGCAAAGCAAAGTGACGTTCGTCCTTTCACGAACAACACCCTCGTTTGCACACCGTATTCCCTGGCCAACCTGATTGCCACCAACACAGAAGTTGGCTGGATTCTGTTGTCCACCGATGCTGAGTGCCGCGCTCTGCTCACTCCGTCCAAGGCTGTCACTCCGGCAAACCTTTCGGCCACGCCCGCAACGTTGTTCGATCGCGGTATCGTTCAGCTCAATAACAGCACGACTTCAACCTCAACTACTGAAGCGGCTACAGTCCAAGCCATCAACTCGGTCTACAATGCTGCGATTCTGAAGTCTCAGATTGTTGCTGTTGGTGACCTCATCTCAGCTTCTGCTGCCGCAACTCCTGTAACTGTGAGCCGTGGCACCAACCGATATGCGCTCACTGCCGATGATCAAGCCGTCGGCGGAATGTCCTGGGAAGCCATCAGCCCTCCCCAAACCTGCCCGGTTGGCACCATTTTCTGGTTCCCGAGCACCAACCTCTCAAAACTGCCAACCGACTGGGCATACTGTGACGGTGCGTCGGCGAACTCCGCTGCTGAAACTTCTCCCGGTGTGGCAAACCCCTACCGCGATCTGTTCAATGTGATTGGATACACATATGGCGGTAGCGGTGCAACCTTCAACCTCCCCGACCTGCGCGGCAAATTTGTTCGCGGTTGGAGTGGTGCTGGTGGCACTGCAGGTGCTATTGACGCCCCTCGCACTTTTGGAAGCACTCAACTTTCAAGTGTAATCTCACACACACACCAGTTTACTGGTCTTGGTCACAGTCACAATCCCATCTCAATCGTTGACCCTGGACACAACCACAGTGCAAGAACTGCGACCGTGATTGGACCCAATCGAGGATATTATGGCAACAAGGACACTGGACCGGACCTGATGAGTGATGGAGTTGACGTGACCGGCGTTACAATGGTTCTTGCCGATTTTGATCCTGCCGTCCTGTCAACTCCTCCAACCGTCTATAAGCAAACTCTCACAAACACGGCACCGGTCCCAACCGACGAGACTCGTCCCGTAAACTTCTCTCTGGTCCCCATCATTCGTTATACCTACGGTTCAACTCCTCCGATTCCGAATCCAAACCCCTACTTCTACTACGTGTCGGTTTCTCCGACTTCGATGGGAGCAAGTGCCACTGCAACAGTGACGGTTCTCACAGCCAACGTTGCCCGTGGAACCACGCTCTACTGGGAACTCGGTGGCCCTGGCGTCGATGCCAGCTTGTTCAACCCTGCGACTCTGACTGGCAGTGTGACAATTGGATACAACAACGTTGCAAGTTTCGCTGTGACGGCTGCCGCGTCGCTTCCCACTCCGCCCTACAGCGTGGAAATCAAGATTTACAGCGACTCCGCTCGCCTGAATCAAGTGGGCAACACCGCCTACCTCACTCTTACCTGATGCCGGGTAAAACTCACCAACGACGAACAATCCTTAGCGTGTAGAAATGGCTCCTATCAATCCTTCTCCCAACATCATTCCCAACCAGCCCATCCCAAACAACCCGTTCTACTCACCCGTTATTTGGCAGTTTTACACTCCGAACGGCACTCTGACTCTGGGCAGCGGTTTCCTGGTGGATCCCGCCACAATGATCGTCCAGAACGCCCCTGGACCCAACCCTCCTGGCACGGTGACCTCGATCACCGCCACTCCTGGTGGCGGCCTGGCCACGGTGCCCTCTGGTGGCATCACCTCCACTGGCTCCATCGGTCTGGCCCCCGTGGGCGGCTCCCTGGTGGCAGGTTCCTACACCTACTCCTCGGTGACGGTAGACGCCTTTGGCCGAATCACCAACATTGCAGACGGCATCATTCCGGTGCAAAACGTCACCGGTTCTGCCCCGATTGTGGTGACTGGTGCTGCTCCTTCGGTCACCGTGAGCATTACGGCTGCCACCACGACCGCCCCTGGTGCGGTTCAACTGTGTGACAACCTGGTCACCCCTGCCAGCGATCTGGCTCTGACGGCGAATCAAGGATATATTCTCAATCTTCAAGTTGCTGGTCTGGCTGCCACTGCCGCCAACCAATTCCTGGCTGGCACCCTGAACACCAGCACCACGCTGATGGCTTCGGTGACTGCCGCTGGAACCACTGCCGGTTTCTCCGTTGGCGCTGCTCTGCCCGCTCCCGCTGCTGGCAACGCTGGCGCTGTGGTCTATGTGACCCAAACTGCCTCCTACACCCCTCCCGGTGGCGGTGGCCCCTATAGCACCGTGCCTGGCGACGAGTTCATCAGCGACGGCACCACCTGGATCTGGATTGCCTCTGGTTTCCGCCCCACCTATGCCACCACCACGGTTGCTGGTATCGTTGAGCTGGCAACTCCTGCTGAAGTCACTCCTCTGGCCAACAACACCCTGGCCGTCACTCCGTTCTCGCTCTCGACAACGATTGCGTCGACGACCCAGCTTGGTTTTGCCGAACTGGCAACCGACGCTGAGACTCTGGCCCTGACTTCGACGTCGGTTGTTGTGACTCCCAGCAACCTGAATGCTCTGCAGTCCACAACCTCCCAGCGTGGTATCGTTCAGCTGAACGACGATTTCACCTCCACTTCGGTGACCCAAGCTGCGACCCCGAATGCGGTCAAGAAAGTCAACGATCTGATCATTCCGAAGACCATTCTGGCTGCCAAGGGCGACCTGATTGTTGGTGCTGCTCCTGCCACTCCTGCCATTCTGCCTGTAGGCACGAACGGCTCGATTCTGACGGTTGACGACACCAAACCCCTGGGCGTCGACTGGAACGTGCCTGACGCTGTGGCCACGGTTCCCGTGGGTGCGATCACCTGGTTCACTTCGAACGTGGCTGCGAACCTGCCCGTGGGCTGGCTGATTTGCGACGGTGGATCTTATTCCAACGTTATTGAAATTGCGCCCGGTATTCCCAACCCCTACTACGATCTCTTTGACCTGATTGGAAACACCTTCGGTGGCACTCTGACCACCTTCCAAGTGCCCGATCTGCGCGGTCTATTCGTTCGTGGTTTGAATAATGCTGGAGGTACCCCTGCCGCTTACGATCCCGGTCGTGCGTTTGCCTCTGTGCAGACCTCGGCGGTGCAGACTCACACTCACACCCTGCCCAGCCTGTCTCACGACCATACGGTGACGGTTACTGACCTTGGCCATAACCACTCTGCGGCTTCTGCGACGGTGGTTGGTGGAAGTCCTGGCTACTATCCCGGTAACAACAACTTCGGCGACAACACACCCGTGGGAGGTTCAGGTCCTGGACAGCTTGGAAATGGCAAGGCGTTGACGAACATTACTGCCTCCTCGGCCACCAGTCTTTCTGGAACCTACACCACCCTGATCAACACAGCTCCGACTCCAACCGACGAATCCCGACCCGTCAATATTGCGCTCTTGCCGATTATCAAATACTCCTCACTTTACGACTGATGACAAGGGACCTTCGGGTCCCTTTTCTTTTGCGGGTAAAACCAGGTATCCCGACAGTTGCGTTTCATGGCGGTCCCGAATCCCCCATTCAACCCAAACAACCGCATTCCAAACGACCCTTTCAACTCTATTAATGTTCCTACCTTTAATACAAGTTTTGGCCCCATGATCATTGGGTCTGGACTCAGTATTTCCGGTATCGGGAATCCTCAGACTCTTTCCGCTACTGGTGGCGGTGGTGGAGCGGTCAATCAGGTTCTTGGCGGTGTGGGCATCTCGACGTCCCCATCAACTGGAACCGTATATGTCAATAACACCGGGGTCACCTCGCTGACGGCTGGCTCCGGTATTGCCATTTCTGCTAGCACTGGCGCCATCACAATCAGTGCTTCGGGTGTTGGCACTGGCACCGTGACCTCCGTTGCTACAGGCACTGGCCTGACCGGCGGTCCGATTATCGCCAGTGGCACCATCTCTCTGGCAAATACTGCAGTATCCCCTGGCACATATAACTATTCTACCATCACCGTCGATGCTCAGGGTCGTCTGACTGCTGCTTCCAGTGGTGCTGCTCCCGTAACAAATATTGCGACTGGAACTGGGCTCACTGGCGGTCCGATCACAACCACTGGGACCATCGCTCTTGCCAACACCTCCGTTACGGCGGGCAGCTACACCAATGCCAACATCGTCGTTGACGCGCAGGGTCGTATCACCTCTGCCTCAAACGGAACAGCTTGCACTGGCACCGTCACTTCTGTGGCAACTGGCACAGGGCTGACCGGTGGGACAATCACCACTGCGGGAACGATTGCCCTGGCAGACACTGCTGTGTCCCCCGGTACTTACAACTTTGCAACTATAACCGTCGACCAACAAGGTCGTCTCACTGCTGCTTCGACTGGAACTCCTCCAACTCCCGGAAGCACCACGGTTACTTCCCCGATTACTAATAGCGGTACTGCCCTCAACCCGAACATTGGTATTCAAACAGCAACCACAGGTCAGCTCGGTGCGGTTCAAGTCGGCAGCAATATTGATGTTTCCTCTGGCGTCATCAGTGTTGCCTCTACCGTAGGTGTTGCGACTGCGGTTAGCAACCTCGGTGTGACAACAATCACTGACAACGTAACCTCTACCTCTTGCAACAGTGCCCTGTCTGCGAACCAGGGACGGGCTCTGCAACAGCAGATTAACTCCCTCCTGGTGACAGGGACGGTCGAACTCGCTGGTACCATTGATGGTAGCACAGGTTTTGTTGCAACAACAACCTCACTGGGGTCTAGCAAAGGCTACACCGTTGGTGCCGTTCTGCCCGCTGCATCCGCAACCACTGTCAACAGCTACGTCATTGTAACAACTCCTGGAACAATGACACCTCCTGGCGGTGTTTCCACTGCCGTAACTCGTGGTGACTGGTGGCTGGTGACCCAGTCTTCCCCTGGCGTCTACGTCTGGAGCTACCTGAACGTTGGTTTCGACCCTCCGATGGCCAGCACAACGACCGCTGGTCTCGTTGAGCTTGCCACGGATGCCGAGACACAAGCGGGCACGAGTGCCTCTTTGGCAGTCACCCCGGCTGGCGCCTGCGCAACTTATATTCCTTTCACTCAACTGACTGCCAAAGGCGCTCTGATCTCTGCCAGCGGTGCAAACACTGCTCTGACTGTGACGGTTGGTTCAGATGGTCAGGTTCTGACTGCTTGTTCTGCCTCCCCGAGCGGACTGTGCTGGACTGCTTCTTCGGTTCCCGCCATTCCTTGCGCTTGCATCACTGCCAAAGGTGATCTGATAACGGGCACTGCGGCAAACACACCCATTGCCCTCCCTGTGGGAACCAATGGACAGATTCTCTATGCGGACTCCGCCTGCAGCACGGGGCTGACGTGGGGAACTGCTCCCATCACTTGCCTCGCGTTTGATGCCAAAGGTGACCTTCTGACTGGTTTTGGCCCTGACTCTTATGGCATTCTGGGCGTTGGCAGCAACGGCTGCGTGCTCGTTGCGTGCTCAGCTTGTGCCCAAGGAATGTGCTGGGGTCGTGGCGTCAACTCTGCCACCCCGACTTGCGAAGGTATTGTATACGGTTGCACACTGGCAACCGCAACTGCCCTTGGCTGCAACGCTCTGACCACCGGCACCGGTGCCAATAGCGTGGCCATTGGTACTCTGGCACTGACCAACAGTGGCGCGGGTACTGACAACGTTGCTGTTGGTTATGCCTCGCTTTGCTGCAACACGACCGGCTCTTGCAACACCGTTGTCGGCTCTTGTGCCAACTGCCTTGCTACAGCCACAACCGGAAACACTGCTGTTGGTACCAAAGTTCTGAGCTGCAACAACACCGGAAATAACAACACTGCCGTTGGCTCTCTTGCGCTTCGCGATAATGCTTCGGGCTCCTACAACACCAGCGTTGGCTGGGCCGCTGGATTCAACCTCACCTCTGGCTGCTATAACCTGGCCCTTGGCATCAACACCTGTCTTCCCAACCCCGCAGGAAACTGCCAGCTGGCCATTGGTTTTGGCAGCGGCACCAACTGGCTGACCGGTGACAGCAGCAAGCACATTCAACCTGGTGCTGGCATTCGCGACTGTGCCGGTTGTCTCGGTTGCGCTGGACAGTTCCTGTGCTCCACTGGCACTGCCATTCAGTGGGTGACTGGTGTGGGTGACACTCCTGTTGGCACCGTAAACTGGTTCGGTGCTGCGACTGCCCCTGTTGGCTGGCTTGTTGCTGACGGTCGTGCCGTGAGCCGCACCGCTTATGCTGCCCTCTACGCTGTGATCGGTACCACCTACGGTACTGGTGATGGCACTTCCACGTTCAACCTGCCCGACCTGCGTGCTGTGTTCATCCGTGGCGTTGATAACGCTGGCGGCACTGCTCGCGGCGTTGACCCAGGTCGTGCGTTCGGTAGTTTGCAGGCGAACTCCGTTCAGTCTCACTGCCACCAAGTGCAAGTTATCGCGGGTGGTGCTGGTCGCCCTGAGTGGTTGTTCCCCAACAACGCTTGCCCCATTGGAGCCGGATATCCGGCGCCCACTGGTGGTGCCGTCCGATCCGCTGGTTTCACAGACCTCACCGGTGGCACGGAAACACGCCCCCTCAACATGGCGCTGTTGCCTTGCATCAAGTACGAAATCACGGTTGCTCCGACCACTCCGTCTGCCTGCGGCATCCCCTGCGCCTGCGTGACGGGCAAAGGTGCCATCATCGTGGGAAGCGCCCCGAACACCCCGACCGCTCTGCCCGTCGGTTTCAACTGTCAGATTCTGGTTGCAAATAGCAACTGTGCGCAGGGTCTGGCCTGGGCGAACCCGCCTGGTGTGAACTATCAGCAGTGTGCGGCTCCTGCCTTCACAACACCCGTCAACAGCCTCTGTCAGATCGCTGCCATCTCGATCAACACCTTGGGCAACCCTGTGCAGGTCAATGCCTATGGCGATGCCTATAGCAGCGGGTCCAACTGGTTTGGTTGCGTCTTCATTCGCCGTTGCGGTTCTCCCAACTCGGACTCCCGTTCGTCTTGGCTGGAAAACAATGCGGGCAACATCAACGAAGCCTTTGCCCTCTCCGTTATTGACAACCCTCCCGCTGGCACCTATTGCTACGCCCTCATGATGTGCGTCCCGAGTGGATCCGGGGGCAACATCATCGCTGGCGAAGCCGGTGGTCCGGTTCTCAACGCTGTGGAACTCGGTTCTGCCTGCTACACCAACGCCATTCCTTGCACCGCCATCACCGCCAAAGGCGACCTGATTGCCGGTGTGGGTATCAACTCCCCCACCGCTCTGCCCGTTGGCAGCTGTGGTGCGGTTCTTCGCCCCAACCCTGCCTGTGCCACTGGCCTGCAGTGGTGTGAAGTCGGCAAGACTGCCAGCGGCGTTGTCAGCACTGTCAACGTTGCGAACCAGTGGGTCACGATCGATGACATGCAGTTTGGTTTCTGGAACGGATTCAAGAGCTTCGTTATGAGGTTGGCACCGGGCTGCGCTTATAGTCTTGGTGCAACTTGGACCAGCTGCTATATTGGCGACGGTGGTGGATTTGGTTCCACATACTATCGAGATCAGACCCTGGTCGCCGGTACTTGGCGATTCATCTGGTGCGACCTGAACTACAGTCAGCACGGCCCGACTCAAAACGCAACCATCTGCCTGCTTGGCCCCGCTGGCGCCACTCGCATGTATCAGTTCATGGGCATGGTCAGTTCAGCTTACTGCTGCAACCCCATCTCCGTCACTCGCGTCCTCTGACCTGGCAACGGGTAAAAATAAACACATCACTCTTGTAGAAAGCAATGGGTTTGTCGACTCCCTTTAATCCCAACTCCCCCATTCCAAACAACCCATTTTACGCTCCGCAGTTTTCCACTATCAACTCCAGCATCGGTCCGCTGATCCTTGGCACCGGTCTGAACATTTCGGCAGTTGGAAACCCTCCCACTCTGAGCACCAGCGGGGGAGGGGGCGGCGGATCCGTTTCGCAAATCATCGCTGGCACCGGCATTAGTGTGTCCCCCTCGGGCGGTACCGGCAACGTCATTGTCAATAACACCGGCGTTCTCAGCCTCGTGGCTGGCACGGGCATTTCCGTGTCGTCTGTGGGCGGTGTCTACACCGTGAACGCCACAGGTGGCGCTGGTACTGTCACCCTGATCAACTCTGGCTCCGGTCTGACCGGTGGCCCGATCACCACAAGCGGCACTCTGGCTCTGAACTACGCCTGTGTGGTTGACCCCACCGACTTTACTGGCAAAGGTGCTATCCTTGCTGGTACCGGTGTGGGCACATACAGTGCTCTGGCTGTTGGCGCAAACGGTCTGGTTCTGACTGCTTGTTCGACCGCTGCCAACGGCGTTTGCTGGGCTTCGGCAAGCGCGAACGACATTCCCTGCTCCGCGATTACTGCCAAAGGTGCCCTGATTACTGGCACCGGCCCTTCCACCCTGTTCTCTCTGGGCGTGGGCACCAACGGCCAAGTCCTGACTGCCTGCTCGGCTTGTGGCCCTGGCATGTACTGGACCAACCCGACCGCAGTTGTTCCTGACGCCACCCCGTCCGTTGAGGGCATCGTCTACGGCATCACCGACGCTGTCACAACATTCAACGTGGGTCTGGGCTCGGACGTTCTGGCTGCTGGTCCGGCGACTGGGCCTGGCAACGTTGCCATTGGTACTCAGGCTGGATACAATGTCACTTCGGGTCAGCAAAATAACCTCATCGGTGCTGGTGCTGGTTGCGCCATCACCTCTGGTAATGCGAACAATTTCCTCGGATTCCTGGCTGGTGGTGCTGTAACGACTGGTTCCCAGAATGTTCTGCTGGGCAACAGTGCAGGCAGCTCTTATACAACCGAACAGGGCAACGTCATCATCGGTGGCAACGCTGGCGTGGCTGGTGTCTGCAACCAAATCCTTCTGTCGGACGGCATCGGCACCCTGCGTCTTCAACTCAACCAGTGCGGCGCTATCTCTCCGGACGGTACCACCTACGGTACTGCCGGTCAGGTCCTGTGCTCGGGTGGTCCAAACACCACCTGGGGTTGGACCTCTAGTTCCACCTCTGAAGCTACCTCCGTCGCTGCTGGCATCATCAAGGGTTGCACCGACAACACCCTTTGTAACTCCTTCTTCGGTTGCTGTGCTGGTCCTGGTCCCCTCTCTACAGGTGCTTGCAACACTGCTCTGGGATATCGGGCAGGTGCTGCTATCTCGACTGGTAATGTAAACACCATTGTCGGATTTGGGGCTGGTTGTACCATTAGCAGCGGTAACTGGAACGTCATCATGGGCCATAGTGCCGGTGACTCCATTACATCGGGTGGTTGCAACATTGCCATCGGTGGTGCTGCTGGTGCATCCATTACCACCACCTGCGAGAACGTTCTGATTGGTGACCTTGCAGGCACTTCTCTGACCGGTCTTCAAAACGTTGGTGTGGGAACACAAGCACTTTGTGCCGTTGGTGCTGCAAATGCCAACACTGCTCTGGGTCACAACGCGGGTAGCAGAATCACAATTGGTAACTGCAACGTTGCCGTGGGCTATCTTGCCCTGGGCTCGCCGATAACGACCATCACCGGCAACAACAACGTGTCTGTTGGCGCTGGTAGTTTCAACAGCTTGACCTCCGGTAGTGCCAACATCTCGATTGGTAATGGAAACAATAACCCTCTGACAACCGGTGGTTGCAACATCAGCATTGGCTCGACTAATGGCCTGCCAGCTGCAAACACCTGCTACACAACCATCATCGGAAACGGCATCGTTGCCACGCAAAGTTGCCAGGTGATTATTGGATGGGTGACCGGTGGAACTTGTGCCTCCTTTGTCAACGGCTCGCTCAACTGGACCGTGAGCTCTGATGCTCGAATGAAGGATAAGGTCGAAGACTTCACCGAGGGTCTTGAACTTATTGAAAAACTTCAACCCCGGAGCTATAACTTCATCGGCGGTTGCGAAGAGGGTGACGAAGGCGTTCCTGCTTTCGGCCTCATCGCTCAAGAAGTGGCTGAAGCCATTGCCGGAACCAGTGCTGAGGGTCGCGGTCTGATTGGTGGAACGGAAGAAAACGGATACGGAATTACTTATCCTCAGCTTATCATTCCTCTGATCAACGCTGTCAAGGAATTGTCGGCCCGAGTGAAAGAACTCGAGTCCAAATGAGTTGAATAAAACTTGAACGCACACGGGGACCTTCGGGTCCCCATTTTTGTTGCCGGGTAAAAGTGTTTATCTAGACGTTTGCCAGCAATGGGATTGCCGACGCCCCCCTTTAATCCAAACACCCCAATCCCAAACAATCCCTTCCAGAGCCCTCAAACATACACTGTCAATGGTCTAAGTGGCCCCACGATTGTTGGTGATGGTCTATATGTTGACTATGCCAATCTATCAATCAATTCCTCCGGCTCCCTAATCACTGGCATCATTGCCGGTTTGGGCATCAGTGTTTCAAGCACGGTTGGCAATATCACAGTCAGCAACACTGGTGTTCTCAGCCTGAACGCTGGACCTGGTATCAGCATTTCCGGGTCTACAGGAAACATCACAATTAGTTCCACAGGTAGCGGCAGCGGCACGGTCACTAGCATCACTGCGAGTACAGGACTTACTGGTGGAACCATTACCACAAGTGGGACTATAGCACTGGCAAACACTACGGTGAACGCTGGCAGCTACACTTTTGCTTCGTTTACGGTAGATCCGCAAGGTCGTCTAACCGCAGCAAGCAATGGTTCCGTACCCACTGCAACTCCTACGACCTTAGGGTTGACTTTTGCAGGACCTGGTGACCTTATTACAGGTAATAGCTCTACCGGATATTGCGCTCTAAGTTCAATACCATCAGTAACAATTTCAGAACGCAACACAGCGTTAGGTGTGCTGGCTCTCAGACTTCTCACCAATGCCGTGGATAACACAGCAGTTGGTTACTCGGCTCTTAACTCGAACCTCATAGGGAGTTACAACACCGTTATTGGTTCCAATGCTGGTTTTAGCGTAACTGGATCAAAAAACGTTGTTATCGGTGCCTACGTCAATCCTGCGAACGTCGCAGGGAACTGTCAACTTGCTATTGGACCTTCTGGTGGTTTCTGTTGGCTCACAGGTAACAGCACTCTAGCTATTAAACCAGGCGCCGGAATCATTGACTGCGCCGGTTCCTGCGGAACCGCTGGTCAGGTTCTGATGAGCAACGGCTCGAACGCCATTTGCTGGGGGACTGTGGCTGCAGGCAGCGGCATTCCTTGTGCTTGCATCACAGCCAAAGGCGCTCTTGTCACAGGCACCGCTGCCTCAACTCCGGTTGGTCTTACCGTTGGAACCGACGGTCAAGTTCTGACAGCCTGTGCAGCTTGCACGACAGGTTTGACTTGGGCTGCCGGTGGTGGCGGTGGAAGTGGCACAGTGACCGACATCACTGCTGGCACCGGACTTACGGGCGGCACAATCACAACGTCTGGAACCGTCGCTCTTGACACCGCCTGCGTTATTCCGCCTACGGCTTTCACACAGAAAGGCGAAATGCTAATTGGTACAGGAGCTGGTACGTATACTGTGGTGGCCCCGGGAACACCCGGTCAGTACCTTACTTACACCAGTCCAAAAGTCGGTTGCAATGCCATATGGACGGACCCGGTGGGGGTTGCAACACCTGGTGATCTTGGTTTGGGTTACGGTTTCTACGACACCTCCACCTCTCCCAATAGCATGGCCGCAGGGCAAGGTTCCTTAGGCAACCTTATTGGAGGAGATAGTAATACGGCCCTGGGTTTTCAAGCTCTTGTAAACTTAAGCACCGGGTCTCGAAATATTGGTCTTGGGTTCTGTGCCGGAAGTGGCCTAACTACTGAGACAGACAACGTCTTAATTGGATCTTCAGCAGGTAACTTTGACACTCTCACTCAAACAGTAGCTATCGGCTCTTATGCGGGAACAAAAGCAACAAATAGCGTCTTCATCGGTTACTGTGCGATTCAGTTCGGTCTCAGAAGCTGCAATTCCGTCGTAATCGGCGCCAATGCACTAAACGACAACGCATACACAGGTTGTCAGCTTGTTGCTATCGGACCTAACGTTTCTATACCTGCTTTCAACACCAGCTGCCAACTTGCTATTGGTTTCTCTGCCACTGACAATTGGCTCACCGGTGACCCCACCAAAGCCATCAAACCCGGTGCTGGTATTATCGACTGTGCCGGTTCCTGCGGAACCGCTGGTCAGGTTCTCTCTTCAACGGGAACGAACAATATCCTGTGGGCTTCTGGCGCTGCTGCTGCTGCTGCAACTCCGAATAGTTTGGGCACTATTTACGGATGTACTACTACCACATCCAACTCTTTTCTCGGGTACCGTGCTGGAACCTCTCAAACCGACAACTGCCGAGCTACCTTGGTGGGGAGAGATGCTGGATTCCTTTTAACGACGGGTGACGGTAACACCGGTGTAGGTAGCACCGCATTGTGTAGCGTAGTGACGGGTTGCTTTAACACCGCCGTCGGTGACAGAGCAATGCAACGTGCCGGATCGGTAGCTCAAGCAAATACCGCGCTCGGAGTAGTTGCTCTTGAGGATGTTACAGGTGCTTATAACGTAGCTCTGGGTGTTGAGGCTGGTCTCCAGCTCCTTGCTGGAAACTGCAACGTGTTTTTAGGTGCCGTTGCCGCCCGAGACAATACATCGGGTAACAGAAATGTTGTTATTGGCCCAAATACCACCACCTCTACCTTAACGGTTAGCTGCGAGCTTGTTATCGGGTATAACGCAGGTCAAAACTGGTTGACGGGTGATAGCACCAAAGCCATCAAACCCGGTGCTGGTATTATCGACTGTACAGGTTCCTGTGGTACTGCGGGTCAAGCTTTGCTGAGTGACGGTGCTAACGCAGTTTGCTGGGGATCCGTAAGTGCTGCTAAAGCCTGCCCGACGACACTCGGAACGGTGTATGGATACGTGGGCACAAACGTTAAAACCGATGCCAGCATAGGTATCGGCCTATGTTCCATGGTGTCGTCCACTCCAACGAACACCCCAACCAACGCAGCATTGGGTTTTGGCACTCTTTGTTCTCTGACTACCGGCGGCGGTAACGTCGCAATGGGTTGGCGCGCTCTCGTTACGATGACGACTGGTAGTGGAAACACTGTGGTCGGTGCTCAGGCTGGTACCGCAGCGAGCGGGACTGAAAACGCGTTTGTAGGGAGTCAGTCAGGGTGTCAGGTAGCGGGCAACCAAAACTCATTTTTTGGAATATGCTCAGGAGCCACTCAAGTCAGCGGCGACAGCAACGTGGCAATCGGTTTTCGCACCGCACTGGCTAGCACCACCGGAAGCTGCCAACTTGCCATCGGTTTCTCTGACACTGAGAATTGGCTGACTGGTGACAGCACCAAGGCCATTAAACCCGGCGCTGGAATCATTGACAGCACTAACGTGTGTGGCACGGCAAACCAAGTTCTGGTCTCCACAGGCGCCAACGCAATTCAATGGAAATCAGTCAACTCGGCACTGGCCGTGCCGAACTACGGTTCATTCAACAGTACAACCACGCAGACTGTCGGTACCATCAACGTCGGACAACCTATTACACTCAGCACAGTCTCAGCCACTGGCTTCTCAATCGTTGGAGGAAGCCAAATCACAGCAGCCTCAGCTGGCACATACAACATCCAAATCTCCCTTCAAATAATCTCCACGAGTGGTGGTGGTGGCCTCGTCGAAGTCTGGTTTGTTAAAAATGGCACGGCTATCACTAACTCAAACACTCGTTACTCGGTCAAAAACGCCAACGAGGAGGAAGTGGCCGCACTCAACCTCGTCGAGACTCTCACTGCTGGTCAAAACATTCAAGTCTACTGGGCCAGCGACAACGTCAATATGACCTTGGCAACACTTACAAGCACCATGGGTGGCCCCGCCATTCCGTCAGCCATTGTGACTGTCGTTCCGGTTGGAGCCTAACGGGTAAAACCAACTAACAGAACTTTCCAGTAGCGATGACGGTAACCAGTGTACTTACGGGGGTGGGGCTCACAGGTGGTCCGATTACATCAACCGGCACCATCAGTTTGCTTCCCCCTGTTGGAGGAAACATCGGCGGCGTAAAACCAGGCGCAAACGTTATTATCGCCTCAGACGGCACAATCAGCGTTGCCCCTCCCAACCCTGGCACCATCACTGGCGTCTCGGTTGGCGGGGGCTTGGTTGGCGGGGGCACCACTGGCACCGTGACCGTGGCGGTGAACTTTGCCTCTCCCGCTGAAGTTGCCGCAGGCATTGTCAACTATAAGGCAATCGCCCCGAGCTCCCTGTCTGCGAAGCAAGGCAGCCTCACCGAGTCAGGCTTCGTCCAGCTTTCAGACGCTTATGCCTCTGTCGACTCCACTCGGGCGGCAACACCCACCGGCGTCAAGGCAGTCTATGACATTGCCACGGCGGCACTGCCGAAGTCCGGCGGCACGATGACTGGTGTCATCAACTTTGCTGCTGGGCAAACTTTCCCTGGCACGGCTTTCCCGATTGCCACCCCGTTGTCTCTGGGTGTTATCAAAGTTGGCTCTGGCTTGAGTGTCAACGGCTCGGGTCTGGTCACCACCGTCAACAATGGCACCGTGACTGCCATCACCCCTGGCCCTGGCCTGGGTGCTCCGGCAACCGGCAACGTGATCACCAATACCGGCACCATTCGCCTGCTGCCCCCGACCACTGACGGTCTCACCCTGGGCGGTGTGAAAGCGGGTGACAACATCAACATTGCCAACGACGGCACCATCAGCGCAGAAGGGTTCCTTCTCACGAACAACCCGTATGCCTATAACAGCTACATCTTCCCGCCTCCTGCGGTTCCTTCGGCTGCTCCTGGCCTCAACGGTTCTTTCTTGCGTTTGAAAAATCGCGTCACTGGTGAAGTGGAGTGGGCAACGAACAATGGCATCACTTCGATCACAGCAGGCACGGGTCTGACCGGAGGCACAATCACCTCCACAGGGACAATCGGTCTGGCAACCACAACCGTGATTCCTGGCACGTATGGCGCCACCGGGCTGATCTCCACTTTCACCGTGGATTCCCTGGGTCGCGTCGTTGATGCTGGTGAGGCCAATCCTTATGCCCCGTTCCAAATTGCGACGCAAAGTGCTCCTCCCAACCTTGTGCTGGACTTTGCAGACAACAACCTGAACTGGACCTGGACGATGCTTGCCAACACGGTGATGCAAGCTCCGCAAAATGCCCAGAGTGGTCAGCGTGGAAGCATTTTGATCATTCAGAATCCCACCGTGCCCAAGGTGCTCACCTGGCAGGCCAACTGGAAATGGGCCAATGCAACTCCCGTGATGATCACTGCGGTGGCAAGTGCTCGTGATATGTTTGAGTTTGTTGTGATTGACTCAACGAACATTCTTATCACTAACGTCATCAAAAACTACGGCTGATTTACTCTCCCTCCCACTCCGCTAAACTGATAGCGGTATACCACCCCAACCTTTACCTACCAATGGCAGATAAAAAATACTGCATCTTCCAAATTCAAGGCGGACTTGGAAAGCACGTTGCAGCGACGGCAGTCGCCCAAGTCATCAAGAAGGCTCACCCGGATCGCGAACTGATTGTCGTATGCGCCTGGCCTGAACTCTGGACGAGTCTCCCATTTGTTTATCGCGTATTTCCTCTGGGAAATACTCAGTATTTTTACGAAGAATATGTGGAAGGCAAGGACTCCCTGATCTTTGCCCAGGAGCCATACTTCACCACCACCCACATTAACAAGACTCATCGCCTGGTTGAAACCTGGTGCATGATCTATGGTCTGAAGTATGACGGTGAGCAACCGGTTCTGAAAATCAACCCCGAGCAGCGCAAGACCATTCGCAACTTCTATGAACCGAAGTTCGAAGGCAAGCCGCTGATGCTCATCCATACGAACGGCGGTCTGTTTCAGAACGAGCGTCCCTTCTGCTGGAGTCGGGATATGCCCATCGAAGTGGCACAAAAAGTCTTCAACCACTTCAAGAAAAGTCACACCGTGATGCAAATCACCCGCCCTGCTTCGCCGCAGATTGAGGGTGCTTTCATTCGCAACGAGCCTCTCTCCAACACGGAACTGGCTGGTTTGGTGGAGTTTTCTGACAAGCGCCTCCTGATTGACTCTTCGCTTCAGCACATGGCTGCTGCGTTCGGGCTGCCTTCCACCGTGCTCTGGAATGCCACTTCGTCTGTGATCTTTGGTCACGCGATGCACGACAACATTCAAGCCAAAGAAAAGCCGCAGAAGTCTCTGCCTGGAAGCTATCTCTTTGACTATCAGTTTGATGCCAACGAGAATGAGTTTCCGTATGAGGACGACGACCTCAAAAATCTCTACGACCTTGACCGCATCATTGCGTCGCTGGAAAAGCAAACCAATGAGGTGAAGAAGGGTTTCGCATGAACCGCTTCGTGTTTCTTGCTGGGCTGCCTCGCACAGGTTCCACTGTGCTTGGCGCCCTTTTGAATCAGCACCCGTTTCTGTATCCAACGGAGACGTCGATGGTTCACCGCCACATTCACGAAGTTTCAAACTTTTTTGTAGGAGAGTATCCTCTCTACGACACGAACGACCCCAACTCACCCCTGTGGGGAATCGTGAGAGGTATTCTGCAAGGGGCGTATGAACACGTCAAGGGGAAAGTAGTCATTGAGAAAAGCAGGGGGTGGTCGTGGGAAATCGACATCCTGAGAAAGGCTTTGGGGGAGCCACCCAAGTTCGTCGCCACTGTGCGGTCCATTCCCGAAATTATCTCTTCTTTCATCCTCCTGGCCAATAAAATTGGCGATGACTCAAAGATTCATACACAGTTGAGGGAGACAGGTTATCCCATAACCACCTGGAACCTGTCGCACTTCATCTGGGAAAAGTACATCGATGCTGACTGGCAAGGTTTCCGTCAAGCATACGAAACAAACACTGACTTGTTTCACCTGATTGAGTACGACGACCTTGTGCAAAAACCTGAGGAAGTTCTCAATAATTTTTATTCTTTTATTGAGGTGCCTCCCATTAAAGTTCACACGGACTCCCTTGTGCGCGGTGCCGTCGAAAATGACGATGCCTTTGGGTTGCCAGGACTGCACGACATCCGCTCAGACTTGTCTCGCACTTCTCCCCCCGCACTTGAAGTTCTCGGAGAAGAGTGCTACAACTTTTGGGAGGCTCAGCGCCTGGAATTTTGGCGAGGGTAAAATCTAAAAAAGATTGTCACATCAATGGCTGCGCTCAATTTCCCAACCTCACCAACACCGGGTCAGCTGTATCCAAGTCCAGCAATCTCTGGTGTGTCGCAATACCAGTGGGACAACACTGCTGGTGTGTGGAACACCGTTGCCACTTTCGTGAAGCTCAATAATCAAAGTGCGTACAACAGTTATGTTTGGCCAGTCGCAGACGGTCTGGCTGGGCAGCAACTGGAAACGGACGGTTCCGGGAATCTGTACTGGGATGCCGCTTCGAATCCGACCTTCTTCTATCTGCAACTGGACAGTTCAGTTCCGTTCGACGGAATTCAAACAATTTTCACCCTCATCGATCCTGCCACACTCAACGCCTACTCCCCGACGCCAAACTCCAACATCGAGGTTTTCCTCGGCGGTGTTCCTCAGCAGTTTGGCACAGCCTACACCGTGGCTGGTTCGACAATTACCTTCACCAACCCGCCCATCGCAGGCACTTCGTTCTTTGCGACAACCGTCATTCAAGGGTAAAAGCAGTCAAGTGTAACTGACGAATTAACTATGGCGTTAACTCGCGCTCAACTACTGATGGGAAATTGCGCACAGGGATGCGTACTTCCTGGTCAGGTTCAAGGCGTAAAACAAGGCGCTGGTGTTTGTATCGCTAACGACGGTACAATCTCTTTCTTTGCTGGAACTTCCACAGGCGTAGTCAAAACCAATAATCCTACGGCTTTCAATAGCTACATCTGGCCCAATGCCGACGGCATCGCTGGCTCTCAGCTGACGACTGACGGCCTGGGCAACCTCGCCTGGGGTCCTGCTCCGGGCGACCTCTTCATCAAACTGCAACCGACTTCCACCCAGACTGGCGCGTTTGCGAACATCACCGGTCAGGCTGGCTGCGTGGCGATGACTTTCATCGCGGCGCCGAATCAGTTTGCGATTCAAACCTGCGACGGTGACGCAAGCCTCTTCGGTGTGACCGCTGGCCGTGGTTCCGGTTGCGTGGCGACCAACACTGCTTTCGGTGCTTGCAGCCTCTTTACAAATACGACTGGAAACAGCAACACAGCCATCGGCTACAAAACGCTGTGCTCCAACCAGGTCGGCAACTGCAACACTGCAATCGGCTTCTGCTCCCTTGTTTCCAACTCGGCAGGATGCCTCAACACTGCGGTCGGCTATCAGAGTCAGACCTTCACTTCGACCGGAAACTGCAACACTTCGATCGGTTTCTGCTCACTCTACAATAACACCAACGGCGGTTGCAACACTGCCGTCGGTAATGAAACTCTTTATTGCAACACCAGCGGTCTGTGCAACATCGCCGTCGGCCCTCGTGCTCTGTACTGCAATGTGAGCGGCTGCTGCAACATTGCTGCTGGCCTGTGCGCTCTGCAAAATAATACCACAGGATGCAGCAACCTGGCGATTGGTGCCTTTGCTTCCAACTGCAACACGATTGCCTGCTTCAACTTTGCCATCGGCGACTGTGCCCTGTTCAACAACCAAACGGTTGGTTGCAACATGGCGATCGGCTGCAAGGCGATGTTCTGCACGACCATCGGTACTCGCAACCTGGCCATCGGTACTTGCTCGCAGTATAACACCACAACCGGTTGCTATAACACGACCCTCGGTCACTGCTCGATTGGACGCGGTGTGAACGCTGGCTGCTGCAACGTGGCTGTTGGCTTCTGCTCTCTGTTTGAAAACACAGCCGGTCTGTGCAACATTGCCATCGGTCAAGAGACCATGGCCTGCAACACCTCCGGTTGCTGCAACATTGGCGTGGGTGCCTTTGCCCTCCGCTCGAACTCTTCTGGCTGCTGCAACATCGGTATCGGTTCACAGGCTCTGTGCTGCCTGACCACCGGTAGCTGCAACGTCGGCGTGGGAACTTTTGCCCTCTGCGGCAACACCGCTGGTCTGTCCAACACTGCTGTTGGCGACAGTGCAATGCAGAATAACAACACCGGTTGCTTCAACGCGGCTGTTGGTTCTGACTCCCTGTGCTGCATTGTGAGCGGTTGCTATAACACCGCTGCTGGCTCTTGCTCGATGGTCAATACCACGGTTGGAGCTTCCAACGTGGGTGTTGGTTTCCGTGCAATGGAGGCCAATCAGGACGGTTCTTGCAACGTGGCTGTTGGTCAGTGTGCTCTGGGAGCTTCTTCGACAGCTGACTGCAACGTTGTTCTGGGCTTCGAGGCTGCAGCGGATAACTGCGGAAATCGCAACGTTGTGATTGGCCATCAGTCCGGCTTCAACGGTGGTGGCAATCCTTCGGACAACGTCATCGTCGGTGCTCTTGCTGGCTGCAGCATGACGACTGCCTGCTGTGTGACCCTCGTCGGTGCGTGCGCTGGACAGACCATTACAAACGGTGACTTCAACACTCACATCGGTGCCCTGGCTGGTTTTGGAACCAACTACACTGGCGTCTGCAACTCTTCGCTTGGTTTGCGTTCTCTCTGCGCACTGACCACTGGCGCCTGCAACACTGCCGTTGGTGCGGATGCAATGTGCTCGGCAACGAGCGGTTGCCTCAACGTGGCAGTGGGTAATCAGAGCCTGCAAAGTTTGGTCTCAGCCTGTGGAAACACTGCACTGGGTCAAACGGCAATGCAAAATGCCGTCAGCGGCTGCTTCAACGTTGCCGTCGGTACTTGCTCGCTGATCAACAATGCTTCCGGTTGCTACAACACCGTTGTTGGTGTGGAAGCTGGCGGTGCTGGCGGTGCAAGTTTCTCTTGCGCTACATTCGTTGGTTTCAACGCTGGCGTTGCGGCCACCACAGCTCAGCTGGCGACGGCGGTTGGTTGGTGCTCCGCTGCCAACTTGAGCACTGGAAATTGCAACACTGCTGTTGGTGCTTGCAGCATCTTCAACCTGAGCACCGGTTGCTTTAATACAGCGGTTGGGAACAACGCCGGGGTTAGCCTTACCACGGGTGGGTGCAACACTGCTATTGGTTTCAACGCTCTTTGCAGTGCTGCGAGCACAGACGCAAACACCGCTGTTGGTTGGTGTTCAGCAGCCTCTCTGACGACCTGGCCAAACACTGCTGTGGGCTTCAGGTCCCTGACCACAATGGCCACGGGACAATACAACACGGCAATTGGCACCGGGTCTTTGCGTGACTTGGCTTCTGGTGTCAACAACACCGCCGTGGGTGATGGGGCTGGTAAGTGTCTTGCCTCTGGTTCGTGCAACACTCTTATTGGCTCAAACACCGGGCAGCTTGCTGGTTCGAGCTTCAACAATGCCACTCTCGTAGGTAATGGGGCCGGAGCTAATCTTTCGACAGCGCCTCTGGCAACTGCTGTTGGTTTCTGTGCTGCTCAAGCTCTTAGTACTGGACTCTACAACACTGCCGTGGGTGGTTGTGCCTTGTTCAGTCTCACATCCGGTAATCTCAACACCGCAGTGGGCATGAACGCCGGTAAAAACATGACCACGGGGTGCTACAACACTGCGTTTGGTCAGGGAGCCCTGAGAGACGTAACAACGGCCAACCAGAACACAGGTTTTGGAACCGGGGCTCTTCGTCAACAAACCGGGGGATGCAACACTGCAGTGGGTGCCAGCTCCGGTCAAGGTCAACCGGGATCCACTGGTGCTTGTAACACCACTGTTGGTTACTTTGCCGGTTCCTGCATCACGACTGCCACTGGTGTCTCAGCCATGGGATGGTGCGCCGCCTGTTCTGTTTCTACAGGACTGAACGCAACGGTTTTTGGATCTGAAGCTGGATGCACTCTCTCAACTGGTATCAACAACACTCTAATTGGCCAACGCGCTGGTTGCGCAATAACCACAGGAGCCAGTAACACTGCGGTTGGTCAAGCCGCTGGTAAAGAAGGTATAGGAGGAACAAACAACGTTTTGATGGGAGACAACTCCGGTCGTTGTATGACGGGCGGTAACTTCAACTCCGTACTTGGGTCTCAAGCCTTTAATGGTGCAACTGGTTCTACGCCTAACAACCTGGGTCAGTTCAACACGGCCCTTGGCTATCAGGCCATGGGTATCTTCACGGGTGGGAATAACAACATTGCCATCGGTTATGCATCTGGCTATACTTTCTGCAACCTGGCGGGCCTCAACAACCAGATTGTGATGGGTAATGCCTCACATACCAATGCCTTCATTCAAGTCGCATGGACGGTTGTTTCCGACGAGCGCAAGAAAAAGATCAAAGGACCCGTGGCTCTCGGCCTGGACTTTGTCAAAAACCTTGAACCCATCGAATACCAGTTTATCGACGAAGAGACTCAAGAGATCAAAGACGAGACATACCGTTATGGTTTCTCAGCTCAAAAGGTTCGTGCCCAGGAAGTTGACCCTGAGCATCCGGTGATTGTGGGTGGCTCGGATGAAAAAGGTTGGAATCTTACCACCGACTACATGTTGCCGCCTCTGGTCAATGCCATTCAAGAGCTCTCTGCTCAAGTTGAAGAATTGAAAGCAAAACTTGCTGCCCTCGAGGGTAAAAATTAGCCATAAAGGATGCACACAATGACACAAGCTCAATTTGATCCCTGGTCTCCCGAAAATCGCCAAAAAGCTGCCGATCGTGTTCTTGACTCAATTCAAGTTTTAGAAGATCTGCAAAAAGGTTGGAGCCCTGACCTTTCTAGTTCGCCCGAGGATCAGGCAGAAATGAAAAAGCAAGTCTATGACGCAAACCTCCAGTTCCTCAAAAACACCCTCAAAGAACCCTACTACGAAGGTTTCCTGGATACGAAGCGCGTTGAGGACGCTATTGCTGCTGCTGAAGCTGCCGAGATTTCTTGAGTTTCTCCAAAACATAATCAAAATGGCAACGCCCACCACCCCAACCGACGGGACCATTTATCCTCCCAAACCCATTCCTGGCCAGAATCAGTATCGCTATGATGCTGCCACGGCCACCTGGGTTCCCATCGTCCCCAGTCAGACGGTCACTCCTGGCACTTATGGTTCTTCCACAAGTGTCGGGAGATTCACTGTTGACACATCGGGGGCGATTTATTTTGCTGAGGATTTGCCCATTCCCATTTCCTCCACGCAAACACAGGGTTTGGTTCAGCTCGTTGACAATACCTCAACGAACGATAGCACCAAAGCCCTGACAGCGGCAGCTGGTTATCAGCTTCAGCAGGAGCTGGATGCAAAAGCCGATGGCACTGTCAAACGGGTGAATACCGGCCTCGGTCTCACCGGCGGGCCAATCACGGTGACTGGCACCGTCAGTATGACAGAAACAGGGGTCACCCCTGGGTCATACACTCTGGCAAGCATCACTGTGGATTCCACAGGGCGAATCACCACGGCATCAAGTGGCACCCCTGGAATCACAGGAATCGTCGCTGGAACAGGGCTCTCGGGTGGAGGCACCTCGGGAACAATCACTCTGAACAACACCGGAGTTCTGTCTCTGACGGCAGGGTCTGGAATCAGTCTTGACGCAAGCACGGGCAACATCACAATCGCCACCACGGGTGCCGGCACTGGCACAGTGACCCAGGTGAATACTGGAACTGGCCTGACAGGTGGTCCAATCACCACGTCGGGAACTATTTCTCTGGCGGCAACGGGGGCAACCGCAGGAAGTTATACAAACGCAAACATCACGATTGACGCTTTCGGTCGCATCTCGAGTGCCTCGAATGGAACCAATGGCACCGTGACTTCAGTCGGCACCGGCCCTGGTTTGACAGGTGGGCCGATCACCACAATTGGCACAGTCCAGTTGGCAACTTCTGGTGTTTCCGCAGGCAACTACACCAGCGCCAACATCACAGTTGACACCTTTGGCAGAATCACTGCGGCAGCCAATGGCCCCGGTGGCACCATCACGCAAGTTATCGCTGGCACAGGTCTTTCCGGTGGCGGTTCATCCGGCGCTGTGACTCTCAATAACACTGGCGTGCTTTCACTGGCTGCCAGCACAGGAATCAGTGTGTCTGGAAGCACAGGCAACATCACCATCGGCAACACGGGGGTGACTTCTGCTGTGGCTGGCACAGGAATTTCTGTCAACGCAGCAACGGGTGCAGTCACTTTCACCAACACTGGCGTGACTTCTCTGACTGCTGGCACGGGGGTGACGCTCTCGGGATCAACCGGTGGTATCACAATCTCCTCGACTGGACTCGGTGGCACGGTGACCTCGGTCACTGCGGGGTCTGGTTTGGCCACGACTCCTGCCGCAGGCATCACCACAAGTGGCTCAGTCTCGATTGCCACCGGGGGCATCGTCAACTCGATGGTTTCCAACACCGCTGCAATTGCTGCCACGAAACTATCGTTCACACAAACTGGCACCGGTGCAGTCACAGAAACTGTTCAAGCAAAGCTCGAAGAAATGATTTCTGTGTATGACTTTGGCGCAACGGGCGACGGCGTCACCAACGACACAACTGCGGTTCAGAACGCGATCAACGAGGCTTCGGCCCGTGGCGGTGGCACGGTGGTGTTTCCTTCGGGCACCTTTGCCTGCACCCAACTGAACGTTCCTTCTGATGTGACACTGTTTGGGTTGGGGGGAGTTATCAAAACTTTCGGCACAATTGGATACCAGATTCGACTCGCAGCCAATGCAACGAACGTCGGTGTTCTGAACATAGAATTCTCAAGCCCTGGTCTCGACCCAGCCGCCGGAGGGGGCAACTCTGCCGTCATTAACTCAAACGGAATAAACACAAATTGCCGTTTCGAAAACAATTCTTTCCTGAACATTCCTACGAATCTTGGGCAAAGAATGAGCGCGATTCTTGGAGACTGGGATGCCTGCCGTGTGGCTTTCAACTATTGTGCGCAGTGTGGTGGAGACATTTACAACTTCAACTCGGGCTATAATGTTGTTGTCGGAAACATTGCCTTGAATGGTGGCGACGGTGGCATCGCGTTCAACAACGGAGCGTATGGTGAAATCGTTGGAAACAGAATCTATAAGTGTAGCCTGGGAATTGGGTCAGGTCCACAAGGAACAACCGCCAATAACTTCAACTTCTTCACAATTTCAGGAAACACGATCGACTCTTGCGACTACGGAATCAACATGGGGTGGTTTGCCTTTGCTGGTCGTGAAGGCCCAACGAATGTTTCCATCACCGGCAACACGATCACACGTTGCAAAAACTTTGCGATTTCTTACAACGGAAATAGCACCGTGGCAGGCGTGGCCAAATACATTGACATTGTTGGAAATGTTTTCGGATTCATGGGAACTGCTGACTACGATGGGACAACAAACCCGAACGCTGACGGTGTAGTTTTGGACTATTGCAGCGAAGCAAACTGCAGCGATAACATTTTTCACGACATTCCAAATCGGGGCATTCGCTCTGTGGGTTCTGAAGGAGTCACTGTCACTTCAAACACTTTCCGCAACATAACCGGCACTGCGGTTTTCTTTGACCCTGGAAGCACACGTTTCATCATCTCCCTGAACCAAATCAAGGCAGCTGGCACAGGCATCAACACAGGTGCGGGTTCTACCAACTTCATCAACCTCAATAACCTCGTGACACCCTAACCGGGTAAAACCTATTATAATCGATAAACGAAAGCGCAGTGGCACTGTTATCTTTTCCATCACCTGCTGTCAACGGTCAACTGTACCCTGCGACGCCTGTTGCTGGGCAAAATCAATATCAGTGGGAGACGGCAACCAACACATGGAGACTGCTCGGGGCAGCAACCGGTGTGATTCCGGGAGTGTATGGTGACGTCAATAACATTCCGCAGATTACTGTTGATGCCACGGGGCGCATCACAGTTGCCACAAATATTGCCATCGGTGCCAACTATGTAAAGACAAACAATACAAGCGCGTACAATAATTACGTTTGGCCCAATGCCGATGGCGGTGCCTCTGATATTCTGACAACGGACGGTTCGGGCAACCTGGCCTGGCAAAGTTTCCCGTTCACCAACTATTGGCAACTGATCGGTTCGACTCTGCTGCCTGCCACGCCTGGGCAAACCCTGGCCATCACAGACTCTGGCTCCAACTTCACATTTGTCACAGACCCAGCCACAAAAGAAACAGAGTTTCTTGACGGCACGACTGCCGTTGTTGTGACTCCGAATGCGGCGGGAGTTTCCACGATTGCCGTGTCTGGGGCAGGTTCCCTTGCTCAACCGCTTGGTCTTTTGGGCTCTGACTTCAGCGTCTCTGCCTATGGAAACTCATATCTCAACACTCCGTCCAATCTCACTTTCACACAGTCACTCTTCAGTGTCAGCACTCCGATCTCAACCGACGCTGCCCTGACGGTCAACGCTGGCACAGCCAATAGCTTCTCCACTCCGCCCTCACGCGGAACCAGCGGTCAAATCCTGGTCACCAACGGTGACGGAACCACATCGTGGGTCACCAACCCTGAGCAAGGATGGTGGGCTCGCTCTGGCAGCAACCTCTATCCCGAGAACAACGGTGACAACGTACAGATTCGAAGCCTGGCAAATATTCCTGTCATTGAGCTCAACTCGGACGGCACTGCCTCTTTCATCAAAGGCAATCAAAGTCTTTTCATCACACCTCAGGACATCACCGGCAACGTTGAACTGAAAGTTATCAACCTGCCGGGAGCGGGAAGTCTCAACGTTGACGCCAACTCTGTAAACCTGCGTGCTTTTGGTGGAGCCTACACCAACCCGCCAACGCAGTTCCTTCTCAATCACACACAAGGCATCACATTTGACGCCGACATCTCTGGCACCCGTCGCAATCTTTTGACGGCAAACCTGGACGGGGACTTTGAAGTTGGATACAATATTGACTTCGGCGCTCCTGCTTTGTCGGTTGATGGCTTGCTCGGAAACACTCGCGTCGGTGGTATTCTGACGGTCAACAACGGTGTTGGCCCTGGACCCACCCCTGGTCCGAACTCATACGCCTTCCCCAACAACCGTGGCATCGCTGGCTACGTGCTGATGACAAACGCAGACGGCTCCACAAAGTGGGAGAACGTGGCACTGTTGAGTGGTTACTGGACGCAATCGCTTTCTGGTCTGGACTTGTATCCGACACAGGCTGGACAGAACGTGTTCATTCGTGACTCTGCAAGCAACAATGCGATTGAGCTTTTTGCTGCTGGTTACATTGTTGCCTACGGCGGTGACGTCAATGATCCAACTTATGCGGTGGCCAACAACGGCACCGGCATGTACGGCACGAACAGTGAGCTGGACTTTGCCGTCAATGGTCTGCAAGTTGCGAAGATCGACCAGAATTATTTCTACAGCTACGGTGAAATCCAGATGGAAGGGGTGGCAACCAACCCCGGCACCACAGCTGTGTTTGAAAATGACAACGCTGCCCTGCGTTTCGTTGCCAGCTCTGACCCCCTCGTTCTCAAGAACATCGAGTTTGAAATCGGTGAGAACATTCAGGCGGGTTTCTTCAACAACACCGGAGACTTTGCCGTTGTTCAGGGCAACGCCTCGGTCGGTTCGGCAAACATTGTCACATACATTGACTCAACCACTCTGGCAGTCGGCAGCGCCAGTGCCAACCAAGGCGGCCTCTTCAAATACGTCTCGGCGTTCAATGGTGGCGACGGCGTTGAAACATACCAGGACGAAGCCACTGGCGACTGGAACCTGAGAATGGATCACACGGCAACTCCGGTTGTCACAGTCAATGCCACTGACATCAACCTGGACACAAACCTGGATGTTGCCGGAGACACCACTCTCAATGGCAATCTGTTCTATCCTGCACCGACTGTTCCTCCTGCCTCTGCTTCACCTGGCACACCGGGACAGATTGCGTGGGATGCCAACTATATTTATGTTTGCGTTGCTCTGAATACTTGGAAGCGTTCGCCGCTGGCCACCTGGTAATCAGAAGTCCAGCGACAAGTCTTCGGGGTCTTCGGCAGCGAATGACCCAATCAACTCTAGGGGAGTGACATAACCGTCGCTCCCTTTTGATCTATTTGCCGTGGCACACACCATCGCGTACCGTGCGTGATCTCTGTGAAAATCTTGCCATTCTTCCCAGAGTTCGCTGTCTTTGAATCTTTTCTTTGTGGGCGGACCACACAGTGTCAGATCTGTGTATTGCAACTCCAACGAACTGATAAACCGGTCGGCAATTTCTGAAAAAGTCATACCAACGTGGTCAATGTCCGTGCGCATACCTTTGCGAATCTTGAGTCCCGACAAAGGACAGAGAATCGGCAACTCCACGCCTTTGCGATACTCCTGAAGCTGTTCCAGAATGCCACCCCTCATCGCTGCCTTGACGGCATTGTAATGTTTCTCTTCTGGCGTGGCCGAGGTTACGATTCGCTTGACGGGATATAATTCATCAATAAGTTTTGCTTTGCCAATCGGTTGCCGTGTGCTCCCGCGCTCCAACGAAAGCATCTTCACTCGGCGCCCAGCAGCAGTGTCCAGATATCTCAACCTCACCTGCACTTCAGAGTCAGAAGCCATCTTGCCCCAACGCTCCGTCAGTCGACAGGATCTCAGTACAAACTCTGCCGGCTCTCCAATTATCAAGCTGTTTGCACGGTGGTTGTTGATGATGCGGGAAAGTTTCGAAGAATAGTCAGTCTTCGTCAGTCCAAAAGTTTCGCGGCCAAGTGTCATGGGTGCCGTGTTGTGTCTATGAAAATTTACCCGTTTACCGACGGCGGCGGGAGCTATACTGCAAAGAGACATGAGGTGTCCACGATGTGACCACAATCATTCGCAGGCGCGAAGACTTGCGTTTGCTTCAAGGAACAGAGGTGCTCGTGTCTGGGCGCTTGAAAGAGTATCGCCGCCACGAAAAGCGACGGGACCTTGATACGCTGCTCCTTGTAAACCTAATCGTTACTCCGATCCCACTCGGTGAGTCGATCTTTTTGAGTCATCTGTGGTTCTTGCGACGACAGTTTCGAAAGATTGGAAAAGTGCCAGAGCAAAGCCAAAGGATACAGTTTATTGGAGAAGTGTACTCTTATCGACGTCTCGGAGGTAAGAGCATCGACCGAGGGCTTTTCAACACCACCGACTTCGGTATCAAACCTCTACGCTATGAAGATTAACATAACCAACCGGTTCACCGCCCAAGGCACCGAGTTCTATGAGTGGGATCTCTGGGACGGTCCAGCCGACAGCTCCGACCATGCTCACGGTTATGCCACCGACCTTGTGCATGCTTTTTCAAAAATTCTTGAGTGGCGCGAACGAATTGCAAACGACTATGCCGACCTCTTCACTGACACAGAACAAGCTGGCTGAATACAAAACCAATGCAAAGCAGTGGGCTCAGGAGCGACTTGCCGATGAGAACACCGTCATTATTGACATTGAAAGCACGGGCTTGCTTCACCAGGACCCGGACACGGAGATCGTTCAAATTTGTATTCTGAACGTTCACTCTCGTCCTCTTTTCAGCATGATGCTGAAACCTTCGCAACCAATGAAGGAGGAAGTGATTGCCATTCACAAAATCAGCAATGAGCAAATCTTTAATCAGCCTCTGTTCCCGCAAGTTGCAAAGATTATTGCTTTCACTCTGAAGGACAAACACGTCGTGTCCTGGAATATGGACTTTGACTGGAAGCTCCTGATGCACATGTTCAAAAAGTATGAGCAGGAAACTCCAAAGATTGCCGGGGCCTCCTGCGCGATGGATCGTTATTCCGAGTGGTCGGGTGAGTGGTCGTCGAAAAAAGATGGCTTCAAATGGCAACGCCTCCCCAACTTTCTCGGCGAAGAGTCGCACGACGCCATCAACGATTGCCGCAATGCTTTGAAAGCAATGCAAAAAATGGCAGGGTTGTTCAACGAAGAGCAACTCACTGCATCAGACATTGACTTGGATTTCTGATGTGGGTATAACTTTGTAAATGCTGACGGTCGATGAAAAAACACTTCTATGTTTATTATTCCTATGAGGAGTGGGGTAGAGGATACATCGGCCGCCGCGAATGTATTTGTTTGCCCGAGGAGGACACCAAATACTTTGGGTCTTTCAGGGACAAATCTTTTCAACCCACGAGCAAAATAATCCTCGCCACTTTCAACACACGAGAAGAAATGTGTCAGGCAGAAGTTGATTTGCATCTACTATTTCGAGTTGATGAAAATCCTCACTTTGCAAACAAAGCACGACAAACCTCCAACAAATTCTGTATGGATATGCAAGGAGAAAAAAATCCCAACTTTGGGAATAGGTGGAAGTGGACGGAGGAACAAAGGAGAGCGAGAAGCCAACTCTGTAAAGGAAGAAAAGGCACACCTCACTCCGAAAATACAAAAGAAAAAATTCGACAAACTCGAAAAGCAAAAAATTGTGGCATTGGAAATCAAAACGCACGGGGGAATTCATTCTCTCTCACCGATGAACAAAAAGAAAATAGGCGAAGAGCAGCCCTGGCACGGCCCATCCTTGAGTGCCCCGTGTGCGGAAGGGAGTGCAAAGGCACTGCCGGCGTCGCCAACCATTTGAGAAGCCACGGAGACTTTTGAGTTTACTTCTCTGGCAAAAACACTAAACTGTTATTGAATCTACCTAGACCGATGATCACTTTTGGCACGTATCGCCTGACCTACACTCCCCCCGAAGAGACTTTTGGCTCTGTGGAGTCGACAGTTGATATGTCAATCTCCTCCGAAGCAGACCTGAACGATATGCTCGGCTTCTTCGAGGATTTTCTCCGGGCCACCGGATACCAACTTGGCAACTCTATTCTGCAACTGGAAGAGCCGCCTGCTCTCAACAATTCGAACCAAGATTTCTGGGAAGACGACGGGGTCTCGCTCGTTGGCAATCCTTGGACCGCAACCCTTGGAAACTACGGCAAGAGTGACCAGGGTATTGTCTTCACTGGCACACGTCTTCCCGGTGGTGATGATCACCTGTCGTTCCGCTCCTGCTTTGGCTCTGACGTTGTCACCTTCAGCTGATGAAAAATACCTCTCCCTGGTTTATTGAAGGGTCGTCCAAAGCTCGGATGGTCTGGGTCACCCCAGACGCCGAAGAGCACATTGCCTACATTGCTCGCGTCAGCAATCCGAAAAACCAAGAGAACGAAAAGTTTGAAGGACTGCTGAAGTATTGCATCAAGCACGGCCACGTTTCCGTCTTCGAGCAAGCAGCAATGTGCGTGGAGATTGTCACTCCGCTTGCGATTGCCACCCAGTTGCTGAGGCACCGTTCCTTCTGCTTTCAGCAGTTTTCGATGCGATACAGCAGCAACGAAGAACTGAAAGAGTTGCTCGGTGACTTTGGGAATCTGTATTACGTTCCTGAGGAAGCTCGTCTCCAAGACACAAAGAATCGTCAGAATAGCATCTTCGCAGAGGACGCCCAGCTCGACGACGCAATGCAGAACACAATGCTTTCTGCCTACAACATCGCAGACCTTTGTTACAATGATCTCCTTGAACGTGGCATCGCAAAAGAAATCGCAAGGTTCGTACTTCCGCAGGGTGGTTTTACTCGCTTGTACGTTACAGGTAGCTGTCGCAGCTGGATGCATTATCTTGGGGTCCGTGATGACGAAGGTGTTGTTCAGTGGGAACACGTCGAACTCGCCCGTGCCATCCGGCCAATCTTCGCCACGCAGTTCCCAACCGTGAACCGTGCCTTCTTCAATCGCGATCGAAACCCGCTGGAGGTGGAGAATGAAGAGTTGAAGGCTGAGGTTGCTTTTCTGAGAGCACTTCAAAGGGAAAAGAACAATGGATAAAGTTCGAGGTTTCGACCAGTTTCTCTACACTTTTGACGTTCCGTTTCGCATTCTGAATACTGCTCAACAGATTGCTTTTTCTCTTGACTATCACGAAAATCACTACAACCTCACTTCGAAAGTTGAAGACTCAATTGGTTTGCCAGAGATGGCAATCGTGCGAGAGTGGATCGACGAACAGCTGGAGGAACTGCGTCAGGAAGAACGGTTCGAGTGTGACTCAGTCAAGACTTGCATCGAGTGGTTCAACAAGTCTTTTCCAGGAATGTGGCATCACGCACACACTCACGACAACTCTTTCCTGAGTGGCCTGATCTACCTGACTGAGTCCAACGCAGAGACCTGGTTCAGTATTCCCAGCATCTGGAGCAAAGAGTACACGATGCTGAATCTGAGTCCTGCAAATAAAGGTCTCACGTTTCTAAAGTATCCTACAACTGTGGGGAAGATGATTGTCTTTCCTTCGAGTTTACTTCACAGTGTATCTGAACATAATAATCCAGAGCCCCGTTTCTCATTGGCATTCAATGCCTTTCCGTCGGGACTCGTCGGAAGCAGGTCGGAAACGCACCATCGCCGTTTCATGCACGTTACCGTTAATCAGACTACCCTTTAATGACTTCCACTCTTACAAAGCAGCTCGTCCACGCCTACTGGCACATTCTCGAGGACTTCCCTTCGAAAGACGGTGAATACGTTGTTGTGTTTGCGACTGACGAGGGCACCTTTGGCTACCCAGATGTCTGGGAGTTTACTGCCCGCGATGGGTGGCAACCGCTCTTCGGACTGAGTCACGAGGACCAACCCACTCACTGGTGTAACTTGCCAATGCCCAAATGACTGATAGACCGAAACTAGAGAGCGCCTTTACTCTCGACCACAATCCATCGCCCTTAGTGGTAGTTGACTTTCACGTTTACCTTCACGACGTCAAGCGATGGTTTGAGGATAAGATTGAAGGCTCCTTTAGTGAAGAGGTCGAAGATAAACTCATCAAGGGGGCGTGGGCACTGAAGGTCAATCGCGGACCTGACATGCTCCCTCGTCATTCCCACCGCATTCTTGTCGTTGCCGACTCTCGTTTCCAGGACACAGGAAACTACTGGCGCGACAAGTTCATGAAAGAATCACAAGAAGTTCAAGAGGCTTGGAGCAACTATGCTGAGAAAGAGGGCAAAGACCTTGCTGAGTTACCTACGCATTACAAGGGAACGCGAACTGAAAAGGATGCCACCTTTTGGCGAGTATTTGACATTGGGTGGGAGTATGTCAACGCCTACTTCCCGGTTTTCTCTCAGGAAGGTTACGAGGCAGACGACATTGCGGGCGCTATCTATCGCATCAGTCGGGATAACCTTGGCGACGGCATTGCTCATAAAAGGCAAATCCTCCTCTCGACGCTAGACCGCGACTGGTCTCAACTTGTAGATGAAGAGCACCGTGTCTATTTCGCCAACTCCAGAGTACCGTTCCCTTCGGAAAAAATACAAGAGAGACTTGTGGGTAACCAGGGCGTCATCGAGCATACTGCTCATCGCATGGGTTTTGAACTCGATCACCCTAAGAACCTCGCTGACTGGAAAGTCAAGCACGGGGACATGGGGGATAATCTTCCTCCAGGTAGTCCTAAGTGTTTGTTTGATCTTTGCGAGGCAAACCCTCATTACACTATTGAAAAAGCGGCACCGTGGTACGTGGAGTTGGTAGAGTGTATGAATGATCCCGCGTCGAACATTCGTGACGACCACTTTGAGCAGACTCTTAGACAGTTTGCCAAGATTTGCCTAGAGGCCCCAGTCAAACTCTAGCGGGTAAAACCATTTAGATTGACCGAGAAAGAATGGCTGATGCAGCCTATCAAGCAAAATACCTGGCGACTGCAAGGCTTCTTTGGGACGCTTCTCACGGCGTTCCGGAGGATATTCCTTCGGACTATTGTGAGTATCTTGAGCATGAGTATGTTGATGGGGATATCTCTTTGGTTCCTCTTCTCCCTAAACTTGACTATACGGAGCACCTAGAAGACTGGGAAGTTGACGAAGCCATCGAGATGCTTGGCAAAGTCAAACCCGAAGACTGGCCCGACATTGCGGACATTGAGAGTATCTCCGCCGAGGCGCTGTTGCAAGATGAAGGCGAATATGACTTCGTTGAAGACAACCTGAGCACTGCTGAGAAGACAGAGAGAGTTCTTGCGTCGGCAATCTCTTCCGTCTTCGGTGCTCCCGTCTCTGAAGTTCGCAGCGAAAAAGGATATTTCCCCAATCCCAAAAACCATTTCCTTCTGGAAGATGACGGTACGTTTGCTGGAACGTTTTCCCACGAAGGCAAAAAGTACTTGTTTGAAATCTTTCCTGACGAGCAGGGTTGGACAGTGACATACCGAATGCACTGGAAAGACCTCAACGATTTGCCCGCCGTGGCAGACCAAGACAACGAGAAGAAAAATGACTACACACGGCACGTTCGTAATCGTGGTTGGAGGTAGAGATGGCAGCTTTCTTTGAAGGAGGTCCGATTCCTCTTCTTGGCGTCACACCTCAGGTCTTGTCAAATGTTGTTGGTCAAGGGCTGACTCAAATTGCTGCGGATCAAGTCAGCACTCTGGTTGGAGAGGTTTTTCAAGGTTCGGGTCAGTCTTTTCTGGCTGGACCCGGTCAGACGCTCCTCAGCAATGCCGCAAACAATATTCTCAACATCGGATTGAGTTCTGCTCTAGGTCAAGAGATCAGTGGTGTCTCTGGCCTCGATCTGACCAACGGCCAACAGTTTTTGGCAAGTGTAATCACTCCGGACATTACTTCTACAATATCAGCTAACATTAATGACTCAATCGCTACAGCGTTAGAGAGTGCAGGGCCCTTTGGACCGGTGCTTTCAAGCGTACTGTCAAACGTCGGAGATGAAGTCGGCGGTGCAATAAATGGTTTTTTTGGCATAGGTGGTGGTGGTGGTGACGGTGGTGAAGCAGCCGGTGAGGCACCGGGAACCAATCGACGTTTTCCGGGAGCCACCTCAGACGATCCTCCGGCAAATTATGGAGGAAACGCATACACACTTGGCCCCTCAGGCGGCGACGTCACCTTCTCGTTGCAACCTGCCAATCAAGGACCTCAGCTGCAAGGGTTGGGCGAACTATCCAACCCCAAAACTCAAACAGCGTTCAGCAATCTTAGTTACACTGGGACTCCGCCAAGCTTCGCCGGAGTGACATATGACGCAGAGAATCTGGCCAAGATCAGCAGCATGGGATCTCTAACGTCAAGCAACAGTGTGGATCTCAGCTCATACTGGACAAACCCAACCACTGACGGCAGTTTCTCCAAAGAGACCTTCAGTGCTCAGCAAGCCCAAGGTTGGTCATTCATTTGCGCTCCTGAAGACATTAGCTGGGACCTGGCCAATGCGTCCAGCCGCGTCGATATCTTCGGAACCAACAACCCTCCGATTGTGGCGGGGACCAAGGGAATGAGAGATCTTTCGATCGGAAATGCTCTGGTGGAGGGCTTCACCAGGGGAGTGCAAATTGAAGACAAGGTTCGAGCACTCGAAGAGTTGTTGAAATACAACGCCAACACCTCCGACGGTTTCGTCAGCGTGCCCGTGTATGAGTTTCGAGCAAATGACAAGGCCTATGGATCTTCCTCGACTGAGCAAGGATACTTCATTATCAAGGACATCAAAGTAAAAGAAGACATGCGCGATTTGTCGGGTAATGCTACTCGCGCCCATGTTGACATTTCCTTGACACAGGTCCCTGCTTATCAGGTCAATAGTGGTCGAGACCAAGCAAGCAAGGTGACTACGGGAGCGAAGTCTGCTTTCATTACCTTGAACAAAAATGCAGTCAATGCCCAAGCAAACGGCAAAGGAGAAAGAAGCGGTCCGGCTGTTCCTAAAAACCAGAAGGCTGCTACCGGTAATCCTGGTCGCGGTGCTGGTGGTGGCTTAGACGCCCAAGCCATACCTAGTTTGACGAGACCATAGGGCGGGTAAAACCTGAATAGAAGAGAACAGACATCCGGATGGCTGACCCTAGAACTTTTACACTGATTGGCGAGTTCCAGGACGGGATTACTCCGGCTCTTGAAGGCATAAATAGTACGCTGAATCGGTTACAGTCCAACATGCGAATGATGTCCTCTCGACAGGGGGGCCTCAAAGACGTAACACTGTCAATTGGAAAATTAATATCTGCACATAGACATCTCAAAAATTCTGTCAAAGAGTTGAGAGAAGAGATGGAAGAGTCTCTCTCAACGTTGAGAATGTACAGAAATGAGATGGGCAAAGCCAATCGTGCCCATCACGCGATTGCTCGCACGGGATCTCGTGCGGCACAAAGCGAAGCAAAACACTGGCAGTCAACTCGCAAAGACTTAGACGGGTACGTGTCCGGACTAAGGGAGCTTGGACGCGGGACTCGTCAAATTCGAGTTGCTAGCGGCATGGGCCGCATGAGTGGAGTAATAGGTGAAAGTCGCCGTGGCCCTGGCCGTCCTCCTGGAGGAGGTCCTCCTCGAGGTCCTGGACCCGGTCCCGTCATGGGGGGAGGAGAAAACTTTCACATGGGTGCCTTTGCCTTTGGGATGACGTTAGGACAAGGTATCTCTCAACCGGTTACCACAGCCATCATGACCGGTTTTCAACTGGGGGTTGGCTTAATGGTAAAGCCTTTTCAGTACTTTGCGGAGAATCTTCAAGAAAGAATTCAAGACGAGATGTCCGACCTGAAGGCAGCGGGGGGTTTCTTCTCCTTGTCTCGGGATCAGAAGCCGGAAGATAGGCTGGTAAAAAACTTTGACGAAGCAGTTGAATTCACAAAGTCAAACAATCGTTTGTTAGACAGATTTGCGGCGTCCCTGCCCGGATCGACACAAGACTATATTGAGGTTTCAAAGCGAATTAGCGACAGCATCGCTAGAACTGTGGTACGAGATCGGGCCGGAACCTTCAAACTAGCTCAGCAAATCTACGAGTCAGACAGCACATTCCAGAAAGCTGGACTAAAGGGTCCGATGACCCAGCAAAAAGCTGTTCAAATTCTCTTGGCTGACTTGACGAAGTCAACTGTGCTGGCGGGACAGGGCGGACGGGCCGGAACAGGCGGTCCAATGGGGGCCTATGGGTTGCCTCAACTGACGGAGAGGATGCTTGGAGAAGATCAGGTATCAATGGGCAAGTTCCAAAGGTACTCTGCTATCTTCAGTGACCCGATGATTATGGATGCCCTGGCAAGGGAAATTCCAAAAATCAACGCTACAGCTGCAAACTCTGCTGATCGTATTGAAGCGATTCGCAAGATGTATGAGCGCGTTTTGCCAAAAGAATTGGTGGAACGTTATCGCCGTACTATGGCCGGACTGATTGAAACATTCAATACGGCCATTTTTGGAAAGGAGTCCGGCATCTTTGGTCTGGGTAGGCCCCTCAAAGGAATTTCCAAAAAGATGAACGAGTTCGGGCAGTACGTGTCGCGAACCGGGAAGGCAGTCTCTGACGCCTCGTTGGCAATGGAAGTTGATCTGCCTTTGTACGATATTTTCAAAGACGCCGTTACCAACCTTGGTCAAGTACTTGCCCCGATTGTCGAAAATCTAAGCATCCTCTATGACCCATTCCAGTCAATAGCTGAGGTGCTTGAGAAAGCACGTAGAGTTACTGGGGAAGTGTTACGCACGTTCAACTACTATTTGAAAGGTTTTGAAGAGTTTGCCAAAAACACCTTCTCGCCTTTACAGATGGTTCAGTTCAATGAAACTGGCGGAGCAAGACTTCGAGCGACTGTTCTGGCAATCGGAAACTTGTTCCGAGCATTAGGGGTTCTGTCTAACACTGACTTCAAAGGTCTAGTTACACAACTGAAAGATCCAAAAGCAAATGTAGGAAATATTATAACCGACCAGATTACAAAGTTCTTTGACTCCGAAGCAGCTACAAAGTTGGGTGAGTTTGTTGGAAAACTCCTGGGAACTGTGCTAACCGAAGTTGCAAAGGTAACCGGCTTCATTTCCAAGAGAATCGGTCCCGGTAGATTGGGGGCAGGCATCGCTACCGGGTTCAACGCAGCAGGTGGACCTCTTGCCTTCAAAAACATTTTCAAAGACGTGTTCGAACTTTTGTTCAAGGCGATTGGCGCATTTTTGAAAGTCCTCCCGACGCAGGCATACCTGCTGGCTGGGGCTGCGATCCTCATTCCAGCGGCAATTGCTGGCCTGGCCATGAGTTTTTCTCAGTTTATATCTAAGATGATACGCGGGGTGGCAACGCGGTGTTTTAGCGGTAGAGCCGCTGCTGCAGCTGCGCAACAGGCTTCTTGTGGGGCCATGGGAGCAGGGTTTGGGGGAGCAGGTGGTGCTGGCCGCCGCCGAGGTCGTGGTGGCAATATGTTCATCACGGAGAGGGGACAACGTATAGCTAGAAGAAAAAGTCAAACGCCATACGCCGGCCCAATTGGCCCCGTACCCGGACACACTTTTTATAGAGGGAAAAGAACAGCCTACATGCAACCTGGTTTGACGGCTACGGGAGGGGCCCAAAGGATGGGACTTCAGGCGAGAAATCTTCTTGGTCTCGCTCAGGGAAGAAGTCTTATTCGACAACGTGGACGGGTTGGTGACTTGGCGCGAACCGGTGCAAGAGCAGGACGGTTCGTTCCTGGCGGTGCTTTGGCTTTCGGAGCTATTGATGCAGGTCTAAGGATGGCGAGTGGCCAAGACGCAGGACGAGCAATCGGCGGTGCGGCTGCTTCCACAATTGGGGCCACTCTCGGGGGCATACTGGGACAAGCTCTCATTCCTGTTCCTGGGTTGGGCGCTGCTTTAGGAACTATAGCGGGTGGATTCCTGGGAGACAAAGTCTTCTCCACGTTAATGCCTGCTTCCACCGCACAAGAGCAAGCCGCCAAATTGCAAATGGAAGCGGCAAATGCCCAGTTGCGTGCAGCCGAGCAAGGTCAACTGGCGGCTGCCTACGGTCTTGACTTAGGCTATAGTTACGGTGAAATTGCAGAAATCACCAAACGATTCCAGTATATGGGGTACGGGCAAAACCCACAGGTCCAGGCCTTAATCAAAGAGTACGCACAAAGAAATGTTGCTCAAGAAAAACTCAAACAAGCCGACGCTGCAATTGCTGCAAAAATCGCGGAGCTCAACCGTTACAACATTACGGATCCTGCAGAACGAGCTAAAGAGTTAGCTCCCCTTGAGGCAAACGCAAGGCGGCTAGCAACCGTCCTCGCCAAAGAACAAGCGGACTTGGACGCTGCCTTCAAGAAGTTGCCCGAAAAAATTGAGCTCGCGTTGAGAAAAAATGCCGAAAAAGTCTCGTTTCAAAAAGTCGTAGACGTTTTAGCCGAACAAGCTCGCCGAGCCGGTGAGATCATGGCATACAATGCTCGAATAGGGGCAGCCATGGGCGGTGGTAGAGGTGGTAACAATGCTCCCGTGTCAGACCAAGAAGCGGCATCGACAAAGTCTTACGGAAAATACTATAGCGGTAATAACAGCTGGAGGGGAAGTCTATCCAAGGCCCTTTCTTCAGAAGCGAAGCATAAACCACCAGGGTCAGACATCGTCATTGCCAACTCCTCAGAAACAGTCATCCCCGCCGCAGGTGGATACGGTATGAAGGAGTTCATACGAACAATGCGCACGGGGTTTGCAAACTTGGGTGCATATGATGTGTCTGTCGCATCCTTGAGAGCATCAAATCGTCCCTCAAGCAGCACTCCAGTCACACTCAATAACAGCATCACCATCACTCAACAACCCGGCCAAGACAGTGAAGAATTGGCTGCGGTCGTGCTACAGTATCTTGGCAACTGGGTGTCCGACGCCCGAGCTGCTAGCATCTTCGTATAAACCATGGCAAATCTCATTCAAGCGCGAGTCCGCGTTGCTTGGGGCAAAATCAATCTTACAAGCTACGATGGAGATCTCGACTTTCCACAAGGTGCCCCCCTCGTCTACGATGTGGAAGTCAGCCTGCAGGCAGAGACGGAAGGCCCCACTGCGACAATGAAGTGGGATCCAACCGGAAAAGGTATGGCAGTGTATGAGAGTTTTCTCAATAACCCTGACCTAATGGCAACGCAAATTGTCATTGAATACTTTTATCCTGATGGCAAACGGTTGCCTCTATTTTTTGTGTGGACTGGTCAGCAGATTATGTACGGAAATGACATGACAGTCACCGTAAAGATGCAGTCTGAGCTAGCAGGTTTAATCAACGCTAACTTGCGCAACATTGCGAAAGCAGACACCTCCCCCAAAGGCGTTAGTGCCATTCAGTTATTGGAAAACTCCCAAAAACAGTTTGGCTTGGAGAGTATACAAGGACTCATACGATTCAATGAGTCTGCCGAAGCCGACATGGCCAGAGCTAAAATATCTACAAACTACTCCATTGACACCACACTTGGTGCACAAATTTCTCAGATTGCTCAACAAACTGGAAACATGGCATACGCCAATAGCATCGGGTCAGCGAACATTGTTATATTTCCTCCGTTTAGTTATGACAAAAAAGTCACGGTACTAAACGGTGTCACTGACATTCCAAAGAAAGGTGTCCCAGACCCCACAAAGCGTTATGGCTACCTTTTAGGACCAGGTCTCATAACCTCTCTAACTCGTAGCACGGAGTGGAAACCACCACAACAAACTAATCAAAATACACCAAGCTCTCAAAAGAAAGCACAACCTTCCCGTGATCAGTATGGCCGCTATACTAGAAGAGCCCCATCCCAACCTCAAAACGCAACCGCTCGTACTCTGACTCCAACAGGTGCTCCCGTCGGTGTGGCAAATGGTCGTTCTACCCCAGGCATTGGTAATAAGGACAATCCAGATCAAGTGCCAAAACAAAACGCCTTGAATGAGGAAAAATCGGCAACTCTATCGATGACTACCTTCTTAGTTCCAGCACTAATGGGAATTAAACCCCACGACATCTTGTACATTCCCTCCTTCAAGGGTGACTATGTCGAGGACTGGATTGTTCAGAGTGTGGACTACAATCAAAGCGACGGTAAAGTTGAAATTGGAATTCAAGCGAGTCGAGTGTATGGTTCAGGTGCTGCGATGAATGAGAAAGAAGCAGCAAAGTTTCTCAAGTTTGCGAAGACCAACGGTCTTGTTGGAGCAAACTGGTCACTGGAAGCATGGGATCGCTATGCCTGGATGTCAGAGAGCCCCATCGCTTCCCCAACGTCCGCACCAACTGCGGCAGAAAGAGCGTTCTTCAACCCGACGTTGCCCCAGGCCAGCCCAAACTTGGCCTTCTAAGCAGTTTACTCTAGTTCGAACCGGGTATAATACTTGTGTCAGGCGCCCTGGAATAGGCCAGGGAGTCGCGCTTGACTTTCCCAAAGTTCTAACTTATCATGGCTGTATCAACTTACAAGATTTCACCTGCTCTCGATGATCGTAATCGTGCCAGGTTGGAGTCAAAAACCTACACTCGCGCTTACACTGACATTCCCAACCGTGCCCTCCCTGAGACTTATCAGAAGGGTCTTGGCGCTATCTTCACCGCTCTGACGGGCGAAGACTTCGAAGGTGAGGGTTCGACCTTTACCGTCCGCGCTGATGCCAACGGTATCTTCAAGCGTCTCTATTCCCCGACTGTGTTCTCCACTGAGGAGAAAGGTCTGGTGATTCGCTGGGGTGATCGCGATATCCCCCTGCAAATGAGCCCTGGCAAAATCACTGTTGCCGGTGCTGGAAAGGGAACCAAATTTGCTTTCAAAGAGGAAACCATCGGTAAATACACCGAGCCTGTGCTGTCCGTGTCGGTAACGGCTGACGGCACCCTCTACACCCTGCCTATTCCGATTCGGTCGGCAGACTACGAAGACAAGGTGTCGGCTGACCTCCTTGATCTTCTTCTGGACGAGAACCCCGAAGCTATTGCCGAAAAAGTGCAAGTCGCTTCCGATCTCTCCAAGCGTGGTGAAAGTGCCAACACTGGTGAGCGTCTGCAAGGACCCTTCGTCAAGGTTGCCCATCTGCCGATTGGTGACTACACTGTGACCACCTATCGTGTCAAGGAAGGGGGCCAATACGGCACCGACTACTTCCTGCAAGTCAAGGTGACCGAGGCTTTCACTGCTCCCGTTCGTCAACAAGTAGATGGCGAATGGCTGGACGTTGAGACTGAAGTTTCTGACTGGGCTATCGTCAAGCCCAACAACGCGCTCAAAAAGACCCTGGCTGCCGAGCCGGTGATTGATCGCGATAACCCCGCTACACTTCGTGTCATCGAACACGGGGAGTACAACGGGTTCCCAACTGCGAAGGTCGCACTGAAGTGCACCGCCTTCGCTGAAGATCCGGAGTCATTCGCACTGGATTTCTAATTCGTCTGTTACACACTTTCGTCGGGGGCTGGGCTTTACGCTCGGCCCCTTTTTGCTATAATTCAACGGAAACCACTGCCTAAACCACCTATGCCCGATCCTTTTTCCGGTAGCACTGGAACCACCAAGCAAGAGGTGGATATCCTTGGAAAAGTCAACGATCGAAAGAAAGCACGCACGTTCAAATCGTCAAAGAAAGAAAAAGAAGACTCCAAAACTCCGGTTCTCGTTACAGAACTCTACAAAGCTGGTGTAGCCCTTCTCGAACAACGGGGGTTCACAATCGAGCTGGACGAGACTGGGGACCACGTCAATCATCGCATTCTCCGTCCTGCGGAGCCGCCAATGGTGAAGGGGATTCGTTATCCTCACACCTTCAATCCTCTACAAGATATATCCTCTGACCTCGACTTTGAAATGATCGAGGCAGCTTTTCACCCAGACATTTGTGAAGAAAAAGTCCGAGAGTTCTGGACTCCGCTGTTTCGACCCAAAGCTGGCGACAGTGATCTTCAAAGTTTCACGGAACGTCTTCTCAAGATGAAGAAGATCAACCAAAGTAAAACAATTCACCAAACACTAAACTATGGACACACGTTTGATCCGGCTGGCCGCTGGGGTGGCGAGGTTGTGCTTAACCCTCGCATCTGGGTTCCTGACCGGGATTGGTTTGACCCTGCGCTTCGTGAGGTTGAGTTTAGCGATGTTTTCACCATCTTCCCTGAAGCCGAGCAAGAAATGCTCCGACTCATTCTCGGAAGAGTTGGGGTTGGCAGAAGCAACCACTTACCCCCAGGCAGAACAGAACCAGTCGATCACACTGCTCGAATGGCCGGTGTCATCGTGGGGAAAGACGCTGGTCTCGGAAAGTCAACTCTGTTCAACGGACTCACCGCAGCTTTGCAACGATGCGGGTTTATCACCCACACCTTCAAGTCTACGGAGGATCGTTTCGGACTTAAAGCAGCAGCCCTCAGCGACATCGCCTACAAAGACGACACGAGCCTCGCGAGCCTCAAAAAGTTCCTCGCAGCCGAGGAAACCAAAATCCTCATCACCAATGGACTTTTCCAAGTAGAGGAGAAGTTTCAAAATGCCGAACAGATTTGGCCGAAAACCGTTATCCTGGTAAACTCCAATGACTGGAACAGCAAATTCGCCTACGACCTTGACCCCGGAATCATCGACCGAATCAAAATCATCTCAACCTACCGGGAATATGAGGTTGCGAAGAACCGAGACTGTCTGGAGGGAAGCGTGTCGGAGGGTTCTCCTGATCTTCGTCCGAGAGCGCACATCCCGTATCTCGCGAATAAGCTCGGGGTCAGTCAAGAGGCACTGTATCTTTGGTGTCTCCGACTCGCGACAGACCGCTTCTGGCACATCATTACGGACACTCGCGATCCATCAATTAACCGGCTCCAGGTCGAGGTCCGGTACTGGACTACACGCCAGCGCATTCGCTTCAAGGCTGATGTCACGCAGGCGCTTGTCAATGGTATGGCATTCGCATGGATGTTGCGGACAGGCGACTCGGAGATCCCGGAGCTCACGCCGGAAATGCTCCAAGAGTGTTTAGATCACTTCTACTTCCTTGGCGTGGATCCTTCTGGGCTTCAGCTAATGAACAAAATGAAGCGTCAGTGGGAGATTGCGGGGAGACCGTCTACGCATTACTACCAAGGCTTTCGGGAAATTCGCTGGGAGTCTATCAAGAAAGCTGTCACATACTTTGAACAGTTCGGTCGCAACCCTGGCAATAACACCACCAGTGAGGTCATCAAAGACATCATGGAAAAACTCGTGATGCGCGATGGTTTCAAGATCGGTGGCAGTGCCAACTATGTGATTGAAAACTGGGAGAACATGCGACACGCCAGCGAAGAGTTGAAGGAGGAGGGGAGTGCTTTGGTTGAGGGTCTGGACCAAAGAGATCTGGATCGACTGCTGGATGTCAACGTGAGGTGCTACGACAAGTGGATCGAAAACAAACAGTATTCTCCCGACCGTGCTGAGAAGTTTCGGAGCACGGCCCGTGAGAAACTCTTCAAGCTCAACGAAAAGGAAGGGGTATAAGTACGATGCAGACTACTATGCCCGACGAAACTGTGGACGCATTCGCATACGAGTGCCAGAAACAAACTCGATTGAAAGAGCAGCTTGAAGCTGAAGGATTCACATGCATTGATGATCCGGCAGGCATCTACGACAAGATCGGCACTGTTCAAGAGATTGAAACTTTCTGTCAACTCTATACTCCCCGCTTGCTTTGCAAGCTCTACGCCAAAGGAACCGAAGATCTGGAACACTCGTTCTATCTCGTTCCCCTCTGGCAAATCATTAAGTTCAACTACGTGATTCCAACACCGGGGGAATACTTTACATCGAAATACGTTGTGGGTATTCGCCGCGTGGGAGAAAATGCGTTTGTGCCCAGCCTTCGTCTGCCTTTGACATAAAATGGACGAGTTCCTCAGCAGCAGCCACGGTGTTCCGGATGCCCCTACGCCGATCAGCAGCGCGGGTACACCCACTCAAAGCTATCGCAACGCTGCTGGGGACTTTGACCTGAAAAATAAATACGGTTCTCGCAAGGTGAAGTCAAGGAAAGACTCTGACCAACCAAAAGAAGGCGACGAGCCGATGCGTGATGGAACCCTCCCCAAATACAATGAGGGTCCGTTGGCAACTGGTGGCACAGAAAAAGATGATGCCACAAAGCGTTATTTCGGGGACTTTTCCATCGAAGCAAAGCGCAATGTGATGGATCTTCTGAAGACCCACCCCATGTTCGACCAAAAAGGCAACATGCGGATGGGCCGAGTGCAAAATAACACTCGCGAAGTTATGCCTCACGACCAAACGAAAACCGTCGAGAATGGCGGTTATCTGATTCGCCAAGACCAACCACAGGCATCTCAAAAAAGCTATGGCACCAAAAATCACGGATCCTAACACTTTCCTACAAAACCTTGTTTCCAAGCGCGGCAAAAGCGATCTCTATGGCGTCTATCTGACGGGTGTCAATGTCATCGCAGAAGCCACCGAAGACTATGGATACCCTGTCTCTACTGACACTGCAGAGCGGGAACTTTCCTGTTTGATCTCCCGAGAAGAGCAAGACTGGAACCGCCTCCTTGTCGAGACTCGCAGAGACGAAGACCAGCTCATCTTCCCCATTTCATTTATTCGTGGGCACGAACCCTACACTGTGTTTTTCGCAAACGAAGGGCACGAAATGTCGTGTATGGTGTTCATTCCCACACTTGTTGTTTCAGAATTCGTAACAGAGGTTACGTTTTTTCAGCACCTGCTTCGGTTTGTGGCCCGGTTCGCGGGTAAAACACCCACAACCATCCGCTTCACCTTGGGCGCCGTGTCCATTGAGTGGGAGGATATGGTGAACCACGGGTACGCCGAAGAGGTGGAGGTGGGCTGGTAGTTTACGCAGCCCCCCGAGCTCCTATACTACTCGTGGTCTAAAACACACAATGAACCTAAACGACTATCAAAAAGCAGCCCTGGACACCGCAATGTATCCAAACAAGGGGTGCAATTTCACCTATCCCGCTCTGGGACTGGCAGGTGAAGCCGGTGAAGTTGCTGACAAACTGAAGAAGGTTATTCGTGACAACAACGGTGACCTGACACAGGGCGTTCGCGATGCCGTGGCAAAAGAGATCGGTGATGTGCTTTGGTACGTTGCGGTTCTTGCCTACGAGATGGGTTACGATCTCAGTGACATCGCTCAAATGAACGTTGACAAACTCGCCTCTCGCAAAGCGCGTGGTGTCATCACGGGTTCAGGAGACAACCGATGATTGCGTCTGAAGTTACTTTTGACAAGATGCGCATCGTCGCTCGAAACAATCCCGAGCTTGGTATTCCCGTCAGCTACATGCAAGTTGAGTACGGACTCAAAGAACTAGAAGCATGCTGGGACGGTTTTGTGGATACCTCCGACACTTACGGCCAAGAGTTCACCTCTCGTAAACAAGTTTGCCTTGAATTCTCAAATGCACTCAACGACTACCTCGAGTTCCTCGGCGAATCTGTTTCTGTCAAAGTGGGATCGTAGGTTTATTCGCATTGCCGAGGAGGTTCGCCTCTGGAGCAAAGACCCTGGTACAAAAGTCGGATGTGTTCTTGTGAACGACCGTCGCATTCTTTCAACGGGATACAACGGTTTTCCACACTTGGTCGAAGACAGTATTGAGAGGTATATTGACAGGGAATACAAACTCAGCGTAACGGTTCATGCTGAGAAAAACGCTATCCTTAATGCAGCGAAAAACGGTACAAAGGTAGAGGGTTCTACCCTGTACGTGACATTTCCACCGTGTTCACAATGCGCTTCGGCAGTCATTCAAGCGGGTGTTGCAAAAGTGGTTTGCCCCAATCCGACACTGGCGCCGGAAAGATGGAGAGAAAACTTCCTTGCAGCAAACGAACTTTTTTATGAGGCAGGCGTTAAGGTTCTTTATTATTCGAGCTTTGACTTATGTCTAACAGAAACTGCCCCGTCTGCGGAGCCCACTGGGTTGACGGACAGCTCTACTGGAGCACAGGGAAACCCGGAAAGGACGTTGACCTCAACGCTCTCGTATGCCGGAGACTACCTCCCGAAAAGGCTGACCGATGCGTGAATCCAGCGAAAGGGTCAGAAGGTGGCATCGGGTGGGAAGAGAGAATTAAAATCTTAGAGCAGGGACTTGACGGACTTTAGTTCGGTTTTCCGAACTTGCCGTGACCCCCATTTCATTGTATAATATGGAGAGTTACAGAGGATCTATGCCCACTCCAGACCTGCTTCAGAAAGCGATCAAGGGGGATGCCCGGAGCATCTCGGCGATCGTGCAAAAATACACACCACTTGTTCACAAGATCGTAAACAAATATGCCTGGATGTCTCCGGCTCACAGCCGTGATGACCTGGTTCAAGAAGGACTTCTTGGCGTCATCAAAGCCATTGAAACCTTTGAGCCCGAGCGAGGTACTCGCTTTATGACCTGGGCGTATCCAAAAATCCGTGGTGCCGTCGCGGGCGTTGCTCGCAAAGAAAAGAAGCACCCCAAATACGCCATCTCTCTTGAGATGTCTGACTGGGCAAAAAACCTGGAAGACCCCAATCAATATGAAGTTCGAGACGAGATTCTGGCCAAGATGGTGAAGGATTTGGTCATCGACGGGTGTGGCTCAACTGACTCCAAGCGTGCGCAGATTGTTTGTGATCGGTTTGGTTTGCTCGGGCACAAAGCCCTCCGTCAAGGGGAAGTGGCAAAGAAGCACGGACTCACCAAACAGGCTGTGCAATCCCACCTCGCTCGCTTTCACAAAATCATTCGACAAAAGCACCCTGAACTGGAAATGCTGATCAAATGAAAACCACGGGTAAAAATTTTATCGCGACGAAAGTTTTTGACAAGGACTGCGACATCTGCAAACACATGAGTAAGCATGATCGCATCACCTTCGAAGAATTTAATGACATCGCATACCAGGAGGTTCTCCTGGATGACGTCATCAACCACGGCAATAACCTAACCAAACTACGAATCTACCAGATTCTAGAAAGGCACGCACTCAACCCAGATTACACCATTGATCTGCCAGTCTATGTGCTTCTGACTAAGCAAGGTCAGTACAAAGGGCACCACGTCGGTGCCGCAACCCTCGTAGAACTTCGCGACAAAATCAAAGAATGTCTCGAAGACACCCCTGAATAAAACGGAGGATTTATGTTCAATTGGGCCATCACATTCTTGTAAGTCTTTACGGCATCACCTTCAATTTACTTGATGATCTTGCCGCAATCAAAGACGCATTCGAACGTGCCGTAGAAGCCTGCGGTGCGACAGTTCTGAATCGTTTCTCACATCAGTTTCACCCCCAAGGCGTCACCATAGTTTACGCTTTGGCAGAGTCACACATCTCCATTCACACGTTTCCGGAAAAAGGATCGTGTGCTGTGGATGTCTACACTTGCGGTGACATGGACTCAATGAAGGCCATGAAAACCTTAATCGAACATTTCAAACCTATTGAGGTGTCTATTCAGGAGTTTAATCGATGAAAGCGAAAAAACTGGTAAAGAAAGCTCTGTCAACACCAGAGCTCTACTCGCCTGACGAATTGCTATACTTTCAAATGTGGCTTCGTCAGAAAGAGGCAAAGAAAGTAAGGAAACAGGAACTGATTCGGCTCAAACTCGAACAAGCCTACCTCCAGTAGTTTACAAATTGTTACGGAATTCTATACTAGGTCCGTCTACCCTCTATAATAATGACAGTTACCACCAACGAAAAAGGCCAACAAAACATGTGGGCCAAAGAGCCCCAGATGTACACTGATCCTAACAAGGACTACTCCGTGACCCATAACGAAAAAGCTGAAATGCTAAATGGCCGCCTGGCTATGCTGGGTGTAATCGCAGCTATGGGCTCTTATGCCGTGACGGGTCAACTGATCCCCGGCATCTGGTGACTTCCCTTATCTTCACGGTCACTTCTGTGACCTTCTTTGTGCTTCTCGCACACGCAACCAATGAACTCGGAAAAACCTACTTCGATTGAAATGTGGTGGCCTTCCCCAGAGGCCTTTAATGATTTGACCGTCGATGAAGCAGAGTACGGTTTCGATCTCTCTGCTCCCGATGGCACCGAGTGTGCCGAATGGCTCTCGTACTGGGCTCAGAACGAAGAACACCACAAAGTGTTTCAAGACGAGTTCATCAAAGTCATCATTGACTACGCAAACCAAACACTAGACAAACATGGCGAAAATCAAGACCAGCCTGACGGGCAAGACGGTAATCGAGTCGAAGCCGAAGAAGAGTGCCCAGGGGTGCTCCCGTAACACCAATCGGGCTGCCACTCCCACCCGTGCTCGTCAAAAACGGTATCGCGGTCAAGGCAAATGATAGTTCAGCTGGACCCACCTCTGCCCCTTGACACGTCAAAAGGACGGGGGTGGGCTCATGCTCTCATTGACTACTCGCAGGAACATGACCTACTGTGGGTGGTCTTTCTGAATGAAAACGGGGAGTGCTGGACACTGCCCAATTCGGAAGTTCGCATGGTCAGCAACATCTCTCTCGGACGCTATGGGATTAATCCTCGGAATTGGAATAGCTTCGGCAGTGGGAACGCTGGTGGGCAATCTGATTCTCTTCTCCATTATCGGAGTGATGGCACAACGCCAACAGAAGAAACAAGAAAAGGAATTGTTGAAGCTCCAGAATGACTTTCTGGAAATGAGACAAAAAGAAACCGAACGCATGCGCCGTTACGCCAAGATGGAGGGGTGACCTACGGGTTTACTCCTCCTTTTTGGCGCCTATACTATTTTCACCTGTTCCAAACCACCGTGAACATCTTCGCTGTAAGCAACAACCCAGTTATTGCCGCCTGTCAACTCCCCGACAAACTCGTAGTAAAAATGCCTACGGAAAGCATTCAGTTGCTAACTCCGTGGGCTTTTAACACGCATGGGGCCTACATCCAGAAACCAGACGGGACCAATTACGGCACCAAGGGGTTCGCACATCACCCCTGTGCAAAATGGCTCTACGAAAGTCCCTCAAATGTTGTCTGGTTGCTCGAACATGCGCAAGCAATGTCAGAAGAATACACCGCTCGCTATCACAAACAGCACGGTGTGGACTATGCTTTGTTCCAACTAGAGGACCTCATTAAGTGTCACTATCCTGAAACTGAATCGTTCGACCACACAGAGTTCGTTCAAGCAATGCCGGAAGAGTTCAAAGTTCCTGGTGACGCCGTTACTGCTTACCGCAACTACCTCAATGGTTACAAAGGTTATGCTGAGTGGCGTTACAGCGAAAAACCTGGGTGGTGGGATGAAACAAAGCACGAACCAGTGCGTAAACAATACCTCGCTGAGCGAGAAGCCAAACGTATGAAGAAAAAGAATGTCAATCCGAGAGTACCGGCAACCCTACAAAGTTAACGGGAAGTTTGAGTTCCCACAATTTTTCGAGTCTTATCAAAAGGCTCTGTCGTCAATCTGGCGTCCGCAGGAGGTAAGCTTTGAGTCGGATATCCGAGACTGGCAAAATTCTTCTTCGGACGAGAAGGAGATTATTGGGGGTATTCTTAGAGGATTCACCCAACTTGAGTGCCATGTTTCTGATCATTGGGCTACCATCCCTACTTGGTTTCCTAAGCACGAGATTGCTGCTGTGGCTCGCGCATTTAGCCTGAGTGAGATCGTTCACGCGGAAGCGTATAACCTTCTCTCTGACACTCTTGGACTTGACGAGTTTGAGGCATTTCTCGGTGACCCTGTTGCTCAGCAAAAAATCGGATACTTCCTCGAGAATAGGGGCACTAAGGAATCTCTGGCTGTGTTCAGTGGCGCTGGTGAGGGTGTTTCTCTTTTCAGTTCTTTCGCTGTTTTACTTAGTCTTAATCTCACCGGTCGTTTCAAGGGTATCGCCCAAATCATCTCTTGGTCAGCACTCGACGAGCAGCAACACTCCGACACCGGAATCGCCCTCTTCCGAGAGTTAATTGCAGAAGATGCGCTTACTTTGGAAGAAACCAGAGGCATCGTTCAAGGATTTGACGTTGTGATCGAGAACGAGTTTGCGTTCCTTGAGAAAATCTTTGAGGGTCGTACCCTGAGCACCATTCGCAAGGATGATGTTCGAGAATACATTCTCTATCGGGCTAACGACCGATTGGCGCGTCTGGGTGTGCAGAAAGTTTTCAAATACGATGAACCTTCTGCCAACCGCATCAAAGAGTGGTTTCACCCTCTCATGGCTGGTGCCACCAGCACTGACTTCTTCGCTCAAAAGGCAGACGGAGCCAACTACATTTCGAAACCGACCCAAGACTTCATGGGCGTCAACCTGCAAACCCTCGACCTCGTCCTTGTATGATCGCTCCGGAATGGCTCTCAGAAGAGGGCATGCACACACTATCAGCAGGTTATCTGCTACCTGAAGAAACTCCTCGGGCAATGTTTGAGCGAGTAGCTAAAGCTGCGGCAACAATCAATGAAGACCCTTCACTCTTTGACGATCTCTTTACTTGCCTTTGGAATGGGTGGATTGGTCTCGCTAGTCCCGTTGCTGCTAACTTCGGGACTTCACGGGCACTTCCTATTTCTTGCTACAGCGTTCACCTCAGCGATAGTGTTAGCAGCATTTATTCGCACCTTAAAGAAGTTGCACAGCTGAGTAAGAACGGTGGTGGAGTCGGCGTTTATTTTGGTGACGTGCGCCCTGCCGGTGCTCCTATTAGTGGAGGCGGAAAGTCGACTGGGGTCGTTCCGTGGGCGCAACAATACGATCTCGCCGCGAGAGTTGTCTCACAAGGCGGGGTTCGTCGGGGATCCTTTGCCATCTACCTACCGATCGACCACCCGGATGTCCCGGAGTTGCTACGTGCTAAAGATCATAGCAAGGGGGATCCGCGCAAGTTCGTTGACAGCAATGTTGCTCTTTCTATCTCTGATGAGTGGATCGAG